ATTTTAAATTAAAAGATTTAAATTTTCCTGAATATTGGAAAGGTAAATATGATAAAACATTACCTATGTCATATGAAGATAGAGATATGTTAAATAATTGTAAATATGTAGTAGATATGTCTATAATTAAGAATGATGGTGGTGGAACTCAATATACATTTTTAGAAGCAATATATCAAAATTGCATATTAATATTACATAAAGAATGGGTAGAAAAAGGAGAATTATTCAAAGATAAATATAATTGTTATGTAATTGGATATACAGATTGTATAGAACAAGAATTAGCAGATATTATAAATTCAGAGAATATAGAATTAGATAAACAGATTTTAATGAATTCTAAAGAAATTATGAATAATAATATTAATGTTTTGTGGTAAATTAGATAATAATATTATAAAATTGTTTAATTAATAAATCTAATGGACATGGTCCTATATCTAATAATATTTTATGAAATGATTTAATATTATTATTTTTATTTTTTAAATAATCTTTTTTTAATTTTAAAATAACTTGTTCACCTATTTTATATGTTAATGCTTGTCCGGGATTTGAAGAATATCTAAGTATTTGATTTTTAATATAGTCATCTGGAAAATATTTTAGATATTTTTTCATATATTTAAAACATTTATCAAAATCCCATTTATAATAATGAATACCTGTATCTATAATTAAACGCAATGATCTTTCAACTTTATATTGTAATGAATAATAATATTCAAAATCATTTTTATATTCATATAATGATTCACAATAAAATGCCCATCCTTCAGAATATCCTGAATATAATGATTCTTTAATATAATCAGGTAAATTAGATTTATATGTTAAATAATTTTCATAATGATGACCTGGAATACCTTCATGAATATTTAATGTTAATAATTCATATTTACTTATTTTTTCTGGATTAAATATATTAATATAAAATTTCCCTTTTTCTTTTTTATTAGGTGATGTATAATAAGCTGACATATCCATATTAACAGAACTAATAGATTTTATATCATATAATTCTTTTATATCATCTATAAAATATTTATCTAATTTTTTATATAATGTTTCTCTCATATCTGTTAAATCTTTAATTATTTCTTTTCCTGTTTTATAAAATTTATTATTGTGGAAAACATAATCATCAATATCTTTAACTTTTAATTTTTTTCCAAGTTCTTTCTTTAATAATATATCTTGTTTAAGAAATTTAATTCCCATATCATGAATTATACATGGTGTTAGATTAGATAAAGTATTATATTTACATATATTTTCATAACATTTTAATCCATTTTTATATGTATATAATCCAATATTTTTATTAGAATATTTAATATAGTTATTCAAAACAAAATCTAATATTTTTTTAATATTTTTAATTAAATATTTATCAACACATTTTTTAAATTTAGTTCTTATATTTTTAGGAACATTATTAAAGTTATCGTTTTTAGATAATATATCTTTAGATTTGTCTATAAAATTATTAATAATTAAATAATTAATATAAATTTTATTTTTTAATCCTTTTTTTAATAATTCAATCATACTATTAGTAATTGTTGTTAATTTAGATAATCGATTCATTATCATATCATAATCTTTTATATTAAAACATTTATCATAATAAAAAAATAATATATTATCATTGATATCTAATAAATATTCATCATTAAAATATTTTAAAGATCTATCATATTTTAAATCATATAATAATACATCATCATAATAAGTTTTATTTTTTTTTTTTATTAAAATATCATAATATTTATTATTAAGATAATTATTCATTATAATAAAATCTTGAGAATATTGATTAGGTAATAAATTCTTTTTATTTCGATATTCTTCATAGTCAATATTATCATTAGAAGGAGGATATAATTTAATTAAATCATGTAAATATTTATCACATAATTCCATATTAAAATATATTATATAAAAAAAAATTGTTAAAAGATAATAGTTAAAATTAGTTAGTTTAGATTATTTATTTATGCTTTCTTATTGACACGACGGACTTTTTTCTTAGTAGCTGGTTGTGGTTCAGGTGCTGGTTCATCATCACCCTCATCAGAATCATCATCTGAATCATTACTAGCATTATTTACTTCATCTGATTCATCATCTGAATCAACTACTTCTTCTGCTGGAGCAACGCTATTATCTACTGTATCTGATTGTTCATCATCATCATCGTCAATAAAGGCACAACCACTACCAAGTGAACTAGATACTTTCTCAGTTACCATAATTTGTTCACCATACCAAGTTACACCAAACTTATTATTAATAAGCCAAACCATACTACACTTAAGAATGACATTCATAGAAGCACCTTTAACTAGAATATCTTCTAGATTTACAAAGTTATCATCATCCTTATTATCAATATTGTATACTGACTTATTAGAATCATATACACTACATTCATGAACACCATCCTTACGCTTAATCTTAAATTTAAATGATGGGGGATACTTACCATTAGGTTCACCTGTTTCAGAATCAGTTGATAGCTTTACCATAGGTGAATATAGTGTTTCTACTGTTTCACGACTAAGTTTCTTACCATTCTTAAACCAAATAGCCCGATTTTCATATCCAATATCAATCATATGATTATCGAACTCAACCATTTTATCATGAAATGATGTCATTACTTTATCACCACCTGTAATAGGCATAGAGAATTGAACACCATATTTACCACCATCACCACCATTAGTATCTGGAAAATACTTAGAATCCCAAGTAATCCCAACCTTAGGAGTTTGGATATAAAGAGGATTCTGATTTCCATCATAATTTACAAATACAATTTGAACACCATTCTGACCTAGTTTCCTAGGGTCAGAGAAAGAGATCTTAGAGAAGTTAACATTAGATGCTTTAGTGACAGGCATTATTATTCTTTCTTTAAGTTGTATGTGTTTTTACTATTTATTTTACTTTAATAAGTTGTTAAAGTGTTTTTCAAATTTATTTGCTTGTTTAATTTACTTTTCTTTTTTTAATAATTATATTTTCTTTATAACCCTATTTCAAATTTACTTTTTTTTATTTACATTATATATATAAGAATAATCTTTAAATACTTTTATAATCTTCTATTATTATAATGATAATAATATAATTTATGATATTTAAACATTTTTTAATAAATAATAATATAAAGGAATATGTGTGATTTTTATGAAAATGAACATAAATGTTGTAAAAAGACTACTTATGGTCAATTCTGTAATAAACATAAAAGAAATCATTTAATTGATAATGATCTTATTATTATGGATAGATTTACTAATAAAGCATCAGATTATTTAAAAAATGATATTATCAATACATTAAATAGTTTAGATAATAAAAAGTATAGTAAATCATTAAAAAAAGGTATAGTATATGATATTTTATTAGATAGATATAATAAAGTGAATTATTATAATGATAATTTAAGAAATATAATGAATATTCAATTTAGATATAAATATAAATATAATAAAGCAAATCAATTATTAAGAGGTGAAGGATTTTTAAAGAAATTAGAATGTAATAATCAAGAAGATTTTTTTACATATGAAACTGTAAATGAAATAGAAGATAAATATTTCTTTTCATATAAAGATGAACAAAATATTATATGGTTTTTTGATATTAGATCATTAAATAAACTAATAGAAATGCAACAACCCAATCCATATACCATGGTTGAGTTTAATCCAAGAACAATTATTAGAGCAAATAAATTAATCAATTATCTAAAAAATAATAATATTTCATTAAATTTTAAAGATGAAATGAAGGAATTAAAGAAAGATAAAAAAGCAGTAGTAAAACAAAAAATGGTTGATTTATCTGCTTCTATTGAAAGATTAGGATATAGTTTTAATTTAGAATGGTTTAAATTATTACATTCCTCACATTTAAGACATTTATATAGATTATTAGAAGATATGTGGAATTATAGAGCACAATTACCACAATCAGTAAAAGAAAAGATATGTCCACCAAATGGAGTTATATTCAATATGTCTCCACAAGATATTCGAAATCATACTAGAGATATGATGAGAGAACTAATTATTAATGATGTCATGAAATTTAATACAGCCTTGGAAGATAGTGATAAAAAATTAGGATTTATGTATTTCTTAATATGTTTAGGAAAAGTATGTCCTGCTGTATATAGTGTTCATGAATGGATCTTATATATAGATGGTGGAAATAGTCCACACGGACATAATCATGGTCATCAATATTAATAATTTATTTTATATTATATATATGTTTTCTAAATATTTTAGTCATTGGTTAATTATTTATTTTATATTCTGGTTTTTTGGATATATATTCAATATAAATTTAATAGTTGAATATATTAATCCTTATTATACAAGCTTATTTTTATTAGTTGGATTTATATTTATAGAGATATATAATATTTTTATAAAAAAATATAGATATGAATTATCATTTTTATTTATAAAGATTTTAACACATTTATTACCATTATTGATTACATATAAATTAATTAAAAATAAAGATAAATATGCTTTAATAAATTTAATAATAATAGGTATTTTATATATTTTATATATGAAATATATAGATAGAGATATATTAGATACATATTTTAAATATAAACCTCCATTTAATTGGAAAGAATATTTTAATATATGTAAATCTAAAGAAGGTAAATATATTCCTTATTGTTTTTTATTTAATTAATAATATAATAATTACTAAAGATACTTAAAAACAAACGTATATATATAAATATAATAAATAGTGCGGTTGAATAGTAGAAAAAAAAACTTTAATAAGATATAACAAAAATGCCCAAACAAACAAACAAAGCAAAGAAATCTGCACCTAAGAATTCTAAGAAATCTACTCCGGCTCCGGCTCCTGTAGTTGAAGCACCTGTTGTTGATACTCCAGTTGTTGATACACCAGTTGTTGATACTAGCACTGGTGATAATGTCCCTTCCGGACCAGTCATGATGGATTACTCTGATGAATTCACTACACTTCGCAGTCAGCTAAGTGATGCTCTTTCTCTAGTAAAATCTCTTACTTCTGCTGTAGTAGCACTCGAACGCCGAGTAGCTCGTGATAAGAAAGTTGTTGATAAGAAAATGAAAACTAAGGTCAAACGTGTTCGCGATCCTAATGCTCCGCCAACTGGATTCCAGAAACCTCTTAATGTTTCTGATGAACTCCGTAAGTTCCTTGGTATTGCTGAGGGTGAACTTATTGCTCGCACTGAGGTCACTAAGGCAATTAATGCTTACTGTAAGGAACACAGCCTCCAGAAAGAAGAGGATAAACGCACTATCAAACCTGATAAGGTCCTTACTAAACTCCTTCGTATCCAAAAGGGTGATGAACTAACCTTCTTCAATCTCCAGAAATATCTTAAGCCTCACTATCCCAATAAGGATGGAACATTTGCTTAATTATATTAACTTATATTCTACAGCACTCATTCTTAGAGTTTTATATATATAATTTTTTCTAATTTTTTTTATTAATTTATCATTTCTTTCACATTTATTAATATTCTTCAAGAATTTAAAATAATTGTGTGTATTACAACATATATCTTTTCCAAATATTTTTATAAATTCTTTTAAATTATTATATAATTCACATCTTATTATAAAATATGCTAATACATTTGTATGTTTATTTATATCTATAATATTTTTATTATTTAAATTAGTAATATAAAATATCTTACTAGCTTGAAATTTACACCATTCTTTTTCTAAATATATATTATTTATAAATTCATTATAATTAGTTGATAATAAAAAACTATTTAATATATTCGCCCATATTTCTGTATATCCTTCAAATGTATTAACTCTTATAGAATTAATATTATATCTTTGTTTATATATTTCTATTATATTTGAATCATCATTCATTGATTTATCACAATTAAATAAATGCATTAATTCATGTATAGTTACTTTCATTACTTCTTCTTTTCTCCATATATCTATAGTATTTGTCATTGGTGAACAACATCCATTATTTATATGATGATGATTTAATCCTTCAATAATATCATTATCTAACATTTTTTTAAAATCTGTTAAATAATAATTAATATTCATATTGCCAATATCTCTATTTAATAAATTATTTACATATGATATTATAGTTATAATATTCATTACAAATTCTTGAATATCTCCTTCATTATAATATATATTTATATTTGTAGTATTATTATTAATTTTAATAGTAATATTATAGTTATTTTTTAAAGATTTAATACTTTGTCTAATTTTATCAGATATATATGGATTTTTAAAATTTATATTATTATTATTGTCATTAATTTTTGTTTTTATAATTTTATAGTTGTTTTTAACTTTATTCAAATGATTATATAGTAATTTTAATTCTTTGAATCCATTTTTATTAATTTTAAAGTTCTTTTTAATAAAATTTATTATAGATTTACTATCATTTGTTAACATATATATTATATAATTATTTTATAATTATAATATATAAATATGGAATATCCTTTCACAGCATCTAATTTACAAAATAATATGACTACTAATATTGTTAATGTTGAAAATAGTTTAAGATATGGTTATGGATATAAACCTAAAGATAAAAATTGTCAAGATATTAGATATAAAACATGCTCTGATTATAGTGTAATGTTTGGATCTAATAAACCACTTAAAGAAAAAGAAGGTCCAGTAATTACAGGTAATTTAACATATGATCCAAATACTTCATGTAATAATTTATGGAATAATTCTACTAAAAGAAAAATTATAGTTGATAGTAGAAATAATTAATTAATTATCTAATTAAAGAAAAAAAAAATCTAAGTTATATTATAAAATGAATCATCAAACTATTTTATGTTGTGTTGTTGCACTAATTCTTGGAATGCTTTTGGCTAATATGCTCAAAAATGTTTGCGGTTGTAAACTTGTTGAAGGGCAGAGTTCCTGGAGAACAAATATCCCTGATCATCCGTATTTTGATGAATGCCGGACCGATACGATCATCGATCGGGATGGGTGGTGTAGGCGAGTGCCGACGTCACGGTGTTGTACTGGCAGCACGGACCGCATAGCGGCTCAACTTATAGCCGCCGCGCGGTAGCGCTCTGCCTCCGGTATACAGCTGCTACATGTACTCTTATATATTAATATCCACTGTCATGTGTTTGTTATTATATTTTTTTTTATAAATATAAACATAATATTTTATAGTAAAATAATTAATTAAAGATATATTAAATATATAATTAATTATGAGTAAAATTAAAAATATTTCATATGATTTATATAATATTGAAAATATTAAATATTCTAAATATTTAATTAAAGATTGTTCAGCAAAGAAAAAAGAATTCATTCTAGATAAATCTAAAGAACCTGCTATTAATATTAAAAATATAGGTTATATTAGTTTATATTATAATCAAAATCCTTTAATATATATTACTACACCAGTAATGGTTTGTTTATTTGGTATGAAAAATCAAATTATGTCATTACAATTTACAAATCTAAAGACAGATAAAGAAATGGAATCATTTTTTAATTTTATAAAGAATATTGAATTAAATAATATGATTAATTTAGGTATTACAGATGAAGAAGATGCTGATAAATATAATTCACAAATTAGATATGATAAAGATGGTAAATATGATCCTAATTTAATAGTTAAAGTTCCATTTGTAAAGAATTGTTACGATGTAGATATATATAGTGATGATTATGATACATGTAATATTAAAAATCTAAATAATTTCACTAAAATGAAATGTGATATTTATATAGATAAAATATGGAAATTTAATGAACAATTTATTTGTAAATGGAAAGCTAAAGTAATATATTTAGTTTAAGTTTAATTTTTTTTTTATAGTTTTTTTTTATAATGACAACTATTTCATATAAAGATATAGATATAGATGATTTAGAATTTAATACACCTGAAAGATTAGGTAATAGTTATATGTGTAATTTATATCATAATGATAATTTAATATATGTTCAATCACCCATATTAAATATAACAAAAATTAATAAATCTATAGATGATAATGAAGAAGATAATTATATAGAAGTAGAATCAGATAATAAAGAATTTATAGATTTTTTATTAGAAATGGATGAGAATTGTGTTAAATGCACATTTAATAATAGTGAAAATTGGTTTAAAAAAGATATCCCATATGAAGCAATTGATAACATGTATAAAGAAAGAGATGTATATGAAGAAGAATCTAAATATTCTACTAAATTTAGAATCCCTGTATTAAATAATAAAGTTCAATGTAATATTTATAATAATGATAAAGAAATTATAGATATTGATGATTTAAATAATGAAAATAATAAAAATATAATTATGATTTTACATTTTAAAGGATTAAAAATATTAAAGGAGAGTTTTTATTTGGATTGTTATATTAATCAAATTAAAGTAGTTAATGTAAATAAATATAATATATTAAATGAATATTCAATTATTGAATCTGAAATTAATTCAGATATCGATGAAAGTATTGTTAGTGATGAAATTCTAGAAGTTTTAGAACAAGAAAAAATTGAAAAGGAAAGATTAGATAATTTAGAAAAAGAAAGATTAAAAAGATTAGAAAAAGAAAAGTTAGAGAAATTAGAACAAATTAATAAATTAAAAGAAGAATTGAATAATTTAAATTAAATTAAATTAAATTAAATTAAATTAAATTAAATTAAATTAATTTATTTATCTAAATTTTTTATGTTATATATAATATAAAATGAACTTAAGTATGGATCAAATATGTAATGTTGGCGGATGTGTATTAATTTTTGTATTATTAGCATTATTAGTTTTAAAACCTAATGGTTTAATGACATTATTTGAAGGTCAAAATAATAATTCTCCTAAATCTAATAATAATAATAATAATAATAGTGTCAATAATAATAATCGCGCAAATAATAATCGCTCAAATAATAATCGCGCAAATAATAATCGCGCAAATAATAATTCTAATGTTGGTAAAGCCAAAGTAATGGCTAGTCTACCATTAGGTGATAATGAACAATTTGCATCTGTTTCTGGTATAAACACCCCTGCCAGAAGTTGTTATCCTCAAAATAGTCTTAAACCTGATGACTTATTACCTAAAGATAAGAAAAATGATGTAAATGATTTTAACAAAAATTATCCTGTATCCGAAGGTATTCTTAAAGGTGTTAATTTCTTAGAGGCAGGTTATCAAGTAGGTGTTAATACTGTTGGCCAAAGTCTTAGAAATTCTAACCAACAACTACGCGCTGAACCACCTAATCCTCAAGTTAATGTGAGTCCATGGCAAAATACCACCATCGGTCCCGATCTCGGTAGACGTCCTCTTGAAGTAGGTGAAGATTGTTATGCTGCTGCAAGTAATAATTCTATTTAAATTTGATAATATATAAAGATTTATTATATATACATAATATTATAAATATAAATGGAAAAAGTAAATCCTTATAATCCATCTAATAAACTTATAAATGAAAATGATATCATTAATGTTATGGAAACATTAAATATTAATGATTTTAATATTAATAATATTCTTTTATATCAAAGATCTTTTATACATAAATCATATTGTAATGATTTATATAAAGATACAGATTTTAAAAATATTGATGATTCTTTATCCTTACAAGATATTTCATATGAAACCATGGAATTTTTAGGTGATTCTATTTTAGGTAGTATTGTATCTTCTTATTTATATGAAAGATTTTATAAAATATATAATCAAAATGAAGGATTTTTAACTTATCTTAAAAATCGTATTGTATGTGGTGAAAGTTTAGCACATATATCTAATAGATTAAATTTTAATAGATATATAGTTATTTCAAAACATATACAAGATAATTGTGATGGTCGTAATAATAAAAATATATTAGAAGATGTATTCGAAGCGTTTATAGGTGCCATTTATTTAGATAATGATTATGATTTTACTAAAAAAATTATTTTAACTATTATAGAAAAATATATTGATTTTACAGATATTATTATTAAAAATAATAATTATAAAGAACAAATTATTAAATATTTACAACATAATCATAAAGAAAATCCATCATTTAAAACAATTATAGATGAAAATGACGATAAAATTTATAATTGTATTATGTATTTTAAAGGTGATTTAATATCTAAAGGAACTGGCAAATCTAAGAAAAAAGCTGAACAAGACTCCGCTAAAAATGGATTAATACATTTTAAAGTTTTAACTGATTAATTTATATTATAATATTATATATATGAGTAAAACTTATACTTTAAAAGATGAGGTTTATTTAGTCTTAGTAAAATATTTTAAAGGTAGTATTACAAGATTAAATAAATCTGATCTTGATGATTTAATAAATAATACTTATAAAAAGAAAGATATAAGACCTATTAAACCTGAATTATTAAAAGAACTAAAAAAAATATTAAAAGCACGTGATAAATATGATATTGATTTTATATTTCCTAAATGGAGCAAAGATAAAATTATTATTAAAGAAAAACTTAAAGAAATATTTCCTAAAGAAAATAAATTAAAAGTAGCTGATCCAAAACCTATAGCTGACTGGGCTGATATTAAAGAAGATACAATCGATGAAGAACCTGTTAAACCTGTTAAAAAAGTAGAAAAGAAACCTAATAAAGATGCTAAAGATATTACTTATATAGCAGAACATATTGAATGGAGTGATAATTTAATTTTTTATCCTAATAAAAACTTTAAAAGAGTAAAAAGACATGGCGAAACTGGTAAATGGATTCTTAAAGATAATATATTAACTTTAAATTGGACTAAATGGGAACCCGAAGTATTTCATACTGAAGATAATGGTCAAACATTTATAGATGATAAAGGTTCTACATTAACATTACGAAAACTCACTATAATACCTAAATGGTTTAAATTACCTATTAAAGAACCAGTTAAAGAATCTAAAGAACCAGTTAAAGAATCTGTTAAAGAACCTATTAAAGATAAAAAACCCGACAATGTATTAGAATATAATAAAGATTATAAATATGTTTTATCACAAAGAAAAGCTTATGTAGATTTTATTAATACTGATTTTTATGATAAACTTATGGAAGATGTTGATGCATCTATGTTTAAAAATTATCAAAAGTTTGTTAGAGGATATTTATCATTAGAATCTCCTTATCGAGGACTATTAGTATATCATGGATTAGGAACAGGTAAAACAGCTACATCTATTATTACTACAGAAGGATTATCTAATATGAGAATTAATACTTTATTACCTAAATCTTTAAAAGATAATTATATTAATGAAATTAAAGATAATAGATTTACTGGTGATACATATGATATTAATAATAATAATTGGTTTTTTTTCACAATGGAAGAAATCCAATCAAATCAATCAGTATTAGATTATATTAAAAAATCTAATTTAAGTAGAGCTTTCATATCTAATGTAATAAAATCAACTAGAGCAGAAATTAAATCATTATATAAAGATAAATATAAAACTTTAATTAAAGAAATTGTTAATGGTATATTTATTAAAATAGAAGATGTTTATATTAAAGATAAAGAAATTTTTACAGTAAGTGGTATTTTAGTTCCTAATAAATTATTGAAATCATATGATAATGTTAACACTTTATCAGAAATACAATTAATACAATTAAATAAACAAATACATGAATTAGTTTTAAATAAATATAATTTTATTCATAGTAATGCTTTACCCAGAATAACTGAAAAACAATTAAAAGAAATTGGTATAAATAATGACGATTTAGCAAATAAAATATTAAATAAAAATGCTGATAAAAAACCTACTGATCGTCAAGAAATTATGAATGAATTAATTGAAAAATATATTAAAAATAAAAAGAAAAATATTTTATCACCATTTCATAATGAAGTTATAGTTATTGATGAAGTTCATAATTTAATAAGTCAAATTACTAATGGTAGAGGCCCTTCAGTTGTTTTTTATGATTGGATTGTTGAAAGTGTTAATACTAAAATTGTATTTTTATCTGGAACTCCTATTATAAATTCACCTTCTGAAATAGCATATTTATTCAATATGTTAAAAGGTAAATTACATGTTTACGATTTTGTTATAAAAATGACTGGAGATATTGATGAAATAACTAATAAATTAAAAGAAATATTTTATAGTAAAATATCTTGTATTGAACAATTAAATGTAAAAAAATATAAAGGAAAAATAATTATATCATTTATTAAAACAAGAAGTAATTTTGCTAATATTTTAGATGATGATATAGTTAAAACTATTAGATATAATGATTATTCATTTGATGAATTTATGAAACAAATATATATAGGTTTACATAAATTTACTGATGATAAATTAATATATCCATCTCAAAAAGAATTCAAACATATATCTAAAAAAGATAAAAATGCTATGATAAATGGTAAAGAAACTATATTTGATGAAGAAACTGGTGTAATTTTTAATAAAAATCATAAATTATTTGAATTATATGATGATAATCAAACTAAAATTGATTTAACTAATAATGAAAATTTTATGGAATATTTTTTCGATGATAAATATGATATACAACCTAGAAAAAAAGTATTATTAAGAAGAATGTTAATGGGATTAATATCATATTATCCTATTGATAGATCCGCTATATCTTATATGCCCGAAATTAAAGAACCACATATTGATATCCCTTTATATAAAAATCATTCAATTACTAAAAAAATTAATTTAGTGCCGTGTTATATGTCTCTTGAACAATATAATCAATATGAAATAGCATATAATAAAGAAGTTGAATCAGATTTAAAAAAAGTGTCTAAAAAAAATATGTATGAAGATGAGTTTTTTCATTATTATAGTGCTACTAGACAAACATGTAATATTGCTTATAGTGAACCTGATCTAAAAGGAGAAGAATCATATAATGTAATGAAACAAAATAATAATTTTTCTGAAAATTTATCATTATATTCACCGAAAATGTATGAAATTATGAAAAATATTGGTAGATTTATAGAAGCTGATAAACCTACTGGTAAAGTATTATTATATAGTGTTTATAAAAGTGATGGTGGATCCGGTGGATTTGAACAAGTATTGAAAGCACACGGATATGAAAAATATGATTATAAATCAGAAAATATAGATAAACTTATTAAAACTAATAATAAAAAGAAAAGATATACATTTATTACAGGTGATGAAGATGAAATTGATAAAGAAGAAAATAAAATAGCATACAATAATATAGAAAATATTAATGGTGAGTATATTCAAGTTATGATTATATCTCAATCTGGAGCAGAAGGTATTTCATTAACATGTGTTAGACAAGTCCATATTTTAGAACCATATTGGAATAATGTCAGAATGGATCAAGTATTTGGTAGAGCAATCAGAAGAAATTCTCATATAGGCCCCGATACTAATAATCCATGGCTACCTAAATCTAAACAAAATGTTGAACAATATTTATATCTTTGTTTATTCCCTGATGGTAATAATACTAAAGATATTTTTAAATCTATAAAAGAACTTAAATGGACTATTGCTAATGATATAGAATATATAGATGATGATTTTGAACAATACTTATTAAATGAACATAAAAGTGTCTACATTCTAATACAAAATATTTTAAATATTAAATTATCTTCAAGACCTGAATCTACTGATGAAATGTTATTCAATATTATGGAAAGAAAATATAATATTAATGAAAAATTAAATGATATTATTAAAGAATCATCAGTTGATTGTATAAAACATACTACTGATGATCCTATTTTAAATAATAAATGTGTCCAATTTTCAGAGAAACTACAAAATGAAATGGCATATTTCCCAGGTATCGATTCAGACGAATTAAATAAAATAGATAATAAACAATTAATATCAACATTTTCATATTTTATAAAACCTGATACTATTGTTGTATCTTCAACTACTTCTAAAGAACAAATATATTCATATTATAAAATTAATCCTAGATATAAAGATGAAGATGCAAGATATATAAAAGAAAATGGCGATTTATTATGTGATTTTTATTCATTTCAAAATAAATTCTTTGTCTACGAAAATAGTAAATATCATTTAAATAGTAAAATTACTAATAAATTTTCTGTAGTTCAATCTATTTATAATTTACCACCTGAAGATGAAATATATAATGAACAAATTAGTAAATGGGAATTTCCTAGATTAGATAAAATTAAATTAGATAAATATTTAGTAGGATATAAAATTAAATATAATATTAATGATAAATTATTTTTTATGCCATTAAATAATCATGATTTAGACATATATAAATTATATGATTATAAAACATATTTAGATAATAAATATGAAATTACAGATGATAATAAATATATAATAATTCATTATAATAATAATTTTTATGAATCTATTTAATTTAATATTTTTTAATATTTTATTTTAATATATAAATGAATAATAATAATATCTGGGGACCACCAGCATGGACTTTTCTACATACTATTACTTTTAATTACCCTGAAAATCCTAATAATGAAGATAAACAAAATTATTTTAATTTTTTTAATTCTTTAAAACACGTTCTACCTTGTAAAAAATGTAAAAAACATTATAGTGATAATTCAATAGACCTTAAAAATAATTTAAATACTAGAGATGATTTAGTAAAATGGTTGGTAGATATCCATAATGATGTTAATAAAAAAAATGGTAAAAAAATATGGTCTTATTCAGATGTATATAATAAATATCAAAATATGTATAATAATACAAATATAATTAATAATTTATTAATATTATTTATTATTTTAATCGTTTTAATATTTATTTTTTTTCTTTATAATATATATCATGGTAAATAAAGTTCTTGTAAATAAACTATTAACTGATAAACAAATGAAAGATTTAGAAGGAACATGGGTTGATGAAAGTTTTATTAAAATACCTGTATTAGAAAAAAATACAGATGTTTATTATATTGATGAAGAAACTGGTTTAGAAAAATTATTATTAAAATTTAGAAAGAATGTTATATCTGATAATGAAATTAGATTAGGATGGAATGCATATAAAGATCTTGCTAAACCTAGTAGAGGCCGAGGAGCATCTGCTGGACCTATTGATACAACTGGTCAATATTGGTCTAAAAGAACTGTTGTAAATAATAAAAAATGGATGACTAATTATTTAACACCTAAAGGTGAAGTATCTAAAATGAAAGTAAATAATCAAGTAGCTTCTAATCCTATAGGTTTCTTCGATGCTGATAATAAAATGTGTAAATTACCTTGTAGATTAACTCATTTTACTAGAACTAATTTTGAAAAATATCAAGAAGGTTTTCCATTCCTACAAAAAATAGATAAATTATATAAACAATTAACACCTGAAGCATATCAAAGACAATTAGACCGAGCTAATAAAAAACCATTATTTAAAATACCTGATACTTCATTTTCTACTGTAACTATTAATAGAAACTTTAGAACAGCATTACATAGAGATGCTGGTGATTATAGAGAGGGTTTTGGTAATTTAACTGTAATTGAACGCGGTAAATATCACGGTGGATATACTGTATTCCCTCAATTTGGTGTTGGTATTAATTTAAGAAATAATGATTTTGTAGCTATGGATGTTCATCAATGGCATGCTAATACACAAATGTATGAAACTGGAGAAGATAAAGCATATAATGAAGCAATACCTAAAGTTTATAAAGATAACCCTGATGTAGGGACAGCAGGTATATATGAATTATATACAAGAATATCATTTGTATGTTATTTAAGAGAAAAATTAATACATTGTTCTGATGATGTTGATCCACAATTTTTAACTAAATCAGGCCATAATAAAATTATAGTTGAATAAAATTTTCTAATTAATGTTTTTTTTTTTTAATGTTATATTATAAACATGGATACGGATCAAATCATTTATTTTGTAGCAGCACTAATTTTAGGAATGCTTTTGGCTAATATGCTTAAAAATGTTTGTGGGTGTAAGGTTGTTGAAGGACAGGAAGGAACATGTGTCGTGAATCCAGAACATCCGATTTCGAGAACTGGTGGCCAGTGGACAGGTTACTGTAATAATGTTACATCTTCAAATTGCAAAGATAGGACAGACCCCGTATTAGACGAGATATTCCCCTGTAAGAAACCAACAGGTATATCAGGTCATTAATTATTTAATTTTTTTATCATTAACATAATCATGAACAGTATTTACTTCTGTTTTATTGTTATTATCACAATCATATATACAAGTATTAATACCCATACTATCTAATACTTGCATTAAAATTAAAAAACTTACTGTTGTCCCTACAAAATATCCAATATATTTTAAATAATTATTCATTTATATAATTAATATAATTAATATATAATATATTTTTATTTAGTTTATTTAAAGATTTATAAATATTTATAGATAATAATGGAAAGAGTATCTGTTATAACTGTTTTCAATGATTTCAGAAATTTTAAAGAATTAATGTTATATAATTTTAATAATATTAATTATCCTAAAGAATTATTAGAATGGATTATAGTTGATGATTCTAATGAATATAATGGTGATTTATTTCCTATGAATGATAATATTATTTATATTCATTTTAAACCTGAAGAAATTAAAGAACATTTAGAAAAATGTTATAAAAAATTTGATGTTCATAAAAATGATTATACTTTTGAAAATGATCAAAAAAAAGGTGAATATGAATATCATATTAATTTAATGCGTTTACCATCTGGTTTTAAACGCGATTATGCAGTTGGTTTATCTTCTAATCCATATATTTTACATTTAAATTTTGATTGTGTTTATCTTAAAAATGAAGTTCAAAAGAAAATTAATATTATTAAAAAACAAAGAATTGAATGTTTATATTCTGATTATATGATTACATATGATATTAAAAATAAAAAATATGGTAAATTAGATAAATATAAATCTGAAGCATGTTTATTTCATACTAAAGAATTTTGGACAAGAAAAGGATTTAAATGGGATGAAATGTATAATGAAGGTGATGATTTTTATTATGGTAATGGTTCAGCTAGAGTATATTATAAAGAAAGTGTTATCCAACTTTTAACAAATCATAATTTTAATAGATATAATATAGAGTTAAATTCTGCTACTCATAATAATTATAAACATCTAGAAATACCTGAAATTGTTTTTAATATTAAAAATAAATTATATGATTTACAAACTGAATTAAATGATTTATTATATAATAAACAAATTAATATAGTATGTATTAATTCTGAAAATATTATAACTAATAAAATGATTACAAATAATATTCATTATTTAGAGTATAATAAAAATACAAATAATTTTGTTAAAATTATGCAAGATCTAAATAAAATGGGTAATATTGATATGATGATTGTTAATTTAACTAAAGAAGCTATGAAATTTATTCCTAATTATAATTTAGATTATTTTGTTTTATTAAATAGACCTAAAAGAATTATTCCTGGATATTTAATTTTTAATAATATTTATATTAAAAAAGAATTATTTATTAAAGAAGAAGACAAACTAGAAAATAATGATAAAGAAAACAATGAAGAAAATAATAATTAAATTATTTTTTTCTAATATATATTATAAAATGAAATTTAATAAAGAATTAAATGAAAAAGTTTTTCAAGTTGTTGTAATTGCCGCTATTTATTTTCTATTATTCGCTCATCCAGTGGTTTTCAACTTAGTAGATAAAGGTTTTGAATTAGTCGGTTTAAATCTAGGCGATACAGCTTTAACTGTTGTTCACTCCCTCGTATTCGGTATTTTTTTCTTCTATACTGTTCAATTTGTTCTTAAAAATATTTAAAAATAAATGTATATTATATATAAATGGACACAATTGCTTTACAAAATATTAATACTCTTTTAGATATAAATGTAAAATCAACATTTATATTTAAAGATCGTAAAATTTTAATTAATAATGATGATTCCACTGAACACATCAATGAAAATAATATTAATACAGAATATATTCTATATTTTACATTTAATCAATTATTTAATGCCATTAGACATGAAAATATTAATAGAAATAAATTAATTAATGATTTAGATCAAGCATTAGATAATTTATATGAAAATGAAAGTTTTCAAAAACTTATTGATAATGATAAACATATCGATGAAATTATGAATGATATTACATTAAAATTAGATATTATTACTGAAAAATATTATAATCATTATGAATGTAAAAATTTATATAATAAATTAAATAATTTTTATAATTATTTAATTGAAGATTTTATTAATAGAATCCCACTTCATATTTATACTAATATAGATGATATAGATGAAGATATTTATGAAGAACCATTATTAGATGTTAATTCAATAAATAAAGGAGATTAAATCAATTAATAAGGTATATATCTAAAATCTGAATATGGATATAAACTTACAGTATAAGATTCATTATTTACTGTAATTACTTCATTATCCATAATTTCAGAACATCCATATTCATTTACACAATTTTTTGAATCTCTTTCAATAGGTATTTTTACTTGTATATGATTATTTAATACTGTATAATAATTCCATAAATTAGAACCTCTATAAACTCTTCTACCATATAATGGTCTTATATCATTAGCTACAGTAGTATTCGTTAAAGTTCCTATATTTTGATATTCATTCGGTTCTCCTCTAGTCCTAATATTTATAGGTAATCCTCTTCCCATATTATATTCTCTTTCAGGACCTCTTCTATATTGTTGAATATCATCATCATTTATTATTTTAGTTGGCCTATCTACTACTACTACATTATTTTTATTATTTTTACTATCTTTTATATCTTTAGGGTATTCACATACACATTCATCTTTAACATGTTTAGTTAATTTATCTATGATTAAATAAATAATTAATAATAATATTATACAACCAAAATAAAATACAGTTTTACTCATACATATTAATTTATTTGATTTCATATATTATATTATTATATTTTAATTTATCTACTTACAGTCCATTCACATTCATTATTTTTTGCCTGACAATCACTTAAACTAAGGTTATGACATTCACAATCTTTCGCTGTCCATGAACAAGGGACTGCTTGTTCGCCTTCACCATACGTCGCCTCTTCACATGAAATTTTATTATCAACTGTAATGCAATTATCTGAACATTCTCCACAATATTCAAAATTTGTCCTACAATATCCATTATTACCTGAACGAATATTATTAATCACATTTGTTGTAGATGTAGGTGTTGGTGTTGGTGTTGGTGTTGGTGTTGGTGTTGGTGTTGGTGTATTATTATTATTATTATTATTATTATTATTATTATTATTATTATTATTTCTTCTACTGTTAGATAAATTAATAGTAATATTTTCTACTGATGGAGGAGGTGGAGTAGCTACTGGTGGTAGTGCTACTGGAGGGGGTGGAGGAGGAGGTATTGGTGGAGGTTGAGGAACATTTAATTGATTAACTTTATTAGTATTTACCATCACTTCATACATAAAAAACATAAATACAATACCAGCAAAAACCATTAATATTCTATTAGTTGATTCCATGTATATATATATATAATGTAAATAAATAAATTTGATTAATATATAAAAAAATAACTATCAAATATATAAAATGAAACTTAATCTAATATGTTGCAAAAATAATCAAAATATTATAGGGGTTAATAATGATCTATTATATTCTATTCCAGAAGACATGAAATATTTTAAATCTATTACTACTCAAGAATATGTTAAAAATAATAAAAATATTGTAATTATGGGATATAATACTTGGCAATCCATTCCTGATAAATATAGACCATTATCTGATAGAATTAACATTATTATCACAAATAATCATTATGATGATTTTCAATCAGATACAGGTATATTTTTAACATTTAAATCATTTGATAAATGTTATAATTTCTTAAAAGATCAAGAAAATAGAGGTTTTATGTTAGGTGATAAGTTTATCATAGGAGGTGCTCAATTATATAATCATATTTATAGTAATTATTTATTAGTTATTAATAAAGTATATGAAACATTTATAAATCACAGTATTAATAAAAATGATGAAACCATATCATCATTATCAGAATTAAATTATACTATGTGGAGTTATAATAATTTTAAATTAATGAATAAGAAATATGTAGATGAACATAAAATTAAAGTAATCCATACAGGCGAAGAATTACACGGTGTTTCATATAATGTTTATCAAAATGAAAAAAATATTAATGAAGATGAAAAACAATATTTAGATTTAATGAGAAAAATATTATTTGATAATAACCTAAAGGATTCAAGAAATTCTAAAGTAATTTCATCATTCGGTGAGAAAATGGTGTTTGATTTAAGAAAAGGATTCCCTCTATTAACTACTAAAAGAACACCTTTTAAAACTATTCTTAGAGAACTATTATGGTTTATTAAAGGCTCTACTTCAAATAAAGAATTAAATGATAAAAAAGTCCATATATGGGATCAAAATGCTTCGAAAGATTTCTTATTAAGTAGAGATTTGGATTATGAAGAAGGTGAATTAGGACCTGTATATGGATTTCAATGGAGAAGATTTGGTGCTAAATATTCAAGTGAAAGAAAACATTATTTTAATGAAGAAGGTGTTGACCAATTACAAAATGTAATTGATTTAATTATTAATGACCCAACTAGTAGAAGAATTATATTATCTGCTTGGAATCCTGTAGATTTACCTAAAATGGCTTTACCCCCATGTCATGTAATGGTTCAATTCTCTATAGATAATGATTTCTTAGATGCTCAATTATATCAACGTTCTGGTGATATGTTTTTAGGTGTCCCATTTAATATCGCTAGTTATTCTCTATTAATGCATATAATAGGTTCAATCACTGGATATACTCCTAGATATTTTCATCATGTATTAGGTGATGCTCATATATATATTAATCATATTGATGCTATTGGTGAACAAATTCATAGAGTTCCAAATGATTTTCCTAATTTAATATTAAAAAATAAAATAGATAATATTAATAATATAGATGAAGATAATTTTATATTAGAAAATTATAATCATTATCCAACTATTAAAGCTGATATGATTGCTTAATTATTTATTATTACATCCTTTATTAACAACCCATTTACAACCCGACTGATCATTACATTTTGGATCCTTTGTTTTTTTATATTTATTACAATTTTTAATTGTTTTTACTTTTTTAATTGATTTTTTAACTGATTTATTAGATGCTGGATATCTTTCATCATATAATTTATGATATATACTAGTTAAATGCTCTTTATTATTATCATTATCAAATCTATTTAATTTAGATCCTCCTTTAGCATTACAAGTAAAAGGTATTAATAATATTGGTTCATTGTATTTAGGTAAAATATCTTTTTTGTGATCATCTCCTATTTTAGATAAAGATTGTTTAAAATTTTCAAATAAATCTTTTAAGAAATATCCTGAACATGCTTTTATTTTTAATTTACGTTTACCCTTATAATAAATATAATCATATCCTGGTTCTCCCACTGTTTTTCTTTTTGTACAATATAAAGGACAAAATTTATTAAAAGTAGTATTCGATTTACATTTATTAGATAATGGTTTTTGTAATGTATGATATTCATTTATTTGATTACATGAAGATGCATCGTGAAAAATAGATACAGCTAAATTATTTATTTGATCACCAGGTAAATATAATCTCCATCCTTCTTTATAATTAAAATATTTATTTTCATATAAGTCTTCTTCATATAATTTATCTTTAGATGCATCTGGTGTTGTATAATCTGTTTCAAGACCATTAACATGTGGAATCATTACTTGACACCATTCAGGAACAATTATTTTTTCAGGATTAAATCCTCCGTGTCCATTTATAGTTATTAGATTTTCTAACGCATCATTCAGTCTAATAGGTTTAGGTATTAAATTTGGTTTTATAATATCTAATTTTTTTTTTGTTAATACTGGTTTAGTTAATTCTGAAGATTTTATATTTTGAATTTTTAAATATTTTTTTTTGAAATCATTTAAAATATCACCTTTATTACCACCCAATTTTAATATGTCTGACATTTTTTTAGCTGATTTATATTTTTCATATCTTACAAATGCTTTAGAAGATACCGATTTAGGATTTTTTTGAACATAATTTACAGATTTATTTAATTTTAATGCCTCATTAACTATTCTTTTCACATAATTATTATCCATAATATCCGTTTCTTGTATTTTTTCAAGATTTTCAACTACTTTTATTGATTTTTCTTTAGTAGAGGATTTAGTTAATTTTATCTTATTTAAATGAATATCTGGCATATCTTCTATATTTACTACACCATATTTATTACAACCAGTATCTATTTTAAATTGTAATGGTGAACGCGTTTCAATAAAAACATCATATAATTTATGTCTAGTACCATTTGATCTAACTTTATCACTTATATTTTTTAATGTTAATTTTAAATTGCGTGGTAATAATATTTCATCTTCATGTTTATTTTTTGTAGTATTTATCATATTTATATAAGGGACACCATTATCTATTTTAAATCTATAATAACAACAACCAGTCCCACTATTCCAAAAATCAGGACAATATGGGATATTGGGATTTGTTGATAATGATAAATATGTAGAAATATTTATAGAATCATTCACATTTTCTAATCCATCATATAATTGAGTCATACCTCTATAATAATATATATCTTCATATATATTATGATTTCTTGGTGCTAATTCTAAAAAACATTTATCTAATTTATTTATTTTATCTCTAATATTGGCCATACATCTATTTTTATTGGCATGTTGTACCTTAGCGATATAATCATTTACAAATTCAGATAATTCAGTTCTTAATACATCTTTTTTTAACTTACTTTTTTCTTTTTGAGTTTTTATATCCCATTTTTTATGTTTAGTTAACTCTTCTAATATATTTTTTTTTAATTTAGTATATTTCCACATGTATCTATTAAAATCAGGTAGTTGAATTAATTTATTTTTATCATTAAGATATATATTATTAAGACAAGCTCTATTAAATACATCGCTACTAAAAAAAGCATAACCTGATCTTAAATATCCATTAATACATCTATAAGAGCTCCCACTATAACATATTAATGCATTTGATAACAATTCATCAAAGTAAACTTCTTCATTATATGGTATATTTTTTACTAAATCAGCAAACGGATTTTGAGATTTGTTTTTTAATTTCATCCAAACAATGCTTGATAATTTTACTTGTGATAATTCTAATAATTCTTTTGATATAAATTCTTCAACTATTTCAGATTTTGATAATTTAAAAACTCTTTTATCAGATTTTAATTTATCTATTAAATCACTATTATTTATCATCGTATATTTATCTAAATAAAAACCTATATTTGTCCAATTAGAAGGTTCATCATATGTATTTACCACCATCAAAGCATTTTTTTTTATTTGACATATTTTATATATATCATTTATAGAAGGATTTAAAAAATAACTTTTATTTAATAATAATATTCTTTCAGAATTTTTAATTGATTCATCTATATATATTGCTATATTACCTTCATCTTGTTTTAACCAATCAACTACTTTTACTTTTTCTAATCCAATCGGATCAAAACCTTTTTCCATTTATATATTAATAGGTTTTTTTTTCAATTCTTTGAATAAATTTGAAATTAAGATTTATAAATTATTTATACTTTAAAAAAACTGATTATAACTTACATAAAATATTAAACATGCTCGAAATTATCATGGCAATTCTCGTAGTGTTCTTCTTCATTACGAATGACGAAGAATTCCTGGACGAGGGACAGCATAGGGATTTCTTCGGAAATATCCTCGATGCCGACGGTGAACTCAATATATCTGGGACACCTTTGTTGAACAAAATGGGTGGGGTGGAAACCCTCTGTTCTGGGATAGGGACGATGAATATTAGATAGAAAAATAAAGACAAAAAAAATATAAAATAAAAGACAAAAAAAAAATATAAAATATAAAAACAAAAAAAAATAGATAGTTTTTTTTAAGATAATTTATACAGAAAGACAATCCCCATTCAACCAAGATTCATATGGATATTTCATTCTTTCCAACATATTTAGTTTTTCTATGACATCAAATTTAGTATCACATGACATTAAATCTAATCCTGATGTTAAATATATAGTTAAGATAGATTTATCTTTAGGAATTTTTGAATATACACTTCTATCACCCCAACCTTTAATTTTACCCCAATAATCATGTTTTATCATGATTTTAACAATCTCATCTATTTTTAATTGTTCCTCTACAGGCATATCTTCATCTTTATCAAACATATCCATAAATTTTTCATATACTTCATATGTCAAATGATGTTGAAGAAGTAGATGTTGTTCTTTTTTTAGGTTCTCCATATTTAAACTTATTGAAAGTATTTTAAAATACCATCATTACCATTTTCAAATTTTAACGCATCAGTTGCTAATTTATCAGCTTTATCATTCCCTAATGAATGTTCATCTTGTTTATTAGTATGTGCTTTAATATGATATAAGAATACAGGATATTTATCATATAATTTATATATTTCTTCAATTAAAGGTATATTCTTTTTTTTTAATTTTTGTTTATCTGTCCATTTTGGAAACCATTTAGTAATTGTATTTAAAGAATATTCAGAATCAGTATAAATATAAATATATGATTCAATATTATATTCTTCTATAGATAATAATGCTTCTTTAATAGCTGTTAGTTCAGCGACATTATTAGTTGGTTTAGGAACATTTAATAATCTACTTACATCTTTAATTTTAATATCATTCTTTTCTGAATAATGAATACCTATAGAACATGCCGCGTTTTTTTTACCATTATTAGTACAAGCACCATCTGTATATATTATAAATTTACTCATAATAATATATAAATATATTTATCTTAAATATTAATCTTTATTATCAATATTAATTACCACTTCATCATCATTACCATCATTAACACCTTCTTCTTCATCGTCGTCTTCTTCTTCTTCATCTCCGTCGTCTTCATTATTATCTATTTCAATATCCTCTATTAATAAATTAATATTTTTTTTATCTTCTGAAGTAATAGTATTTTCGTCATCAGATAATGTATCAGTATTATTTTCTTCAACTACTTCTGGTTCTACTTCTTGTTCTACTTCTGGTTCTTTAACATGTTTTTTAATTGGTGAATGGTCTTTAAGTGGATCATAATTATTAACTGGTTTAGATTCTTTAACTGGATCAGATACTTTATTTATATTTGTAAAATTATGTTTATCAGAATTAATTAATATAACATTCTCATGATTTTTATTAACATTATTAGAATGATTTAATAAATTATTAGTTTGTTTTATTTGTAATCTTTTTAAACTTTTTGTTTTAAGATCATGAAATCTATCACCTGCATTAGCAACAATATTTGCTACTTTTTCTTCTTGTGATGGTTTATATATTTTACATTTATGTAATCCATTACATATCTCAGGTTTAATAATATCAACATCTTTAAATCTTGTTTTAAATAATTTAAGAATATCATCTTCAATTAATGGTGCTTGTTCAATTAATCTATCAAATTCTGCTCTGCATACTTTTAGAAAATCATTTGCTGATTTTCTTCTTTTTTCATCTAATGCTAATTCAACTGTGATATTTCTTGCAAATTTAGACCATGATACACTTATTGCTCTATGAGATTCCATTAACTCAGCATATCTTAAAAAGTTTTGTAAAGTAGATAGAATACCTGCAAATATATTAACACCACCAACAATACCCATTGCTACTTTCTTACTATCATCAGGAACAAATGAATCCATAGCAAAATTAGCTGTTCCTGTTAATGTTGATAATACTATAACTGGTATTGTAAATAAATAATTTCTAAATCTATAATATTTTTCTGCTCTACTATGTAGCCATCTATAACATGCTGCTTTCTCAGCCCACTCTGCTAATAAAGATTCTTGTTCGCCTGTCCACTTTGATTTTTCTATTTCAGCTGCTTTGCGTTTTTTTTCTTCGTCTTCTTTTTTCCTTAATTCATGAAAATGTGAATTATTCATATATTATTTAAAATATTTAAAATAAATTATTAATAAAATTATTAATATTATAAAAAATATTACATATTTAATATTGAAAAAATATATTTTATCTCCTATATTTAAATTATTTAATTTAACTGAACCACCATTCATTTCTAATACATATCTGGATAATTTATTTATAGTTATTGATTTTAATGAATGAGGTTTATTATTTTCTTTATATCCTACTATATTCATATTTTCATCTAAAAAAATAATATCTAATGGTATAAATGTATTTTTCATCCACATTGAATGATTTTTCTTAACAGGCGACATATCAAATAACATACCATAATATCTATTTAGTGGTTCTTTTACATACATTAAACCTTTAACCGCGTCTTGTCCAGATACTTTAGATCCAAATATAAACATATATATATATATTATAATATAAATTATCCATATCTATATCTCATTTCAGAGTATGACATAGTTCTACCAGTTTCTTGATCGGTGAATACATGTTTCAAGAATGCTTTTTCACCTTGTGTATTAAATACATTCGCAGCAGTCTTATTAGCTTCATCCATACTTGGATTGATAGGAAGTTTTGGTGTTTCTTTAACTTCAGGATTAGTTTTTTTATCAGTATTCTTATCCATAATTATTTATTTTATAAATATCTTATAATTTAAATTTCAAATTTTAAATTTCTATATTATATATATGAAGAATTATATTCTTAGAAAAATTATAAATAGTTCTTCTAAAGATTTAAAACATAATTTTTTTGATAAAAGAAATAAGCCTATCAAAAATAAAAAATATATTGAACATTGTTTAGAAGGATTATATCTACCTCCAGCATATGATGATGTTAAAATCAATCTTAATAAAAAAGCTAAAGTATTAGCGATAGGTTATGATAATAAAAATAGGCCTCAATACGTTTATAATAAGAAATTTACTGAGAAAATGAAAAAACAAAAATATTATAATTTATATTTATTTGGTCAACAATATAATAAAATAATTGTAGATATTAATAAAAATATTAAATTATCAGAAGATAATAAATTAAAACATGTTTGTATGATATTGAGGTTAATAATGGATTGTGATTTTAGAGTAGGTAATGATGAATATATGAAACAGAATAATTCATATGGTGTAAGCACATTAAAATCTAAACATATTATTGTTAAAAAGGGTGAAGTAGTAATTGATTTTATAGGTAAAAAAAGCGTTAGAAATATTTGTAATGTGAAAAACAAAACTATTAAAAATCATTTAAAGAAAAAGAAGAAAACTCTTAAAAATAATAAAAGAATATTTACATATAAAAATGATAATTCTAAAAAAGTAAATATAAAATCAATTGATGTTAATAATTATATTAAACAATTTGGAGATTTTTCTAGTAAAGATTTTAGAACATGGTCTGCTAATATTAAATTAATTAAATATTTATTAAATTCTAATTTAGAAAATGTTGATAAAGATATAAAAGAATGTATTAAAAAAGTAGCAGATAAATTACATCATACACCTGAAGTATGTAAAAAGAATTATTTATTCACAGAACTAATTGAATATTATAAAAAGGATAATACTAAATTCAAAAAATATTTTAGTAATAATATTAATAAAAAATTTACTTTATTTTTAAAGAATAATTATTAAATTTATTTCTTTTTCTTTTTTTCAGGTTTTACTAATTTATTATTAACCCAAGTACCTAATTCTTTCCCTAAACTCTCATCATCTTCAATTTTAAATATTTTATCAATACCATCTTCATTTACTAAATAATATTCTTTATTTCTGTAAATTACTGTTTTTACATCAATTTCTTCATCTGAATCTTGATCATCACCAGAATCTACAACAGGTGTATCTACAACAGGTGTATCTACAGAAGTATCTTTAACTGGTGTATCTACAACAGGTGTATCTTCAACAGGTGTATCCTCAACAGGCGTATCTACAGAAGTATCTTCAATTACACATTCAATATTTTTATTAGATAATAATTCTAATTTACTTTTTAAAGTATTAATTTCTTTATTTAATGAATCGATAATTTTATTTTTTTCATGAACTTCTTTATCTTTTGCTTTAACCATATCGAATTTATTTTCTTCTTCTTTAATTTCATTAAAAGAATTAATTTGTTTTTCATAATCACATATAGTTTTTTGAAAATTACTAATCATTTTATCTTTTTGTGATAATTCATGTGTTAATTTAGCATTCATTTCTAATAATAATTTATTCTTATCATTTAATTCGCCTATAGATTTATTTTCTTTAATATTATAATCAATTACAGATGTAAGTAGTTCATTGACACTGTCATTAATTTTTTCTTTGTTAAAAAGTATTTTATCCATTTATATAAATAGTGAGTTTTAATTTTAAATATATTATTTATATATATATGGTCAAGAATAAAAAGACTTTAAAAAGATTAAAACATAAACATAATAAATCATTAAAATCTAATAAACATTTTAAAAAGAATCATTGTTCTCCTAAAACTTCTAAATCAAACGTATCTTGTTTAGATGATAAATTATTATTAAAAATTGCTGATATTCTAAATAAATATAATGGTGCTGAAATAGCAGAAAATAAATATAAAAATACATTACATAAACAGATATCTGAAAAAATATCAGAAATATCTGATTGTAAATCTGAAAAATGTTGGTCATCAATACATGAAATTATTAGACATTTATCTTCAGAAGAATTATTAAGATTTAAAGAAAGTTTTAAACCTAATATGCCTGAAAAATGGAAAACAAATCCAACAGAATGGTTATCAACATCTGATATAGAAAAATGTTTAAAACAATATGAAGAATATAATAAAGGATTTAAATGTTATGGAGCATTACCCATGGATTTTGATTTAAAAAGAAATGATTCATGTGTATCAGGTGATTTATGTAATATTGATATTAAAAAACATATGGATAATGGAGAACATAGTATATCTTCAGTATTTAATTTAGATGACCATGATGAACCTGGATCTCATTGGGTTTCTGTATATATGGATTTAAATGGTAGGAATAGAGAAATACCTTCAATGTATTATTTTGATTCTATGGCTGATAAACCTACTAAAGAAATAAAAGAATTATATAATAATGTAAAACAACAATATAAATCACATACTGATAAAGATATGGAATTTTTATATAATGATATACAACATCAAAAAGGAAATAATGAATGTGGAATATATAGTATTCATTTTATAACGACAATGTTAAAAGGTATTGATTTCAATGAATATATTAAAGAAATTAAATCTGATGATTTTATGAATAAATTTAGAGAATTTTATTTTATAAAAGAATAATTACAAAAATCATTAGATATTATTTTATATATATAATATATATGTTTGAATTATACGATATTTTTGATAGTAATGAGATAAATATTATAATATTAGTAATTTTTATTATTATACTATTAATAATTGTAATAGCTTTAGCTGTATATGATTATAGAATGAAACAAAAATTAATAAGAGTTGAAACTAAATTAAAAGACATTACAGATGCATTAGATATGAATATTAATAATAATTATACTTCCGATATTTCTAATTCTAATAAAGCAAATTCTAATAATTCATATAAAGATAAATATGAAGAATTACTTAAAGAAAAAGATATAAAAGATTCACATCCAATGCAATATTCTCCTTCTGAATATGCTACACTATTAAAATATAATCCTATATTACCTTATAGTGCTTTTACAATGGACATTATTAATAATTCTTATTTAGACATGAATGAACGTGGTATGCAAGAAGATAGATATTTTGCTTTGTCTAATTATGATAATATATATGATACTACTAGAAATAATAATAATAATAATAATAATTCGGTTAGTGATACTGGTGCCACATCAGATGAACAAGAATTAATTGATATGGCAGAAATGGGTGAAATACGACGTGATGATAATCCTACACTAAATAGTAATAATTCAACAGCTGTTCAACCTAAAACTACTTCAATGAATGATAATTTTTAATTTATTTTCTAAAATATAATTCTAATTCATTATCTAATATATTTTTCTTTTCTTCATGAGAATATGTTAACCATATTAATTTTTGAACATATTCTTTATCACATACATAATTAGGTGATTCATTATAAAAATCTTTTAAATAATCTTCTGAATTATCTATTATTTCATTAATTCTATTTTCAAAACTATTAACATTTTTAATATTTTGATCAATAATATTATTTCTATCCATTTTAATATATTATTATTATTTATTTATTTTTAAATTATTTTATATTATATATATGAAATATAATCTTAATTCACAACAATTAAAACTAGTATGTGTTAATTTATCTGATGAAATAAAGAAAGATGATAAATTATTAAATAATAAAAATATAACTATATTTAATAGTTCTATTATTGAGATAAATAATTCAGATAATTTATTAATTGCTAGTAGAGGTTGGTATGGTAATGTTAGATCATGGGATGGTATTAATTTTGTAATTTTATCAATATTTACAAAAGATCTAAAAAAAATAAAACAAAATATAATTGATATTGATGAAAAACTTTTAAAAAATAAATTACGTGAATTTAAAGAATTTAAAAGAATAGTAATTCCTCATGGTAAAAAAATATTATCTGGTCCTGAAGATCCTAGATTATTTTATTATAATAATGATATTTATATTTTAGTAAATGAATTATATGATAGTGATAAATATGAAGATAAAATTAGAAATATGTTTGTTTCTAAAATTAATTTAGATACATTAAGTTATGATATAACTAAGAATAATTTATGTGAATCATTATCAGGGAAGTTTGAGAAAAATTGGGGTTCATTTATTCATAATAAAAAACTTCACATGTTATATGATATTAATCCTTTAAAAATATTCGAAGTAAAAGATAATTTTAAATGTAAAATGATTTGTAATGTTAATGATAAAATTCTTAAAAAATTTAATAATAGTTATCCAGGATTAGATTTTCATATTAGAAATTCTACTAATTTATTAGATTTAGGTAAAAATAAATATTTAGGTTTAGGTCATGGAGTTTTAGATTATAAAAATAATACTAATATTAATAAATTTTTAATCCCAACATTTAATATATCTAAATATTCTAAAGAAGATAAATCATATTTTAAAAATTTCTTTAAACTATATACAGGATTTTTCTTTATATTAGATATGGATAAAAAAGATATATGTGAATTATCACCATTTTTTCAATTTCCAAATTATGAATCTAAACAAGAATTAATATTCTTTCCAACAAGTATTTATTTAGATAAAAATAATTATGTAAATATTTCTTATAATGTTGGTGATAATAGATCTTATTTTGTTAAATTACATTTAGATATTATAAAAATATCATTATATAATAAAAATAATATAGATTTCCAAGTTAATCATAATATTAATTCTAATTATTACATAGAATTAATAAGGAATATTAGAAAAATGAAAGGCTTCTCAACTTTAAGAAAAGATTATTATAAATTTAAAGATACTGATAAAACATTAGGTTCTAAAAAATCTAAAAAAAAATCTAAAAAAAAATCTAAGAAATCTAAGAAAAGATTAAATTAAATTTTTTAAAATCTAAATAAATATATATAAATGAGTGAATTAGTTGATCAATTAGTTGATGCTGCCGAGGATGGTGATGTGGATAAAGTAAGGGAATTAATTAACGATGGTGTTGATATTAATGCTCAAAACCAGTATGGTGAAATAGCATTAATAAAGGCAACATTAGAAGAACATTCTGATGTTATAAGATTATTGATACAAAATCGTGTTAATGTAAATGCGCGTTCATCGCCACAACTAGAGTTAGATATTGTTGGTGGTGAGACAGCATTATATTGGGCTTCTGGTAATGAAAACTCTGATATTATAAGAATGTTATTAAATGCTGGAGCAGATCCAAATATAAAAAATTTAGATGGTGAAGGACCAACCAATTTTGAATTTTTTAATAATATCTATGATGTTTGGGCTAGTGCTGGTTCTAATAAAAAATCTAAACGTAAGAAGAAATCTAAGAAAAAATCTAAGAAATCTAAGAAAAAATCTAAGAAATCTATAAAAAAATCTAAGAAATCTAAGAAATCTAAGAAATCTAAGAAATCTAAGAAATCTAAGAAAAAATCTAAGAAAAGATTAAATTAAATTTTTTAAAAATCTAAGTAAATATATATAAATGAGTGAATTAATTGATGCTGTTAGAAATAATAATATTAAAAGAGTTCGTGAAATTATTTCTAAAGGTGATGTAAATATAAATATTCTAGATGATGGTGGTAATACTGCATTACATCATGCGGTAGATAATGGATATATTAATATTGTAAGAGAATTATTAAATAGTCCTAATATTAATATAAATATAAAAAATAGACCAATGGGTCAGGATGATGCTACACCATTAATGATAGCATGTAGTAATATAATTCCTAACGATAATATACGAGTTGAAATTGCGAAATTATTAATTGAGGCAGGTGCTGATGTTAATACACAAGATAATGAAGGTAATACTGTATTAATAAATTTATCCCATACAGATAGAACCACTACTAAAGTTCGTCTATCATTAATAAAATTATTAATTGAGAATGGTGCAGATCCATCAATACCCAATAATCATGGAACTACTGTTGAAAATAGACCATTAATCAAAATAGCATTATCTAAAGTTTATGAAGATATATTTAAAGAATTTAATCCTAAACAACGATTAGCATTTTCTAAAATTATGATTGATGATAAAAATACACCTGAAGATATTATTCGTAAAATACTTGATTTACTTACTAAAAAATATGGGAAACCATCATCAATTAATAAAAAATTGTTAGATAAAATGAATGAATTTTTAAAAAAAACATTAAAAGAACCACCTTCATCTAATACATTAATTGATTTATATAGAAAACAACTTAAAAATCCTAATTTATCAAAGAAACAAAAAACACAAATAAGAAAACAAAAAAGGAATAGAAAAACAAAAATGAATATCCCATTAGATTCAAGTGATTATAGTTCATCGAGGAAATCAAGGTCTATGAATTCAGAAGATGAATTAAATTTAGGTATTAAAATGAGTGTAATGGATAAATCTAATTCAAGAAAATCTAGATCAACACTATCTAAATCTAATTCAAGAAAATCTAGATCATATAATTCTTCTGAAGAATTAAAAGATGCGATTAAAATGAGTTTATTAGGTTCTAAGAAAAAGAAAAATAAAACTAAGAAAAGATTAAATAAATCAAGATAATTCTCTAGCTGATGGATCTATTTCATCTGACCAATTAGGCAACCAAAAATATGGTATCACATTCGCTTTACCCGGGTAATAACTATCAAATATTTTTCTATAAAAATAACTTTCTTTTAATAATGGTGGATTTATTTTATATTTATTTTTATTTAAATTAAATTCATCATCTGATATTAAATTATCAACATGTTCTTGAATAATTTTATGCCATGATCTTTCTTCTGAAGAACAACCATCAGAAAAAGCTTCTTTAGGTCTCCACAATACTTCATCGGGTATAATATTATGTCCTGAAAATGCTTTTCTAAGTAAATATTTTTCTATTAATCCATTTTCATTATTATACATTTTTAATTTAGGATCTATTGTCATATAATATTGAACAAACTCTTTATCTAAAAATGGTGTTCTCGCTTCTAAACTCCATTTACTTGATACAGACCTATCAGACCTTAAAACATCAAAATATTGAATATTATTTATTAATTTATTACATTCATCATTAAATGCTTCTGAGTCTGGTGCGTTTCTTAAATATTTATATCCTGATTGTTCATCACTACCATCACCATTAAATAATACAACTATATCAGTATTTTGTTTAATATATTCTGCTACTAAATAATTACCTACACTTGCTCTAACAGTTGTTGTATCATATGATTCAATATTATATATTACATTACTAATAGCTTTAAGAAATGAATCTTCAGAACATTCAATTGTATGATGATTTGAACCTATATAATCTGAAACTGATTTAGCATATCCTAAATCTGTAGCACCTGTTAAACCTATAGAAAATGTTTGTAATTTATTTTTAATACCTTTATCTCTATATAATTTACATATAATTCCTGATACTAAACTACTATCTAATCCACCTGATAATAAAGCACCTATAGGTCTATCAGATAATAATCTTTTTTTAACAGCACTAATTAATTTACTTCTAATACAGGTTAAAATAAATTCTTCTGGTTGAAATTTATTAATTACAAAATTATTATCATGATATTTCTTTAAAATATAATTATCTTTATTTTTATATTCTAAATATGAACCAGGATTAAATTGTTTAATAAAAATACATTTATCATGTATTGCTTTTAATTCAGAAGATACAAACATGTCTGAATCTTGTGTATAACCAATAAATAATGGTCTTACACCATATGGATCTCTTGCTATAAAAATTTTATCTTTTAATTCATCATATAAAACAAATGAAAAAACACCATCTAACATTTTACAAGTTTCTTCAATACCGAATAATTTATATAAATAAATAATTACTTCACAATCTGAATTAGATTTTAATTTAAATTGAGATAAATGATCTTTATATAATTTTTTATGATTATATATTTCACCATTACAAATTAAATAAATATTATCATTTATGAATGGTTGCATACCATCATCTGATAAATCATTAATAGCTAATCTATGAAAACCTAATGTAATATCATTAACAGTAATAATATTTGATGAATCAGGACCTCTATTAACAATTCTATTAAAATTATCTAATAAATCTTCTTTTGAATATTTATTACCAATATAAGAAAATATACCACACATATTATATTAATAAATATAATTATCTTTAATTATTTAAATGTATTTAATAAATATTGTTCTAAATTATTCATGAGATTTCTTGCTTTATAAGAATTATTATTTAGATCTTTATATTTATTTTGTAAATTAATTTTTTCTTCTAATGAAATTAAAGCAAAATTTTCTACACATCTACCATCATCATCACACTTACCTCTAGCACATGGTGTTCCATCTGAACATTGAAATGGTTGTTGATTTAAACTAGCTGTATTATTTCTATTATCACTACCTGGAATACCAGGTGGACCAGCAGGTCCTTCTGGTCCAGGTGGTCCAGGAATACTTCCACCTGGTGTTAAATTAGCATATTTTTCTTGTAAGTCCTCTATATCTTCTCTATCTTGTTGGTCAAATTCAGTGAATAATGCGAATATATTAGCTCTATAAGAATCTATTGGTAATCCAGTATTTGGATCTGGTTCTGCTTGACAACAATCATAAGTAGTGCATTCTTCTCCTACACACATACGGTCTGGAACAAAAACAGGATAATTACTATCTCTACAAAAATTTTCAGAATCTTGAATATCACTACAATTTTCACGTTCAGGTGGTAGTTTTAAGTAAAAATTTTCAAATATTTTATTTCTACATATAGGATCTATCCCATCTACATCTGGCAATTTATTTATATTATTATAAGAACTACAATCATTAAATCTATAATTAGATATTGATGCGTTAGCACATTTAAATGGACCATTTACACAATCATTTATTTCATTCGGATTACCATTTACAGTATTAGCTACACAAACTTTCCTATTCGGTTCAGAACAATCACTATTTATTAACCCAATCTGATAATATATATAATAACTTAAACCTATTAAACTTATTATATTAAATATTTCAAAAAATATTTGATAATTTGTTATATTCTTTAATATATTATCATAATTATCATTTAATAAATATATTTGAAAAATAATTAAAAATAATATAAATGTATATATATAAAATATAGTTGTATTTAATCTAATATTTATTTCTTTATTATTTTCTTTATAAAATATTGTTTTATTAAAAGCAAATAAAAATATACAAGAAATATTCAGAAAAAATATAAAATATATTAAATATTTATATGTTCCTGGACCAAAATTCTTAATAATATTTTGAGAACCTATATTTAAATCTTTAATAGTTTCCTTTGAACTATTATTTGAAAAGTCATTATACTTGTCTGAATCTTTAATATTTTTAATTTTATCACTTATTTTATTAATTTTATCTTTTAATGGTATTTTATTAATTTTATCTTCACCTCCTGGCTTTGTTATATTACTAATTTTTTTACCGACACCACTTACAATATCACTAGCCAATGCTGCTCTACCCATTGTATATATTAAACTTGCCATATATATATATTATATTATATTATATTATATTATATTTTATTATATTATATTATATTATCTTGATTATTACATCTATTCAGGAAGTTCATCAATATATATTGATATATTCATATTATGTTTATTTAACCATTCAATTACGGATTTTTTACATTCATCATTTAATTCTAAATATTGTTGATTATTTGATATAATATATTTAGTTCCAGATTCATCTATTTCTAATATAATTCTACTAGCTGGATCAGTTAGTTGGCTATCATGAACTTCTTTAAATAAATAATTATCACTACCTGCATGATTTCTATTCATTATACAACCTTTTAATAATGTTTTTTTTTCTTTTATACCAGAACATTCTAATATTTTATCTGAATTACATATGGGAGTATCATTAATTTCATGTGGTGCTTTACATTCACCTCTAATTTTAGTATATACACCTTGATTATTATTTGGATCAGTTTGTAATCCATATACTTCATTTGATGGTGAAGGACAAATATTAGTATAATCATTAATAGATATTTTATCTAAAGAATCTATAAATCCAGATGACATATTTATAAACATTAATATGTTTATAATCATAAATAATCTATATCCATTACAACCATCTAAATTTATGAAAGGTATAGGACTTTTAAATAAATCACAATCTATATTAGTTTCACTAGTTAATCTTACAACTATAGTCATAAATATTAAAATTAATGCTACTACATACATAGTAAAAAATCTATCATTTAAATAATCTAAGTCTTTTGTAGCGTTATAACCAATATCTGTATCATTTGACTCCCACCAGGATGTTTCTTCATTTTTAGCTGCTTCATCTTCTTCATAATCAGTTGATTCCAAATATAATGTTTGTGTTGTATTATCAGTTAAATCACCAAATAAAAAATTAATAGGTGAAAACGTAGAGACATTTAATATATAATAAATAAATCCTCCTATCGGTTTAAATGGTAAGAAATATAATAGAGGTATCATCCAATTTTTTCCATATGTATAGAACTCAACACATAAAAATATTACTAATATTACTTCAAACCATCCATTAGCCTCACTCCATACGTTTCCTTCATAAGGTATATAAGAGGTAAATAAACGAGATAACATAGATAATATATTGTTATCACATGGATTATTAATATCTCCTCCACAATTTAAACCTTCATCACTATAATAATAACTAGATAGTTTTTCTGTATTCAATACTACTAAATATATAAATATTGTGATTATTAAATTAAAATATATTGTATGATCTCTATCACCATGCGACCTTAAATTTGACATAATTAAATATAATATAAATAATCCTATGATTAATTTTATAAATTTATATATATAACTTACAATTTTTTCACCATATCTACCAACTTTACCTTTTAAATCATCTTCTAATTGTGAATCCATTATACTATATAATATAAATATAAAAATATTATATTATGAATTAATTAATTAATTAATTAATTAAATAGGTCCTAATTCATCCCATATTTCATTATGTATTTCTAAATCACAAAACCATATAAAAAACTCTTTTATCTTATTTAAATATTCATAAATCATAATTTATATATAATAATTAATATATTTTTATATATATATAATAATGGATTACGCTTCTAAAGTATCTAATATTATCGATGATTTAAATTTACCACAAGAGTTAGAAGATAATAAAGAAATTCTTAAAGCAAGATTTGTTGAAGAAGTATCTTACTATGAAAAACAAAGAGATAATACAAAAAAATATTATAATGTATTTAGATTTATTGTTACAACTGGATCTATTTTATTACCTGCTATACTATCAATAGGTCAAATGGATCCGGCTAAACTACCCAGACATTTTGATGATGTAACATATTGGTCTGCATGGTCTATATCATTAATGGTGACTATTAGTAATGGATTTCTTCAATTATTTTCTCTAGATAAAAATTTCTTTAGTTATTCTTTGGTAGTTGAACAATTAAAAACTGAAGGATGGCAATACTTTGGATTATCTGGTAAATATGAAGAATATGAAACACATACTAAACAAGCATATAAAGAGTTTTGTAAAGCTATTGAAAATATTAAGAGGAAACAAGTTGAACAAGAATTTCAAGGTAAAGGTAATAATACTAAGAAGAAACAAACATTCGATTTCGCAGGTGAAATGAAAACATTTCTGGATCAAGCAAAAAAAAATTCAGATACAGATTTAAATGAAGATGGAAACCCTGATGTTGAAAAAGGCTCTGCTCCTACCCCTGCTCCTACCCCTGCTCCTGCTCCTACCCCTGCTCCTGCTCCTACCCCTGCTCCTGCTCCTACCCCTGCTCCTGCTCCTACCCCTTCCCGAGAACCTGAATCAGAAACACCTGTCGTCCCACCACCAGATAATAACCCTAACTAGATTGTCTAGTACAAGGTTTATTCCTAGATAATAATTCACTAAATTTCTTTTTTGATATAACCTCACATCTTGATTTAGGATATAATAAATCATAATGATATTCATCTTCATCATCATTCTCCATCAAATTATGATATAAATATATATTATCTTTTTTTGATTTATTATATATATTACCCATACCAATTGTATAATATTTATCTTCATGTTCAGTAAAAACACTTATATTTTTCTTTAAAATGTTCGATAAAGCATATAATTCTATCTGTCCAGCATATCTACATCCACGCATTTCTATTAAATAATCTTCAACACTATTTATATCTCCATAATCTGTGATAATATCTTCTATATCTTGTTGAATAGTTAAACCAGTAGGTAATATAAAATCTAAATTATTTTCTAACCAATCTATACTTAGTTGTCTTAATTTATCTGATTCTTCATCATATAATTTACTTCTACTCATTTTAAATGAATAATTATTATCAAATATATATTTAGTATTCTTAATAAGATGTAATTGTTGGACTATACACCCAAATAAACAATTCCCATCACCGATTATTTTTATAACTGATATATTTTGTTTATCTAAAATATTTTTCATATTAGTATAATATAAAAAAATCTTTATATATTAAATTAACTATACTTCTTTATAATAATTTGGTATATCTGATAAATCTTCACAGGATTTACATAAACATAATCCATTATCTTCTATATTCACTTTTAAATATGGATTCACACAACTCATACAATATTTAAGAGATTCTTTTTTACCATTTAATATTACTGAACAATTAGGTCCTACACATGCTCCAGCTATATGACAATGAAAGAATCCATTACATCCTGAACAACTCATTACTATTTGATGTTCACCAAGATTAAACTTTTCAAAACATCCTTTACATTGAATAATCTCAGAATTAAATTCATTAATAAAAGCATCTTTTTCTAACCTTTTTTCATCCATTACAATCTTATTTAGTTTAATTATATTTTTCTTAGATTGTTTTGGATACATACTATTTCTTCTTCTATGTTTAACAGGTTTATCTTTACCATTCTTAAGAATAGATATTGGTTGATATTTTTCAACATCTATTTCTTTAAAACCTTCAGGTCTTGGTTCAAAAATCCCTTCTAAATAAGTTATTTCATCTGAAACCTTATTAGAACTTTTCTTGAAACAAGTGAACATTGTTTTTAGTATTTGAAATAAAAAAAATATTTTTATCAAATTTATTAAAAGATTTTAACTAGTGAATTTTATATATCTTACTTGATATAGAACATCTTTTGGTTGGCTTTCCATAGTTTCATATACAGGTAAGATTAAATATCTACTACCCTTTTCTGTAGAAGAAATACTATTACCATTCCCAATAGTTAATGACTTATTTATATCTAGACGATCATCATCAGTTATTTCAGCTTTAGTATTTAATTTAGTAGATACTTCATATCCACCAGATGATTTATGTATTGCTCCTCCTTTTGAACCGGAGACTTTAGTCTTCATATATTTTTTCGCAATACCTTTAAGAAATTTAATCGCATCCGCATATGATTTAAATAAATCTTCATGAAGAACATATTCATAATCTTCACCAACTGTTTTAAATTCATTTTTAGTAATAATAGTGGATTTACCTTCTAAATCTCTACGAAAAGCTAATTCAGCTAATCCACGTGATTTTATTTCCCATTCTCTAGCAATCTTATCAAACTTTTCAGTTGTAAAGACGATAGGTGGTTTATAATTTGGCCAATTTTTCATATTCCCTTTAAGTCTTCCAGCATTTTGAGATGCTTCATTTGGATTTCGTGTATTTGATAATATACCATAATCAAACATAAAATCATGACTAGAAATACTAATACCTCTCCCTATACATAAATATCCTGTAATACTTAATGGATATTTATGTAATTCGTGCTCCCTATATATCTTCAATAATATTTTGTTTAATTCTTCATCTTTTTTATATTTATATTGTTCAAGATTAGGCATATGTAATATTATACCGTCACCATTTATAATAATGGTAGCCATTCCATAATTGTTGCGACATAATTTCATAGCTTCTATATGTGTTGATTTTCTTGAATCTGCTGGAATAAACCATTTAGTTCCTGGTTGAATTAATCCTTTACGAAATTTTAATACATCATCTATAAATTCTATAGTTTTTCTATTACTATCAATTATTTTAATATTATTATCATTCCAACCGTGATAAGTAGGTATTGTTGTATTTTCGAGAGGGAATACATTAAGAGCCCCATAGCGGTTGAATAGATTCTTTGCAGTAGCGGTTATTCCGTATAATGATATATTATCATATTCTTCAATCAATGGTTTAAAACATTGATCTATATAATTAATATATTTATCAGCTTCATCTAACCAAATCTTAAAATAAAACTTGTCAGATAAATGTTGTGATTTATTAATCTTGTCAATTATTTCATAAATATCGTCCACGCGTGTTCCATTAGTACAACACAAAATATTTTTAATTCCATCAACAGCTATTGCTCCTTTAACAGCATCAGCTGTATTAAAAGTCGTCCTAGTATGTGATGAGAACTCTAGATATATTTCACCATTAATTTCAACCTTAGGTATTTCAGAAGCAACCCTTGTACAAGTTTGTCTTGTTAATAATAGATTATTATCACAGAATATTATATTAATAATATCCTTATCAATTGGATAATTCATATCTTTAATTATTTTCTGTAACATAACAAATGTTTTACCAGATTGCTCTGGCTTACAGATCAATATAAATCTTTCATATATATTCATAGGTGAATTAGATATTGGGGAACGCATACTAGAAATAGTGGCCGCCACTGACCCTACTGCAGCAACCCCTGCTGATACTGCCATTCCCAATGCTGGACCACCATAATCAATTGAGTTCTGCATAGCTGAAACAATCGGGAGCCCATATATCAATATTATTAGATATATTATCATGCAATGATCTTTAATGTCCATTATAGGTGTTTATTTAACAAGATATTTCTATATATGTTCTTGCTTTAAATATTTAATTTTCCCAATTCTAAATTTCAAATTTATTTAAAAAGAAATTCATAATATATATTGTAATCGTAATCATGCCTAATACTAAAGGTGGTAAAAAACATAAAAGAAATAAAAATCAACAAAAAGAATCTAAAAATTTAAGATTAAAAGAACCTGGACAAGAATATGCACAAATTATTAAATGTAAAGGTAATTGTAGATTTGATGTATTATGTTTTGATGGTAAAGAACGCATGGCAATCATGTGTGGAACTATGAGAAATAGAAGATTTGTTAATCAAAATGATATTGTATTAGTATCATTGAGAGATTGGCAAGATAATGTATGTGATATCATAGATAATTATGATGAAAACTTAACTAGAAAACTAAAAGATAAAGGATTAGTTCCTAAATCTATTAAATTAGATGTAGATAATCATTATTCAGATGATGATGATGATAATATGGGTTTTATTTGGAGCACTGATATGCCTGATTCAGATGAAGAAGATAAGGATGAATCTAAATCTAGTAGTGATTCAGAAGAATCAGAAGATGAAGATAATGGTAAAATCGATTTAGATGATATTTAATTATATTTTTACTAAAATAAATATATATAATGAAAATAACATACTTAAAACAATATATATCATTGCTAACATTAAACCTAATATATACATAATAGGTTGTTTTTTATAAATTTTACTTTTAAAATATAAACTTAATATTAATAATATTGGTATTATATACATTATGAATATTAGTTTGAATGGTAAACCAAAATTTTTAGTCCACCATCCTTCTTTATAAACTTCTTTATTAACTTTATTTATTTTTTGTTTATTTTTAGGTACAGATTTTTCTTCCATTATTATAATATTATTAATATTTTAATTAAAATCTAATCTAATTTTATGTGAATTAGTATTTAATCCCCTAGATGCTGATTTAGATAATTCTTGTCTTGGTTTTCTTTCTATATCTTTTTTATCTTTTTTATTATTATTATAACATATTGTCATATCATTTTCAATATCTTTATAATGTAAAGTAATATATTCTAAAACCATATTATCAATAGCCCATTTAAAAAAATTTAATTGACCTACTGTAGTTTCAATATCTAAATCATGACATTTGAAATTAATTCTTTCTTTCCTACAAAAAGGATCAAACTTCTTTTTTTGATATGATTTTAATTGTGATTTATAAGCATGATAAATATTAATTTGTTTATGTAATTTATTATTACATTCTTCAAATGTCATTAAATCTTTATCATTTTTATATATTTCATAAAATACATTATGTTTTTTAGAATAATTTGTTACAAACCAATCAATTATTCTTAAAGATATTTTCTTATCACCATTTACATAATCATTAAACTTATTAATATTTTCTTTATCATTATAATAATTTTGTAAGGATTTATATAAAATATTTGCCATATTATTTTAATTATATAATCTCTTTAAATATATTTAAAATTTAAACGCATATTTTTTTCTTTCTTTAAATGTTTTCAATTTTGTTCTTTGTCCTAAAAATTTAAAATATCTTTCAGCTAATTTATATTCATTTGGTTTCTTTTTCTTCAATACTTTTAAACGAACTCTCATTATCATACCAACCTGCCATATCCTTTTATGCGGATATTTACCTTGTTTAAATAATCTTTCCAATTTTTTAATAGTATTTTTTACATCTTGAATTGTTGTATATTTAATAGATATTGTATCTGATGGATCTTTATTTATATAAACATCAAACGATTTCTTAGGATTATTTGGATTAAATAAAAATTGTTTTTTTGATTTACCACCACCCTTTTTATCACAATCCTTATATGGAGCACATGATGATCTCATTGTAAATCCTCTAATTTTCTTACAACTTTTCTTTGAAAACTTCCTTGGTAATTTAAATGTTTTCTTATCTGATTTTCTATAACATTTTTTATCTTTCTTACCTGATTTACAACAATCTTTCATTTAATTTATAAAATATTTAATTTAAATTAAATTTATTTTTATATTTTTTAACTGATTCTCTAAATCCTGTTTCACCCCATAATATATATCGAGATAATGAACCAGCACTCATATAATTATCCCAATCCTCTTTTCCCCTATGCCTACTTAAATATCTGCGTCTTCTAGATTTATTTTTATGTTTAGTATAATCACTCATACCTGCCGCACCAAAATGAGTTGTTTTTACTTTTTTCTTATTATCATTATAAAATATCGCCATATATTTCTTTTTAGGATTCGTTGATTTATTTATAACAACTCTCATATACTATTTATAATATTTAATAAATTTGAATAATTTATTAATTTTTTTCATAATTAAAGCATTAATGCATTCAATCCTTGAATTGATTAATCCTGATATCAGTTATCTAATTAATAAACATGTTAAAACTAATTTTAATAGAAAGAAGTTAATCCAACAATTAAATGATAAAATTATGTTCACAAAACATATGAACTATTATAAAAAATTTAAATCATTTAATGAAAATTATTTACAATTTATGATTTCGAATGAAGATGATTTTATGAAAATATTCAAAAAATTAGAAAACAAATATGGGTGGATAATAAATAACTCTATTTTATCTCCGTGGGTATTATCAGATGATCCTAAATATGAAAAAATGACTAAACACGCTATTGAACTAGGTGATAATCCTAGTTCACTTTATCGTATGGAGGATACCAGGGATGGCCGAAATATAGAATTATTCTTTTATCCACCTAGTAAAAGATTCTACAATTATAACGATCTTATTAAATATATTAAATAATTATAAATATAAAAATATAAATTTGAAATATCATTAAAACTTTTTTTTATATATTAAAAAATGGAATTAGATGGTAATGTACACAATACTTATAGTGATAATATCCTTTTAAAATATGGTATGAGTTCTGTTAAAACAGATAAAGAATGTTATGTTTGCTTAATGTCAGAGAGCAAATATCATAGTTATGTTTTACCTTGTGGACATACTTGTCATTCAAGGTGTTATGCAGCTTATTGTGGTATGAAAAAAAGTCATGTATATAGTTGTCCTGTATGTGGTGATTTTGATCCTAATGATAAAAATTTATTTGTATGTAAAATGTGTTATAAAAGAGGTCATTCAGCATATAAATGCCCTAGAATGAAAATTTATAATAACAAACGCCTTTGGTTATTGGATGAAGATAATTTTGGAGATTTTTGGTACGAAATAGGACTTCCTCGGGATAATGATAAAAGAGGTAATCCCTGTAGTGATTTTAAATGTAAAGGATATTTAACTTTTAAAAAGAATGATGAATTTTATAAATGTAATAAATGTAATATTACTGAAGAAATTTAATAATTATTTCTCTATAAAATATATACCCTGTAAATAAGCATCAGCTAAATCATCTTTTTTTTTAGATTCTGTAAATAAATCTATAAACTTTTTATCTTCTTTTAAAATCATTAATTTAGTATATTCTACCGAAAGATATTTATTTTTTTTATATTTTTCAGTATACTTACATTCAACAGGTGGACCTTTATATACTTTTAATTTATTCCGAGCATTAATCATATGAACGTGGTCTACTGGTTTATCTTTAGTTGCACCTTCAATCATAAAATATGAATATAAAATCATTTGAACTGTTTTCATAACAGGATTTTTTAGAGCAGGTTGATTTTCTATACATATAATTTCATGATTCAAAAAATCTTCTTTAGACTTTAATTCATTTATCATAATTTTACTTAAATTAAATATGTCCCGATCATTATTCATTTTCTTCTTTTTCTTATATTTTTTAGCATGTGTAGTACAACTATATTTTGTTTCATTATTATCAGTAACTATAAATGTAGAAGATTTTTGACATGGTTTTTGTAGCCCACAAGAACAAATTGGATTTTTATCTAAATTAATAATCCCCCAATCAAGTATTTCTTTTTTATCATTTAATGAACAATATGCGAGATTTTTAATCCCAACATCAAAAGATAAATATTTCATAATATATATTAAAAGAATATGTTTAAATAATTAAAAAAAATGTGATTGTATTTAAAAGCATTATTTAAATATATTATTTTAGATTTAAGATCATACTAGGTAGTGGTATATCTGTAAATGCTTCCCATTTAGTATTAACTAATGGGTCTTCTACAAATCCAAACTTTTCATAGAATCTCATTAAATCAATACAAGTTCTTTTACCTTTTTGATACCAATATCCTCCATAATCTTTCTCACCCAGTTCTTTAATAATTGGAACAGGTTGAGCGATATGAGTAGTGCTCTTATTAACACTATAATCATAACTATCATCATATCCATTATAATAACAATCATAATCATCATAATCGTCATAATCATCATAATATTGTTCTTGACAACATAGGTCACGATTATTATCATAATTATACTGTAAATAATGGAAAATAATATCACACATATAATAATCACTTACATATGATACCCGTGCGTTATCTTTTAATGTGAGTGTTTTCTTATTAAATTCCTTAATTATTCTCAAGTTAAATTCTGAATTTTCATCTTCAGTATCATCAGTATCATCAGTATCATCAGTATCATCTACTTTATCTACTTTATCTACTTTATCTACTTTATCTACTTTATCATTTTTAAGTTTTCTTTTTTCATTTTTTTCCATTAGAATTTGTATATCATTTGACACTTCAAGAATAATATCAGTATAACCGTTGATCTTACATATTTCGGTCATTGATGTCATTAGATAACTACCAATACCTTTCATATTGCTATAATATGAACTGCATATCAAACGTAAACATATTACATCTTTATTTTGAGGAATATACCCGATACCATTCATATTTTCAAGCATAACATAACCGTGTATCCTATTAAATATATTACTGTAACAATAATTTTTTTTTATCTTACGTCGTTTGGCTCCACCACATTTAGATAATTTACTTTTCATTTCTTTAGACATGGTATTCTTAATATCTTTCCGCATATCCACAAGACAAATAATTTCTATATATGGTTTTCCTAAAAACGAGAGAGGCAGATGAGGCGGACTTTTGACATATTTTTCAGATATGTCATCCGAAAAATGACTTATGAACTCGTTAAGAGTCATGAGTTGAAACCCCTCAAAATGAGGAGGGATTTTATGGTTGACATTATCAATACTTTGTTGAGAGAACATTTACAACTGATTTAGTTTCGTATGTAGTTAATTACTCTTTAAGTTTTTTGTAGTTAATTACTCTTTAAGTTTTTTGTATGTAGATACTTAAAAAGTAAAAATCAAATTTATCCATGGATATTATTACAGGATAAAACATAATATTAAAAGAATATTTTTAAATAATTAAAATAAGGAAAATCCTTCAGGTATTGTATTCATAGGATTTTGAAATTGTTGAGGAACTTGTGGAGGTGGTTGTTGAGGTTGTTGAGGTTGCTGAACACCTACAGAATTAGTATATTGAGAATTTTTACTTAAAGCATTATTTAATGCATTCGAAATATCAACTGTATTACTATTTTGATTAGTTACAGGGATTTGAGTATTAGTATTAGCATTTGCTTGTTGACTAATTAAATCTGCTAAATCTGAATCTACATCTGTAGCTGTAGGAGCATCTTTAATATAATCAGTAACTTTATTAAATACCATTAAACTTTTAAGAACTAAATATACAATCGGTATTAACATATATAACCATACAAATGTAGTATTTTCACCATTATTTAATATATACATTGATAAACCAATTAATATCATAAACCCTACCTCTAAATATAGTTGTTTATCAAATAAATTAGCAGATTGTAATTTAACTTGTTGTTCTCTGCTGAGAACCATTTTAGTTTGATATAAATATCCAATTACAGCAAGTGTAATTACAAAATATAGAAAATTTGGCGTCATTATTGCTTCAAAAGTTAATTGATTTCCACCCATTTGTTGTTCCATTTTATATACTATAACATATATTTTTTTTCATTTAATATTGATTATTTATTTATTTATTGTTTTTTTCTTTTCTTAGATTTCATTTTCTTATTATTCTTTTTTTTACTCGAACCTTTTGATTTAGATTTTTTTTGACTTTTTTTTCTTTTCATCCCTAGTCCTTCACTTAATGAACTTACATCACTTGAACCCAACGAAATACTCATTTTTTGTTTTCTTCTTCTTTTCTGTCTTTTATATGCTTTTCTAATATTTTTAGGTAAACCAGGATCTCGCAGTTGTTTTCTGTAAAATTCAATCATATTATCTAGTTTTTCACCTTTGAATTCTCTTTTTAAAGATTTTTCTATTTCTTTTTGTAATTCTTGTTGTAATGTCCGCATTAATAAATCATTTGTTTTATCTAAGGTATCTTTGTTTAATACAGGTATTTTAAGAGATTTTAATATTTTTATAATAACATCATATGATGGTTCACCTATTTGATTTTCATCGATAATCATGGTAGCAAATTTAAGTCTCTGTTTTGCTTGTAATTTTTTAACTTTAGATAAAATGTAATCAGCATAAATTTCTTGTAATTGTGGGTCATCTAGTGGATTTAATCCTTCTCTCTCTGCGGCATCAATTAATAATATAATACAATCTAAATTCCGACTTTCTGTCGCCATTGTCAAAGCAGTATCTCCATAAGCATTTTCAAGATTTATATTTGCACCAGCATCGAGTAAAAGTTTAACTATCTCTGGTAGACCATCACTTGCCATAATTAATGCACTATCACCATTTGATCCACCTTGAATATCAAGGTTGGCACCAGCTGTAATTAAAATTTCAACAATTCCAGTATTTCCATGCTCTGACGCTATCATTAATGCAGTTTCATCCATCTCATTTTGTAAATTTATATTAACATCTCCTTTAAGTAAAAGTTTAATAATATCTAAATTGTAATTATCATTTACCGCATTAAATTTACAAGATGCCATCAATGCAGTTGTCCCGTAAATATCAGTCATATCCGGGTCAGCACCGGCTTTAATTAAAAGTTCTACAATCTCTTTATGTCCTTCTTGTGCTGCGAATATTAATGCTGTATTACCTTTTTTTTTATTCCTTCCATTAAAAAGTATATCTTTAATATTAGGATCAGCATCTTCTTTAAATAATAACTGTTTAACCTTTCCTATATTACCACTTTTAACAGCCTTGGCAAACTCACTCATTTATATTTACTTATATTTTTTTTCATTTAATATGATTATTTATTTAAACGAATATCTATAATTATATAATAAATGGGTATTCCTGTATATTTTAAAAATATTATAAATAATTATAATGATATTCTAATTCAACAAGATTTATTTAATATAAAAATTAATAATCTTTTTTTTGATTTAAATTGTTTAATTCATCCTTGTTGTCATGGACTAACAGATGAACAAGAAATGTTTGATAATATCTATAATAATATGATTAAAATTATAAATATTATTAATCCTAAAGATTTAATTTATATTGCTATTGATGGAGTATGTCCTAGAAGTAAAATTGAACAACAAAAATATAGACGATTTAGATCTGCTAATGAACATAAATTATGGGATACAAATGCTATTTCACCTGGCACTAAATTTATGAATGATTTAAATATATTTTTAAAAAATAAATCATATCCTATTAAAACTATATTTAGTGATTCATCCAAAGCAGGTGAAGGTGAACATAAAATTATGCAATATCTTAAATTAAATAATAATAATGATATTAATATTGTTCACGGATTAGATGCTGATTTAATTATGTTATCTTTAATCAAAAATAACAATATCTATTTACTTAGAGAACGCACTGAATATAATATTGAAGGATTAAACTCTGAATATGTTTATTTAGATATTAATTTATTAAAAAAATATTTAGTAAAAGATATTAAAAAAGGTTTTGTTAAATTATCTAAACAAAATATTATTAATGATTATATATTTTTATGTTTTTTCATAGGGAATGATTTTATTCATAATACACCTTGTATTAATATTAGATATGGAGGTCTAGATAATCTATTAAAAATATATAATTTATTACAAGAAGAACATGCTGGTATATTTTATTTAATTCATAATAATAAATTAGATCTACCTAATTTTAAAAAATTAATTCATAAATTATCTTTAGAAGAAAATAAATTATTAGAAAATATATTAAATATTAGATCAAATCAACATAAAAAATTTAAAAATATATATCATGATATTTATCATTCATATTTTAATAATGAATGTTTAGATAAATATAATATTTATGATAAAGAATATGAAAGAGATTTTATGAATCATATACCTATAATTGATAGAAGAAACGAAATAAAAATATTTAATGATTTAGATATTAATTGGAATAGAAGATATTATATGTTTCAAATAAATAATCATCATAATTATAATCCAAGTTATGATGATATATTAGAAATACAAATTAATGATATATGTAAAAATTATTTAGAATCATTTATATGGACAACTAATTATTATTTTGAAGATTGTTTATCATGGAAATGGTTTTATAAATATCATTTTGCTCCTTCTGTAAAAGATTTTAATAATTATTTATTAAATATAAATGATTTAAATATTATTGAAATGGATAATGTACCATTAAAATCTATAGAACAATTACGTTTAATTTTACCTGAGAAATCATTTAATTTATTACCTAAAAATGTTAAGAAATATCCTGATTATTATTATCCAAAATCATTTAAAACAAATTATATAATGAAAAGATATTATTGGGAAGGACATCCAATATTACCTGAAATTATTATATAATATATAATATATAATAATGGAAACTGGTCAAGTCACTATTATGATGCCTGAAGTAAAAACATTTAGAGTGAGAAGAGTTGTAGTTCAAGATCTAAGTTATACTGGTGATGATGTTGATAGATTGGCATTATGGTATTATTTAAATATAAATCCAGATGCAGAAAATTTAATTATATTTATTCATGGAGACTGGCATCAAACCTATCCTCAACCATTCCATATTACTGTTGAATATGATAATGATGGTCAAAGAAGTCGTAGGTATCATATGATTAAATATCCTGATGGAAACTTTCATCCTCAAGATCAACCACCTGGCCTAGGACAGAAAAAAAATAAATATAAAAAATCTAAGAAATTAAAGAAGAAAAAAAATAAATCTAAGAAATTAAAGAAAAAATCTAAGAAATGATTATATCCCATAAGCTCCATCAATACTTTTAGTTAAATCAAAATTAAGACTATCCCATTTTTTATTAAAACATTTATTACATATTGTTAAATCTGTATATTTATGATTTCCTTTAAATGTCATAGTATCATGTTCTCTACTATGACACCAACAACATTTACCTGTAATCCAACACCATATCTTTTCAAACCAATTATACATTATATAAATTTAATTTATTTTAAATTTATATACATTATATAAATTTGATTTATTTTTAAATTTAATTTATTAAAATAAATAAATATGTTTGATACTCAAGGATCTAAAGAATTAAAAAAATTTTATTATGATTTAAAAGATAAAGTTACTATAATATTAATATTTATATATATATTAATAATATATTTATTGTATATTATATAATGGATTGTTTTAATATTGATATATTAAATTATGATGCCAATTATTTATATCCTATTATAGGATTATCCGGATTATGTATGTCTTATTTAGGTAATAAATTTGTTAGACCTACTATTTTTTCATTAGGAACTATTTTATCTATGGAAAGTTCTTATAAAGCTACACATTTGATTTTAAATCATTTTGAATATACTAAAAATGAATGTTTAATAAAAAATGTAGTATCTATAATATCTGGTTTATCAGGTGGTTTTTTATTATTAAAACTTTATAGATTAACTAATTTTTTTTTAGGATTTCTATTAGGAGGATCAAGTGGATATTTATCATATAATTTAATAAATAATCATCATTTAGAAAAAATAGAAATATATAATACAGATACATTATTATCTATAATAATACCAGGGATTTCATTAGGTATGATAGCTGTATATAATGAAAATAGAATATCTATATTAACAACTTCATTCATAGGTCCTGCATTATTATTATGGTCATTCAATGAATTCACACATTATTATAATTTATATATATTTATGTTAACATATATTAGTTTAAGTTCTTCCGGGTTTTACATACAATATAGAAAATATAAAAATGATAAAATAAAAGATACAATTAAATCTGATTTTGATATAACATATAATGGAAAAATGTAATAAATAATTTATTTATATATTTATGAGTAATGATTCTAAAAAAGATAATAAATTAAAAGGTTGCGTTATAAATACTCCAAATACATCTGAAGATCCAGATATGTGTTTAAATATTAAATGTGTTGCTGATTTAATAAAACATATAAAAGATAAAAAAAGAAAATTAGATCTATATAGAAAAATATTAGAATTGAAATATAATAGATATAAAAAATGTCATAATTTCTGGAGTATCAGTACTATATTATTAGCATCTGGTTTAACATTAGTAGAATCATGTAAATTAATTTTCTTAGATGATGATAATAATGATAGAGTATCACATGATTTTTTTGATTTATCACCTATATTTTTAAGCACAGTAATTACATGTTCATCTAGTATATTAAAATTCAAAAAATATCAAGAGAAAATGGAATTATATAATAATGTTATAGAAAAATGTGTAAATATGATTTCTAAATTAAAAAATAAAAAAGAATTATTAGAATTACAAAAAAATTGTTTTAATGATGAATTATTAGAAAGTTTATTAACATCATATAATGAAGAAATATTATCTGAATATTGTATAATATATCAAGAATCACAAAAATATATAAAAAATACCGATTATGATAAATATTCTAGAATATTAAATTATTCAGAATTACATAAATATGTTATTGAAAAAGAAAGGTTATTATTTTATGAAAAATATAAAGCAAAAATAGATGTAGATGATATAGTAAAAAAATCTAATAATTGTGTTATGAATAAATTATGTTGTTGCTGTTAATAGAGTTAATTTATATTAATTCTGAAATACATATTATATATATATTATATATAATGAATATATTAAGTTATAATGTTTGTTGGGAATGTATGACAAACGGTGTAAAAGGATTTGGAACAGCGAAAGAATTAGGAAATAAATGTAATATTAAAAAAAATTGTTTACAAAATGTAGTAGATTTAATAGATAATAATTCAGTTTTTTTAAATAAAGAATATGATTTTATTGCTTTACAAGAATCATCAAATGGTAAACAAATCTTCAAAAAAAGTAATAAATTAAATAGTAAAATATACAAACCATTATATTTTAAATCAGGGTTTGAAGATGTTATGGTTATTTTTAATAAGGAAAAATATTCATTAGTTCAAGAAATAAATGGTGATTTTGAAGAAGGTAGACCTATACAAATAATTTCTTTTATAGAAAAATCATCAAATAAAAATGTTATTTTTATTAATTTACATTATGGATTTAAAACAAAGCAAAAAAATATTATGATAAAAAAATTATCTTATTATATTGATTTATTAAATAATATTCCGAGTAATCCAGAAGTAATAATTGCCGGTGATTTCAATTATTACTGGTTCAAACAATTCTTAAATAAAAATGATATATTTTATTTTAAACCATTTTATTATAGTAAAAATAAAATATTAAAGAAAATTAAAGTGTTTTCTCATCAAAAATATAAAACGTGTTGTGATGGTGTTAATGGTAAAAATAAAATGAAAGATAATAAATATAACGGAAAATCTGATTTTATATTTTATAATAAACAAATCCCTATTAATAAAGTATTATTAGATAATTATAAATTAAATAAAATAGCATCAGATCACGCCCCCATATATACTATTCTAGATGAATTTATTAAAACAGGATCAATGAATAAAACTTTAAAAAAAAATAAAATAAAAAAAAGTTAAGATATCTTTATAATCTAATGTGTATAATTATAGTGATGGGAAATCTGATTCACTATTAATATCAAACTCTACTTCTTCAACATAAGATGACCCATTAGGAGGTACGTATGTAGATTTATCACCAGTATTTACATTAGCTTTCTTAACAAATGGTTTAAAATCTTCTACTTCTTCATAAGTGATAGGGATAGTTCTTTCATCAATACCAAATCTATTAAATTCATAATTATCAAGAGTTCTAGGTTGTAATCCTTTATCAAAATTAAACTTACCCATGACTCTAATAGGTCTATCTACTTCAGAAATAATATCAATATATTTACATTTAAGATCAAAAATTTTAATAATTTCTTTTTTTAAATCCAACATAGTTCCATCATTAGAAAATTGGATAGTGTTTTTGTTATCATCTTTTACAACAATAAATGTAATCATCTTTTAATTATATTTGTTAAGTTATTTTTAAATCAAAATTTTTTTATATAACTAATATTTATGATAATATGAATATTCATATAATTTATTATTATTAGATATTGTTTTGAATCTAAAATACACCGAATTAAATCCCGATTTTTCATAATAAGTGTGTTTTATTTCAAATATATATTCACCACTATCATAATCAATATCTACTTTAGTTGAATAATTATCATGAGGATTATTATAACAATATGATTCAAGAGTATAACAATCATATCTTGCAAATATGAATTTATCTGATGTATCTGAATAAAGAATGTAATTTTTATTAAATAATATATCAAATAAGTCATCTTCTATTATAATTTGATTATAAGACATGTTAATTAATTTTTCATAAATATTGTCTTTTGTAAATTTAAAATGTTCAGACATATTAACAAATTGTCTTGTTTTTTCTAAAGAATCAACTTTAACATGTGTCTTATGATTAATAATTTTTCTTATATTGTCTTCATTTAATAATGTATCTTCATCTGGTTTAATTATGTTAGAGTTCAATAAACTAATTACATGTGAATTTTCAATAACACCCCTATGTGTTTTATAGTAATAATTACCTTTAACATATGATGTTTCTTCTGATATATCATTTATTTCATAATAACTATAACCTATACTATTATCTTCATCTATCTTATCTTCATCTTCATCTATTTCATCACCGCTACTACTAGTATCATCATCGCTTATATCACAAATATTATCTATCATTAGATAATAATTATATGATAAATTTTTAGTTGGTCTCCTTTTGAAAATATTATTAATATTTTTATAAACTATTTTACATGTTCTTCTATCTTTACACATCATCCATGTTTGTGGATTTTCAACAATAACATTTGTAATTATGGGAATGTAATTTTCTAATCTTTTCTTAACTACTTTTTCTCCTATCATTTCAAGGATATCATTACAAGGTATAAATGTTGATCCTAAATGATTCATAGTTATAATTTTATTATAAATTACAATTATTATTTTAAAATCAAATTTTTTTATATAACTAATATTTATAATGGGTAAAATATGTTTAACGTGTGAAGTTACTAAATCAATGAATCAAGCAGAATTAGAAAAAGTAATTCCTGATTGGTATAAAGAAATTGGTAATTATTCTTTATTACCACCATTTCTTAATAATAATGATAAATATAATGCTAATAAAAGAACATTACAGATTCTAAAACCTAATATTACTAATTATGAAGTGAATATTAAAGTAGAAGATAAACCAAATACATGGATATGTTATTGGGCAGCTGAATATACTAAAGATTTTATGAAAATTAAATCAGCAAAAGATGCTTATAATACTTTTAAAAATCATGGATTAGTTAAAACTAATTCAAAAGGTCTAGCTACGTTTGTATTAAATTGTCCTCAACCATATTCTGTAGATGATATAACATATCCTAGACATGTTCATTATTGTTTATTAAATAGAGATAATTTCTGGAGTGATAATATTAAAACATTGATAGTATCATGTAAAATTAATTTTGAAATAATGAGAAAATATGTTAATGATAAATGTCATATATTATTTAATGCATTACCTAAAGAAAATTTTAATAGATGCCATATACCTAATAGTTATAGTTTATCTGTATCATTATTAGATAAATCTTCTTCTAAAGAAAAACAGAATAAAGTAAAACAAATTATTCACAGAGTAATAGATAATTATCCCTCTATAAATAAATCTTTAAAATCTAAGAAAATAACAATTTATAATTTACCAATAGTTGTTTATTGTGCTCATAGTAAATGTCATGCTTCAGAGAAATTAATAGAACATTTAATAGATGCTGGATTTGTAAATATATTAGAATATCCGGGTGGAACTAAAGAATGGAAATTAAAAGAAAAAACTTCTATGCCTGATACTTGTTTCTTTTCAGATGAAGGTCAATCAGGTGGTAAAATACAAGAAATAAATATTAAATTAAATGAATCTGATGATAAAGAAGATAATAAAGGATCTAAAACTGATAAAAAGAAACTATCTAAATCTAAAAAAAAAGATAAAGATGATTTAGAAAAAGTAGAAGATGATGTAGAAGAAGAAGATGAAGTAGAAGAAGAAGTAAAAGAAGAAGTAGAAAAAGAAGTAGAAGAAGTAATTAAAAGGAAAAAAACAGTAAATAATGAATATGATTTATATGGAAAACAAGAAAAACTTATTTATGAAGATATTATATATAATCATGATGTTGAAACAGATGAAATATTTAATAAATCTAATGAAAATGTTGGAACATTAAAAGGAATAAATATTGAATGGAATTCTAATGAAGATAAGAAAAATCATATATCTGCCAAAGAAAATTTTAATGAAGAACTTATTAGTTCATCTGAAGATGATGATAATGATTCATCCGATGATAGTTCTTCATCTGATGAAGAAATATTTGAAGATATTAAAAATATAAAAAAAGATGTAGATAATATTAAATATAGAAAACATAAATTAAGTTTAAAATGTATGAATGATGTTACACCAAAAGTATATAATGAGAAATTTAGAGGATGGGGCTTTACTTATTGGGGTTAATAAATTTGAATATTTAAATAAAATTTATTTAAATAAATTATAAATTATGAATAAAGAAAGATGTTCATTCTGTAATAAAAAACTTAAATTAATTTCATATTCTTGTAAATGTAATGGTAAGTTTTGTCAAAAACATCGTTATACTCATTCACATAATTGTAAAAGTCTAAATAAAAAAATAGAAGAATCTAAAAAAAATCTTGAAAATAATAATCCTGTTGTAAATCATTCTAAAGTTATTAAAATATAATTAAATATTATTACCTAAAGTATTCTGTAATTTTTTTACAGCTTTTTGCACTCTTAATTCATCCATTTCTATATCATTCACTAGAAACTTAATTAATCCTCCCATATCCTTATTTGGCTTACTAATAACTAATTCATTAACATTTATTTTATCCTTATACATCATAAATATTTTATATGATTTATTAAATAATTCAGCATAATTATCAGGAAATTCATATTTATCTTTATATGTTTCTATAATTTCTTCGACTGTATTATGTTTTTTTATCATTTTTAATGCTGTTGTATTACCTACTTTAGGAACATTAGAACAATAATCACATCCACATAAAATACAAAATTTAATAAATTGATCATCAGTTAAATTAAATCCTTTAATCATTTCATTATAATTAATAATTGATATAATATCAGGTCTTTTTAATGATTTATCTAAACATGTTCTGATTAAATTAGGACATCCATATACCATTGTATCCATATCTTCTGTTAATACATAATCTACAAATCCAACTCTACATAATTCTGAAGCAATTGCTTCACCTTCACCTACATCATTATGAATATATGATACACCCATATAATCTAATAGTTTCTTAACATTATCTATCATAGATTTAGTTAATCTTAATGTAGATTTTTCTAATTCATTTTTTTCATCAACATTTTGACAAGCATCCATTTTATCTTTAGCATCTTGTGCTTTTTTCTTTCTACCATCAACACATTCTTGTTTCATATCAGGTGGTTTCCCATCAAATATAAATATTAATTCAATATTTAATGCTAAATATTTTACTAATTTATAAAATAATCCTGTAATATGATTTGTAATTTCTCCTTTTTTATTTTTTAATAGTTTATGTCTTAATAATTGTTGATAAATAATTAATGAAGCATCTACTGCTATTTTCTTACCCGATAGTTTATATAGATTCTCATGTGTAATTGAATTTGGTGATTCTCTTTTAATGATTTGTGTAAGTGATTTAATACCCATTGTGTATTTTATATAATTAATTTATTTAATTAATTTCAAATTTATTTTTTAATTTTCCTAGCCTCGTCCAATACCAATTTAGTTAATTGTATGTTTGAATTAAAAAATTGATCCTCTGATAGATTATTAAACCACTGATATTCAATATTTTCTAAAATTATATCGTAAGGTAACGTTATAAATATAATATTGTCTTTATCTTTAAACTCTAAAGGCTCATAACCATAGAATTGTTTAGTTTTAATCATATTATTTCTTATATCTACATTACCTGTGTGAGTGCAATCAAAATGAAAATGATTATTAGGTTTTAAATCTGTTAAAACATTTGATAATAAATCTTCACCTGTTGTGCTATTTATAAAATTATCTTTCTTTAAATTATCTAACATTTTATCTTTGTATAAAGTAATAACAGGATTATCTTTTTTAGCAGAAATTACATAATTACCTGGATTATATTTATTATTACATGAATTAATTACTCGTTCAGAACCTCCAAAAGTAATTAAATCATAATTAAATTTTAATTTATACATTATCTCATCCATACTTTTCATTACTAAAGTAGCCGGTGATAAAAATAATCCACCATATTTACTCAATAACATTGCTCCTACCAAATCAGTTCTAAATTTTAAAGGATATCTTGATTCAGCATTCATTTCAATGGGAAATTCTGGTAAATATTCTTTAATATTATCAGGTGTAACTACATGAAAAGCATTATATTTCTTATTAATTTTATTATTCATAATTTGTAAACAAAAATTAAATAATATAGGAAAATTTTTATTCTTATTTAATAATTGTATATTAATATCTTTATCTAATGTTTCTGGTTCTTCTAAATATGTCCAAATTAATTGTTTCTCTATGTGTTTAGTAGGTTTATTCATTCTATTCCCAATTTCTGTAATTAAAGGATGTATCTGATTATTATATAATGAATTAAATATATCTGTATATAAAAATACCCCTATCAACATTATTGCTATAAATACTAATACTAAAATGTTTTTTTCCATTATATATAATTATATATAATATTTTAATTAGAACATAATGGACAATTTATTTCTTTTTTCTTCTTAAACCAATCATTTATACATTTATAATGATATATATGCCCACATTCTAATATTTTTATCTTATTACCTAATACCATATCTTCTAAACATATTATACATTCATTATTTTCAAAATCTTTTTCTAAAATAATATAATCAACTGATTTATTATTATTATTATTATTATTATTATTATTATTATTATTAGTATGTTTTTTTAATATATAATTACATAAGTTAAACATATAAATATATAATATTTATTTATTTAATATGACCTTTGATGTTTTAATAAACAATACAATAAAAGATCTAAATACCGAGTTAAAAAAAGATAAAAATATGAATTTTATTAAATATGAATTATTAAATCCATTAATCGAACATATTATTAAAGAATTATATCCATATTTCTTAAAAATTATTATTGTAATTGTAATTTTATTTATATTAATAATATTTATTATTGTTCTTAATTTAAGAATAATTTATCATTAATATATATATATTAAATAAATGAGTGAATTCAATAATAATATTATTCAATGGATGGATCACGATAATGAAATTAAACAATATAATGAAAAAATTAAAGAACTTAAATCTAAAAAATATACATTAGAATCTAATATATTATTACATATTGAAAATAATGATTTAAAAGGTAATATTTTTAATTTACCTTCTTATTCATCTAAATTACAATATAATTCTAATAAATCATATGAAACTATGACTAATAAATATTTAACTGAAAAATTTACTAAATATTTTAATGATCCTGTTAAAGCAATAGAATTATTAGAATTTTTAAAGAATGAAAGAAAATTTGAACATAAAGTTAGTTTAAAAAGAAATTAATTTATTTTTATTTTTATTTTTATGTTTTTTATCAGATGGTAATGGTAAAGTCGATGAACGAACTTCATTTATTTTACCACAAATTTTACATTTAAAATATTTATATTTACCTTTTTCTCCTACCGGACATTTATCCCATTTATGTTTACAAGTATTTTGTATATCTTTATTAATTTCCTTATCTATTTTTTTCATTTTATTCTTTTTTATACATGAACGACAATTCGGATTAACACCTTTAAATTTAGTTTTATATTTTATATTACAGGTATTACATTCTCTTTCTATTAATATAATTGGTTTACATTTTTTACATAAGGGATTTTTACCTTTATAAGTTGATATATAATTATCTTTACAATTTTTACAAATCATTGTTCTTTGACCTGGTTTTAAAAGGCTACCTAAAACTGTTATTATTTTATCATCTATCTCGATATTATTAGCGCAAGGTCTTCCTAATATCATATCTTTTTTAGATACATTTATTTCTTTAGCACGCTTAATAGCATGTCTTGTAGGGAATCCTCCACAATCCACTGGTTTATCATAATATTCTCCAGTATTATCATCTAAGATTTCAGCACTATATTTATTCTTGAATTTTTCCATTTATATTATTTATTAAATTATATTTAATATATTATTTTTTATTCCTACCATAAAATTCAAATTCAGTATTTTTATATATTTTATCTACTTCTTTATTTACTAATGCTTTATAATTATGTCCTGTTATAGCATCATCATAATTTATTAATGCTAATGCTGGATAATAATATCCATTTATTAATTCAGGATATTTCCATCTTATTCGTTTTAATTCAGTATCAATTGTTTTTTTCTTATTTTTAACTGGTATTACATCTATTAATTTTTTAGCTATTGTCGCATTAGGTATATAATATCCAAAAGCACCCATCATAGATAATTCATTCTCAGACATTAAATTTATACCTTCTTTTAATTTAAGTTTATTCAATCTATTCTTTTTAAAACTTTTTATATCTTTCTGTATTTTAGGATATAATTCACCACCTATATATATAAATTTATCACCTACTATATTATTTAATTTCTTAAAATCTTTTATATATACATCATCTTCTATTATAACTATATTTTTTAAATCTTCTTTTATTATTTTTTTCCATATATTATAATGATCTTCTGTAATCGCTATATTTTTAAGTTTAGTATTTCTATTAACATTATGATAAAATGAATATTCATTCTCAACTTTTTTAGTTATTTTAGTTTTAGGTGTTGCTTCATATATTTCATATAATTTATTTTTCTTATATTTTTCTCGCCTTTCTTTATAAAATGATAAAACAAATATTTTATTTATTTTATTATTAGATTTAGTAGTTCTTTTCTTGGTAATTTTTCTTTTCTTAGATTTACGTTTAGTTTTATTTAAACGCATTATATATAATATAATATATAATATAAATGAAAACATTTAAAGATTTTCCTGATTTTAAACCTAATTTAACACCACAACAAGTTCTTAATATGGGTTCTTTTGGTGGAACATATTTTAGACCTATATATTCTTCTGTAACTAAAAAGAAATATACATCAAATGAAGCTATTAAAGAATATCCTAAATCATGGTTTAAAGGTATTAATATTGAAAAAATGGTTATATCACCTAATTATGATAAAAAAGTAAATAAATATAAAGTAAAATGTGGTTCTTCTTTAATTGATTGGGAAAAATCAGGATGGATGAATAAACAAGATCCATATGGCTGGTTTCAATGGTATTGTAGATTTTATAGAGGTAGAAGAACAGATGACGATGAAAGACAAGTTAAAAGATGGTTAGCATTAGCTGGACCAAATGGTCGATTTAAAAAAAGATTAGTTAATATGATTAAAGATAAAGGGACAACCTTAAATGATGAATCAGTTTCACCAGTAATTAGACAAACCTTACAACATTGGGGTTATAAATTAACTCAGAATGATTTAAAATAATATATTTAATATATTTAATATAAATTTGATTTAAAATTAACTTATTAAATATATATATATGGTTAAATTAACAGAAAATGAATTAAAATTAGTTAATGATATAATAGATAATAATAAATCTTTTAAATTTAATCAAAATAACCCTAAAAGACTAGGTGCATATAATAGATATGAATTATACAAATCTTCTACAAATTATAAAGAATTTATAAATGCTGATGGTAAACGAGATGACTTTAAAAATGATTATAAAAAAGGGTTTATAACATTAGATAATCTTTCTAATTTAGAAAATAATAATTTAGTAAATAATAATTTAGAAAATAATAATTTAGAAAATATTAATTTAGAAAATAATAATTTAGAAAATATTAATTTAGAAAATAATAATTTAGAAAATAATAATAAATATAATTTTATTCTAGGGAATTGTTTGGAAGTATTAAAAGAAATACCTGATAAAACAATATCATTAATAATTACATCACCACCTTATAATATAGGATTAAAATATAATAAGTATAAAGATAAAAAACCTAGAGAACAATATTTAGAATGGATTTATGATATATTTGTTGAATTAAAAAGAGTATTAAAAGATGATGGGCATATATTTCTTAATATGGGATATACTAATAAAGATCCTTGGATTTCAATGGAAGTAGCTATGAAATTAAAAGACTTGTTCATATTACAAAATAAAATAACATGGGTTAAATCTGTTCATATAAATGGTGTATTAAATAAAAATAGTGATGAAAGGGTTGATAAAACATTTGGTCATTTTAAAAATATTAATTCTGAAAGATATATTAACGTGACTAATGAAGATTTATATCATTTTACGAAAAATGATAAAGTAACAGTTAATAAGAAATCTGTAGGCGTTCCATTTGAATATAAATGTAATTTAATTGATAGGAAAACAGGTCAACATAAAATAGATAAAAAAACAGGACAACCTATGGAAGATAAAAGATGTAAGGGAAATACATGGTTTATCCCTTATAAAACTATCACATCAAAAAAAGATAAAGGTGAACATCCAGCTATATTTCCTGAAGAATTAGTAGAACATTTTATTAAAATTTCAGATATAAAAGAAGGTTCTGTATTGGACCCGTTTTGTGGAACAGGAACAACTGTAAATGTAGCTAAAAAAATGAATAATTTAGAAAATAGTAAATATAATTTATCGGGTATAGGTATTGATATTGATGAAAAGTATATTAATTATTGTAAAGAAAGAATTAAAGGTTAATATACATTTCTTTGTTATTAGATTCCCATTCACATTTTAATGTTACTTCTAAATTATATAAATCTATTACTTTAGGTGGACGTTCATTATCTAATTTACCATCAATATGGATAAATCCAATTAAAATATGTGGTAAGTTTTTTTCTACTTTATCCAATGTTGATATATAAAATGTTCTTAAAGTAGAATAAATATTATTTTGTGCTGCAAATTTTATTTCCAAATACATATCATTTGTTTGAAGGTCAGGATATCCTACAGATTTTGAAAAACCTTTAATATCTGGATTTTTAAATCTTTTTTCCATATCATTACCACATTCATTATATCTTTTTCTAATCGAACCATCTAAATTATGAAATAAATTACCATTCACTTCTATTTGATATTTTTGAGCTTCGTTTGCATATTTTGTTGCACATGACATATTTTCATCAGTTGCTTTAACCATATTATGTCCAGTTTCATTAAATAATAAATCTCTTAATAATATTTTATCACCATGTTTATGTGTGCGTCTTTCTATTTTTAAAGAATTATTCAATTCTTCACACTCTATACATTTTTCTTCATATAATTTTTTATAGTCCACGATTTGATCTAACATTATATTATTATTATTTATAATTATAATTTAAATTTATTCAAATTTATTTTTTCTAATATATATTATAAAAAATGAAATCTGGATTAAAATGTGTAATTAATGCTTGTATTTTCGCAGTTATTTTAAATCTTGTTTTACCTAGATTATTTACTATGAATCTAACTGATGAAGAAAAAAAACCTAAAGGTTGTCCATCTAAAATGTCTATGAAATCACAAATTATGCATATGTTATATCATCATTCAAGAGCACCCATAAGCACATCTTTAATATTAGTTATATTTGTTTCTCTATCCATCACTTTAGGATATAATTTTAAAATACTTAGATAATTTAAATATTTAATATTATAAATGACATTACCTAAAAAATATTATTCTAAATTATCTAGAAAAGATAAAAAAAAACAATTAAAATCTCTTAAAAAATCACAAAAATCTTATAAAAAAGGTAAATATTTTACTAGACCTAAATTAAAATCGTTTAAAGAAAAGGAATCATCATGGACACAAAAATTTCATAAATTACATCCTGAAGCTAAAACTCTAAAACAAATATCAGATGCTACAGGTATTGCTAAACCAGCATTATCTGCGGTTAAAAGAAAAGGTATGGGAGCATATTATTCTTCTGGTTCTCGGCCTAATCAAACAGCAGAATCATGGGGTTTAGCAAGAATGTATTCATATATTTTAGGCGGCCCTACCAGAAAAATTGATAACCATATCACTAAAAAATATAATGTTAAATTCAAATATTAAAAAATTTACATAAACCAACCTGTAATCGCATATCTATTATTACATTTAACAGTATTTATATAATGAGGCCTTTCTTCTGATTTTATATCCATTAATACTAATTTATTATATTCTGGATATATTGGTATATGAATACCTGATTTGGTAATTATATTTAAATCTCCTCCACACCTTTTATCCCATGTTTCATTCAAATATATTATAAAAGCATATCTTCCTAAATTTGTATCATTATGCACTGATAAAAAATCACCTGGTTCAAACTTAGATATAAATATATCTGTTGTTTTACTTATCTTATTACCAGTTAATTCAGATATTTGTTTTAAAACTTGTGGACTATTTAAATATTCATTTATCTCTTTTAATATTAAAGCATCATTTTTATATTCATATTTTGAATATGAAAATCTATTAGAATTTAATAATTTTAATGAATTATATCTTCTCGATTTTATATCATTATTATGTTTTATTTTATCATTACCTATATTTGTTGTATATAACCATTCTTTATCATTTAATATTATTTTATTTATTTTTTCTATAAAAGATTTATCTAAAAAATCATATTTATAAATATAAAAAGATTCACAATATAATTCATACAATATGAATAAAAATATTATAAAAATAAAAATTAATATTAATTTCATATATAATATTAAATATAATTAAATCTTAGATATGATAATATTAGATAATCTACTTAATGTAGCTACATTTTTATCATTCTTATAATCATTTATATATCTAATTGATTTAATACCTGATGCTGCCATTATTTTAAAACAATTAATACAGGGATAATGTGTAATATATGCTGTTGAATTATAACAACTTACACCTCTTTTAGCACAATCAGCTATAGCATTTTGTTCAGCATGAACCGTTGCTTGTTCATGATTATTCTCAACTATTGATTCATGAACTAATCCCGGTAAAAATCCATTATATCCCTGTGATATAATTCGATTATCATTAACTAATAAACATCCCACTTGTAATCTATGACAAGGTGATCTTAATGCTGTATTTTCAACTATTATTTTAAAATATTCTTCCCATGATGGTCTTATATTTAAATTCATTTAATATAAATATTTTTTATATATTTAAGTATATTTTAAGAATATATTATGAAATTATGAATAACACTATCATACAAGATAATAAATTAGAAGAAAACGATATTATAATAACTATTTTAGGAATATTAGGAACAGTATTAACAACAAGTATTTATACTCCACAAATATATAAAAGTTATAAAGATAAAAAAGTAGAAATATCATGGATTATGTTATCACTTGAACTTACATCTGATATTGTATGGATATCATATTATTATTTAAATGAAATATATTATCCAATATTAACTGGCACATTAATTTTTTCATTCGCTTCTACATTAGGTTTTATGAAATATCATTATAATTTATGATTTATAAATTTAAATACATTTTTATTCCCATCAAATATTAAATATTTTAATCCTGGTCCATATTCCTTATATATTTTAATATTTTTTTTACATTTATTCATTGTTTTATTCTTTGTTTTATTCTTTGATTTATTCTTTGTTTTATTCTTTGTTTTATTCTTTGATTTATTCTTTGTTTTATTCTTTGATTTATTCTTTGTTTTATTCTTTGATTTATTCTTTGTTTTATTCTTTGATTTATTCTTTGTTTTATTCTTTGTTTTTTTTGTCCTTCTTGGTTTATTAGACATATATAATAAATTATAAAAAAATGATAAATGTTATTTAATAAATATCTATAAATGATTTACAATATGTTCATTTACAAATCCCATGATTTTTTCACAACATTCATCCCAAAATAACTTATCAAAATCATATTCTACTTCATTACTATCTTCATTATAACATTCAATATGTAATGATTTTTCTTTACCAGTCATCCACATATATGCGTTTAATTGAACCTTTTCATAATCAGGAATCATATTAAATAATCGCTTGGTCCTATTCTTTGTTTCAACTAAATATTCATCATTCATACCATCAATTTTACCTCTGATAATGATCTGATATTGTCTATCCGGGTCAACATATAATACTTTATCATACATTTGAACATTCCTATTATTAATTACAATATTACGTTTAACTTGTGTCTTATTTAAATTATTATCTTCTTTAACATTTCCTCTTCTCATTCTTAAATCTTGTTTTACTGATGATTCTAAACATTTACTTACAGTTGGCATTGATTTAATCACTTCATCAACCTTTTTCTTTGACATATCCTCAGATATCTTTTCATTTAATGATTTAGCCATTACTTGTTTCTTAATAATATTTTCTACTTGTTTTATAGAACTTTTATCATCTATATTAAGTTCTAATTTAATATTTTTAAGATCTTTATCCGATAAAGATAATAATTTTTCTTCTATCTTAGATTTAGGAATATATTTCTTAACAATACCTGATCTATTTAATACAGTATCAATAGGTTTAGTAATAGGTTCATATTTATTATGACCCGTAATAATAGATAGTTCACTCGCTACAATCTTAATATCTTTCATTTTTTACAATTATTATTATATTATTATTATTATAATTTTTATACTTAAATATTTTCAAATTTATAATTTTTTTTTTATACATATATATATTATAATGCCAAACAAATTATCAATCGTTCATAAAAAAAATATATCCAAAAGTTTAAAAAAATATCATACTACTTGCTGTAAATCAAAAAATATTGTAGAAAAAAAAAAACTAAATAAAGAAATTAAAAGATTAAAAGTAATGTTAAAATCTAAAAAAGCTAAATCCAAATCTAAAAAAACTAAATCAAAATCCAAAGCTAAAAAAGCTAAATCTAAATCTAAAACTAAATCAAGTTATCATACAGCTAACTAAACAAACTCTATAATTTTATTATATGTGTTTGTTAATTTCTTAATTTCATTAATATTTATATTATATTTCTCTTTTAAAAAATCTATATAATTTTTATCATTTAATTTATTAATTAAATATAATATATTTATATTTAAATCGTTATTATAGATATGTCTTTCGTTAGATATATATATAAGTGATTTACTTATATATTTATTATTTATTACCTTTTTACAATCAATATTATTTTTTAAATAATATTTAGGATAAATTATAGATAAAATAGTATAAAAATCATATAAATCTATATGTCTTTTTATATAAAAAGTATTAACATTTTCTGCTAAATAACTTGTTTTATATATTTTAATAATTTTATCTAAATCATCTGTAATATAATGAATATTATCTAATATATCAAAATAAAGATTATTTAAATTTTGTGAATATCTTATTATATCTGAAAAATCATTAGTATTATATATCTTATTTATTGTATTGTCTATAAAAGTATCTTCATAATCATATAAATCTTTTAAATTATTATTTAAATTTAATATATTTATATTTGATATTATATTATTTATTTTTGAATCTGATTTTTTTATTAAATTATTTATTTCATTATCATTTAATTTAATTTTTTTTAAAGATAAATATTTATTAGTTATATTAATTATATTCTTATGGGAATAATTTATTTCTATGAACTTTGAATTAGATAATATTTTTTTAAAATATTTATGATTTATATTAGATGATATAAATATAATAGGATGATTTTGTTTATAATTATTTAATTTAGATATATATGAAATTATATCATTTAAAATAGATTTATTATGTTTTAAAAATAATTCTAAATTATCAAATATAATAGCATTATATTGATAATTATTATTAAACATCATTAATATATTTTTTCTACCTAATGCTTCATCAATATATTGTTTTATATTTACTTTTTCTTTAAAAAAATCTATATTGATATGAATTATTTTATATTTATTTAAAATACATTCTGCTAAACTTGTTTTTCCACTAGAATCTTTACCATGTATAAATAAAAATTGTTTCTTATAATCTTTATTTATCCAATTATTTAAAAAAGTTATTTCTTTTTTTTTTAAAAAAAAATCATTAATAGTTAATTTGTTCATAAAATATTATATAATTTATTCTTTATATTTTATTATTAAGATCCTATAGTCATGTTATTTCTTTCAGATAAATCATGTGTATAATTCTCTCTATAATTACTTTTCGGTAGATCCATTAAATTAGGCATATTATTAATATCTTTTAAATATTTATTATGCATATCATAATTACTATATATTTTTCCCAAACTATATTGAACAACCATATCATTTAGTTTTATTATTTGTTCTTTAATTTCATCAAGTGATCTCGCAGCTGAATTACTATATTTTAAAAATATTCCACGCATTATTGTTAATAATATATTATTAGATTGATAATCTATTTTTATATCCTTTTCTTTAAAAAATTCATATCTAATTAATTTTTGAATATTCATAATATTATCATCTGAAAAAAAATACTTACTTAAATATGTTTCTTCTAATACACCACTTAATATATTATCAGCACAATGAACTGTCTTACCTGGTGTTAATTTAATATCATTATTAACCATTACATGATCTAAATTATCCTTATGTTCATATATTTTTGGCATTAAACCATTATTAAAATTAATTGGTGGTTCATTATTATCAAAATTGCTCATCAATTATATACTATTATATATATTTAATTTCTATGTTTTTTCATATATTCTAATAGTTCATCTAATTCTTCCATCCACATATCATTAATAGTTTTATTTAATATTATATTAATATCTTCATTTATTTTATTTAATTCATTATTTAATTCTTCTACTTTATCTGTTGTCATTGTATAAATTGGCATTTTTATTAAATAATCATATTGATTTTTAATTATATTAAATTCTGTTACTTCAGATATTATATTAATTGGTGAATCATATAAATTATATTCTTTGTCAAATAATTGTTTTAATAATTCATTCTTACTACATTCAGATATATTAATAGTTTTCTGAATTACCTCATTAATAAATCTCATTTTATTCTCTAAAATTAATAATTTATTTTTTAATTCATTTAATATATATTCTTTTCTTTTAATATATATAGCTGTTCTAACTCTATAATGTTCATCTAATATTTGATATGGATTTTCATATTTTTGAATTACATTATCTTTATTATAAGCATGAATATTTGTTAATGATATATTTGTTACTAATTTTAATTTCTTTTCAAATGGACTAAATCCATCTTGCGGTGTAAATATCTTTTCATATAAGAATTCATCCGATAATGTAATCTTAATATTTATATCCTTTTCTGTAGAATGATTATCAAAATCAACTATCATATCTGATTTCTCAGATAATATATTATCTTCTAAAAATCTTATATATTTATCAGTCCATTCACCTACCGGCAATTCTGTGATAATTAATTTATTATCATGTAAATCATATAATCCTTTAGAAATATAATTCTTATCAGATATTTTAATAATTTTACCTTTAAAACCTTTGTAATAAGGATGCATCATTTTATATTTCCCATCAATAATTTTCTTTTTAATATTATTAATTACTTCAACTGGATTATATTTAGGAATATTTGTGCTCCATCCTGTTCCAATACCTAACATACCATTCACTAATACCATCGGTATTATTGGCACATAATATTCAGGTTCTACTAATAACCCATCATCATCTAAATAATTTAATAATGGTAAATCTTCTTTTCTATATATTAAATCTGTAATTGGATTAATTTCTGTATGAATATACCTAGATGATGCCGCATCTCCACCACCCATAATTCTTGTCCCAAATTGTCCATTAGGCATTAACAGATTAATATTATTAGATCCTACAAAATCTTGTGCCATACCTATAATAGCACCTTGTAATGAACCTTCTCCATGATGATATGCCGCATGCTCACTGACATATCCTGATAATTGTGCTACTCTAATTTCTGAATATAATTTTCTCTTAAAACATGAATATAAAATCTTTCTTTGTGATGTCTTTAACCCATCTATACAAGAACCTATAGACCTACTTGTATCTGAATTAGAGAAATGAATTAATTCTTTATTCACAAAATCATCTATATTTGTTTTCTTAATATTATAATCTAAGATTTCTTCTCTATTATATTTCTTTAACCATTCTTTTCTTGAATCTGCTAATCCTTTATTAAATGCTAAATTTACTGATTCATCTGTTTTATCATTTACAGCATAATCATTTACTTTCAATTCTCTAAAATATTGTTTCGCTTCTTGTGCTGTCGATGTTCCCAATCCCTTATAATATTTAATATTAAATTTATTAGAATTATTAGTTTTCTTTTTCCAATTCTCATAATCTGTTAATGTATAAAATGGTTTAATAGTTTTCTTTAATGATACTTTTACAATCGGTGTAATCATATATGAAATGAAATCAAAATTTAATAGTTCTGGCCATAAATAATGAAACATATTAATCAATAATCCTTTAATATGAAATCCATCATGATCCTGATCAGTCATTATCATAATTTTTCCATATCTTAATGATTTTATATTTGTATATTTTTTATTACTCTCTAACCCTAATATTTTTTTTATATTTACAATCTCCGCATTAGCATTAATTTGTTTTACATTTGCTTCTCTGACATTTAATACTTTACCTTTCAAAGGAAATACTCCATATTTATCTCTACCTACTTCAGATAATCCAGCAATCGCCATAGACTTTGCTGAATCTCCCTCAGTTAAGATTAAAGTGCATTCATGTGATTTCTTTGTTCCTGCCCAATTAGCATCATCTAACTTAGGAACAATAATCTTATTTTTCTTTTTACCATCTGTTTTCTTTAAATCTTTATTATCATTTTTATTATTCGCATCTAAGATCTTATCAATTAATTCATTATTTGAACAAACCTTTTTCATAAATTTTACCGATACTTTAGGTTTAGAACCAAACTTACTTTGTGATGTAATACATCTTTCTTTTGTTTGTGAATCAAATGATGGATTTTCAATTACACTATTAATATATAATGACATATATCTTCTAATAACTTTATCTTTTATTTCTTTCTTATGTTTTTTCTTAATGAAATCAATTATACCATTAGATATTTGTTTAGCAATACATTCAACATGAGAACCACCCTTACTTGTGCAAATACCATTTACAAATGATACTTGTTCAAATGTATCATTATGAGATACTGAGAAGATTACATCCCATCTATCAGATATAGTTTCTTGTGTTAAAGAACTAGGTGAATTATTATATAATTTAATATAATCTAAGAAAGATTTAATTTTAATTTTTTCATCATTTAAATAAACATTAATAGATTTATCAGTAATTCCTGCTATATCATAAATTCTACGATACATTAAATTAATCATATCTTCTGAATATTTTTGTAAACCAAATCTTTTAAAATCAGTTTTCCAAATAATTTTAGTATAAGGTTTTGCTTGACATTTCTTAATAATAGGTTCATTACATTTAGTCATATTATTTTCCCAAGTTTGGGTATATTTTAATTTATTAATATGATCAACAGTTTCTATAGTGAATGATTCAGAAAAGATATTTGCTAGCTTTGCTCCATATCCATTTTTACCACCAACAATTCTTTTTTCATCTTTTTTATAATTAGATGATGTTAATAATTCTCCAAAGATTAATTGAGGAATATATATTTTTTCTTTTTCATGTTTTTTTATAGTAATACCATTGCCATCATTTATTACAGTAATTGAATTATCTTCATTAAAATTAATTTTAATATTAGAAACTTGGATAATATTTGGACCTTCTTGACCTTGTAATCTGACAATTTGATCCCGAGCATTTACTAAAATCTCATTAAAGATATTTAGTAATGCTGGAATATATTCAATTTCTTTAAAGACAATATTATCATTATTTTTAATAGGTAGAACTTCATTAATTACATCAATACCACCGACATATGTATCAGGTGTGTCATAGATATGTTGTCTGAGTTCTTTCTTTTCATATTGTTCTGCCATTTTTATAAATATATAGTTGATTTTTTTAAATATTAAATTATTTTTCAAATTTTTATTTTATATTTTATCAATATTTATAGTTCTTTGAAATATTTAATGAATTTTATGAAATATTTATAAAATATTTGATGAATTTTATGAAATATTTTGAATTTTTATAAAATATTTGGAATTTTTATGAAATATTTTGAATTTTTTTGAATTAATTAATTAATTTCTCCAAAATTTTTTTCTATGTTATATTATAAAAACAAAAAATGGGAGGAGGATTAATGCAATTAGTAGCTTATGGCGCACAAGATATTTACCTTACTGGAAACCCGCAAATTACTTTCTTTAAAGTTGTCTACCGCAGACACACTAACTTCTCTATGGAAGCTATTGAGCAAACATGGAATGGGAATGATGGTACCAGCAGTTCAGGAAGGTGTTCTGCCACTATTTCCCGTAATGGTGATTTAGTTCACAGAATGTATTTAGAAGTGGCAGCAGCCGGGACTGACAATGTTTTTAATCCAATGGCTTCAGCCATTAAGGATATAGAATTAGAAATAGGGGGTCAAAAGATTGACAAACAAACAGGGTTATGGATGAATGTATGGGCTCACTTAAGTGAACCTAATCCATCTGGAAAAACTGGAAAAACAACTGGTGCTGGTACATCTGATGGAACATTATTCCAAAATATGAGTGGTATGGGCGGTTTAGATGCGGCGACACACGCTGTGCATTTTTTTACACCAATTCAATTTTGGTTTTGTCGTAATCCAGGACTTGCCCTTCCTTTAATTGCACTTCAATATCACGAAGTTAAAGTTATTCTTAATCACGACTTTACCTTATTGTCGGACCAGACACCTTTGCTAACTACTCAAAAATTATGGTGTGATTATATTTACCTCGATACCGATGAAAGACGTAGATTCGCTCAAGTTTCCCATGAATACCTTATTGAACAGGTACAAGAACAAACAATCGACGTTGCGGCTAAATCTGCTGATTTAAATTTTAATCATCCAGTTAAAGAATTAATATGGTGCGAGACTGCGATAGATGACGCGACATCATCTGTATTGGGGAATTCTACTGCTTCTACTTATCAATTAAAATTAAATGGACATGATCGCTTTGCTGCTCGTGATTACCGTTATTTCACCAGAACTCAAGTGTGGCAATACCATTCTGGTGCTGGTGGTCTAAATGCTGAATCCGATCCGGCCGGGACCGGGAGGTTTAATGATGGTATTGCTGTTTATTCATTTGCCCTTAAACCTGAAGAACATCAACCATCGGGAACTTGTAATTTCTCTAGAATTGATAATGCGCAATTAGTTGGGGGGGATGCCGGGTGCACTGCTACAGTATGCTTCGCCGTCAACTACAATGTCCTCCGTATCATGTCAGGTATGGGTGGTTTAGCATACAGTAACTAAATAATTTATTAAATTAAAATAATAATTTTTCTATAGATCTTAAATAATTAATATATTTTTCTAAATATTATAGTCATTTTTAAAAGTATTTAATTAATTTAAATTAATTAAATAATTTCTCTAAAATTTTTTTCTATGTTATATTATAAAAACAAAAATGGGAGGAGGATTAATGCAATTAGTAGCTTATGGCGCTCAGGATATTTACCTTACTGGTAACCCACAAATTACTTTCTTTAAAGTCGTCTATCGCAGACACACTAACTTCTCGATGGAAGCTATTGAACAAACCTGGAATGGTTCGCAAAATAGTGATGGTCGTTGCACTGCGACTATTTCCCGTAATGGTGATTTAGTTCACAGAATGTATATTGAAATCGATGGAAATCCAGAGGAAGGTGTAGAAAATCATGGAGCTTCTTGGATTGATAGTGTTGAATTAGAAATTGGTGGTCAAAAAATAGATAAACAAACTGGTTTATGGATGGAAGTATGGGCAGAATTAACTGAACCTAATCCTACAGGTGCTGTTGGATGCCTCCCGGGTGGTAGTAATGATTTTAACGGTGGAACATTATTTCAAAAAATGAGTCTTATGGGTGGTGTAGGACACCAGGGTAGTGCTGGAGACAATCAAAATCAGGGAAAAACCTTCGTTCCATTACAATTTTGGTTTTGCCGTAATCCTGGACTTGCTCTTCCGTTAATTGCTCTTCAATACCATGAAGTTAAAGTTATTTTACAACATAAATTGACACAATCGTTTGCATCAGCTACAGCAAAACAATCACTTTTCTGTGATTATATTTACCTTGATACAGATGAAAGACGTAGATTTGCCCAAGTAAGTCACGAATATCTAATTGAACAAGTTCAAGAAGATTCGATTAGTTCTGGAACTGGTGATCTTAACTTCAATCACCCTGTTAAAGAATTAATTTGGTGCGATGAAAGAAAAGTTAACGACGTCGGTGGCGACACAAGTGCTACGCTGACAGGAGATTATCATTTAAAACTAAATGGACACGATAGATTTGCCGCTCGAAATTTCAGATACTTTACGCGAGCCCAAGTATGGCAACACCACTCAGGTGCAGGTGGGTTGAACTCCGCCGCACCAGACTCCGGGGCCATCGGTATGACCGGTGAATTTAATGATTCTATTGGTGTTTACTCATTTGCCCTTAAACCCGAAGAACACCAACCATCTGGCACTTGTAATTTCTCTCGAATTGATAATGCCAAACTCGTATGTAGTGATCCCGGCAATACATCAGTCAACAAAATCTTCGCCGTCAACTACAACGTCCTAAGAATCATGTCAGGTATGGGTGGATTAGCATACTCGAACTAAATAATTTATTAAATTAATAATTTTTCTATAGATTTTAAATAATTAATATATTTTTCTAAATATTATAGTCATTTTTTAAAAAGAATTTAATTAATTTAAATTAATTAATTGAATTAATTAATTTAAATTAATTAAATTCTTTTCTATGTTATATTATAAAAACAAAATGGGAGGAGGATTAATGCAATTAGTAGCTTATGGCGCTCAGGATATCTACCTTACTGGTAACCCGCAAATTACTTTCTTTAAAGTTGTCTATCGCAGACACACTAACTTCTCCATGGAAGCTATTGTCCAAACATTTACTGGTTCTCAAGACTTTGGTGGTGATGTTGTTGCTACTATTTCCAGAAATGGTGATTTAGTTCACAGAATGTATTTGGAACATACTGCTAGTTTTAAGGCCGCCCAAGCAACCGATGAGATAGGTATTAGTTGTGATTATGGTAGTCATGTAATGAAAGAAGTTGAATTAGAAATTGGTGGTCAAAGAATTGATAAACATTATGGTCACTGGCATTCTGTTTATTCTCAATTAACTGAATTCAATCCTACTGGTTCTAATCAAACTCTATTCAATCGTATGAGTGGTAATGGAACGGGGGTAGCTACCGCAGATACTAATAGGGTGGGATCGGGTTGGGATTTAGCCGATACCCTCCCCACCGCAAAAGGTAAATTTTGGATACCCTTATATTTTTGGTTTTGTCGCAATCCAGGTCTATCTTTACCACTAATTGCACTCCAATACCATGAAGTTAAAGTTAAAATTACATTTGAAGATATAGGTAATCTAGTAGTTATAGACCCTAATGATGGAGCTTTCGGGGCCGGAGGCCAAGATCAGACCGCAGCTAATTTAACTGAAAACAGAGATTCGGCAGAAACAGATTTTAATCTATGGTGCGATTATATTTACCTTGATACAGATGAGCGCAGACGCTTTGCTCAAGTTTCACACGAATACCTTATTGAACAAGTTCAGTTTGCATCTGAAGGAACAGGTGGAACCATAGATCTCAACTTTAATCACCCTGTTAAAGAATTAATCTGGTCTGGTGTAAGGCGTGGATCTACCTCTTTAAGCGCGGATATAGTAGATACAGTATTATATGAAAGAGACCAACTATTCGGTTCTTCTCTTAGTGATACTGCTCAACTAAAATTAAATGGTCATGATCGCTTTAAAGAGAGAGATCTCAGATATTTCACAAGAACTCAAGTATGGCAACACCACACCGGATATGGTTGTTCCCAAAAATCAGAAACAGGCGCAGACACCATTGCAGTTTACTCTTTTGCTCTCAAACCTGAAGAACATCAACCAAGTGGAACCTGTAACTTCTCTAGAATTGATAATGCTCAGTTGGTTCAGGAATCAGCACAACCTGTAAATATCTATGCTGTCAACTACAATGTCCTCCGTATCATGTCGGGTATGGGTGGTTTAGCTTACAGTAATTAAATTAAATAAACTAAAAATTAAAATATATTTTATAAAAATAAATTAATAAAGATTATTCATAACATTTTGAATTTCTTCATCATTTTTTCTTCTATGTGAAACATTAATAGTTAATTCTGTTAATGTTTTTAAAACTTCAACCTTTTTTTCTTCAGATAAATTACTAGATTCACCTGATAATGTATATTCATCTAATTTTTTAAAATGATTATGTTCTTTGAATGTGGGTCCACCTTCTCCGATCCATAGTTTTAGAACTTCTACAACTTTTTCAATATCATCTAAGTTTTCATCAACTTCTGTTCCTTCTTTTAATAGATTTTCAACATGTCTTCTTCTAATTTCATTTCCAGACCATTTTCCTAAAACATCAACAAGAGTTTTAAGTGAACATAAATTATCTGTAACTATAGGTTCACTGGTTTCTACAGTTATAGTAGGGACTTCAGTAAGGATGCTACGGATATCTGCGGCTACTTGCTCAACTGGAGCTACTGGTTCTTCTGATACATCTTCTTCTACAGGTTCTTCTACTGGTTCCTCAGGTAATTCTTCAGATACATCTTCTTCTGGTTCTTCTACGGCCTCTTCCTCTTCTTCCTCTTCTTCAGCATCGGGAACAGGTTCAGGTTCTTCAGTATCGGGAACAGGTTCTTCCTCTTCTTCAGCATCGGGAACAGATTCTTCAGCATCGGGAACAGGTTCTTCTGGATCATCAGTAATTTCAACTTGAATATTAGATTCAACAGGTTCATCGGTAACAGTTGTTAAATCAAGAGTTTCAGACATTTTTATACATTAACAAATATTTTATTTTTAAATATTATTTATTAAATTATTTATTAACATACATACTGTCATTGGCCCAACACCTCCTGGAACTGGTGTAATATATTTAACTTTATCTATAACATCTTCATAATCCACATCCCCACATAATTTATTATTTAAATCCCGATTTATTCCAATATCTATAATAATTACATTTTCTTTTATCCAATCTTTTTTTATCATTTTTGGTTGACCACATGCTACAATCAATATATCTGCTAAAACTGTTTTTTCTTTTATATTTTCTGTGTTTTCATTACATAAAGTTATTGAACCAACTTTTTTATTTAATAACATTATAGATAATGGTAAATTAACCATACCAGATCCAACAAATACTATATTTTGTTTTTCTAAAGTAATATCATAATATTCTAATAATTTAATACATCCTAAAGGAGTACATGGATAATGAACTGGATCTTTATTCATCATAATTAATCCTAAATTATAAGGATGTAATCCATCTATATCTTTATTTATAGATATTTCAGATAAAATATATTGTTGATTTAAATGTTTTGGTAAAGGTAATTGAACCATAATTCCTTTAACTGAACTATCTTCATTTAATTCGTTAATTTTATCGATAATTATATTTTCAGATATATCATTATCATAAGAATGAATTTTACATTCAATACCTAATTCTGAACATTTTTTCTTTTTAATATTTACATATGTTAATGAATCTTGTCTATCGCCCACCAATATTATAGATAATTTAATTAATTTATTATTATTTTTAATTTTATTTTTAATATTATTATAGATATTTTCAATTACAGGTTTACTAATTAATTGTTTATCCATAATATTTATATTTATAAAATTAAATTATTTTTAATAATTAATTTAAATTTTTATAGTTATTTTTTTAATTTAATTTAATTTAATTTAATTTAATTTAATTTAATTTAATTTAATTTAATTTAATTTAATTTAATTTAATTTAATTTAATTTAATTTAATTTAATTTAATTTAATTTAATTTAATTTAATTTAAATTTTTATAGTTATTTTTTAAATTAATTAATTAATTGTTGAATTTCGTCAAAATTTTTTTCTATGCTATAGTATAAAAACAAAATGGGAGGAGGATTAATGCAATTAGTAGCTTATGGCGCTCAGGATATCTACCTTACTGGTAACCCGCAAATTACTTTCTTTAAAGTTGTCTACCGCAGACACACTAACTTCTCTATGGAGGCTATTCAACAAACTTTCAGTGGTTCTGGTGGCCAGAACCCTGTATGCACTATTTCCCGCAATGGTGATTTAGTTCACAAAATGTACCTTGTTCAAACCAGCACCTACGCCCCTGGAACCCGCGCTAACCAACCAATTACTACAGTTGAATTAGAAATTGGTGGTCAAAGAATTGATAGACAATCTGGTCAATGGATGGATACCTGGAATGAACTTTCTACTCCAGAATCTAAAGCCATTGGTCTTAAATCTATGACTGGTCTAATTGGTACCACCGCGGCCGACGCTGTAGCTAACGTCCATATCCCACTTCAATTTTGGTTCTGCCGTAACCCTGGTCTTGCTTTACCATTAATTGCTCTTCAATACCATGAAGTTAAAGTTAAATTTACATTAGATACTCCAGCAATGGGGGCATTTGAATTATTCTGTGATTACATCTACCTAGACACTGATGAAAGACGAAGATTCGCTCAAGTATCACACGAATACCTTATTGAACAAGTTCAAGAACAAAGTGCCGCCAGTGATGGTAAGAATAAACTTAACTTCAACCACCCAGTTAAAGAACTTATCTGGTCTACCAGCGATGGACAGGCCACCGAGGTAGGATTAAAATTAAATGGTCATGATCGTTTCAGTTCGAGAGTTGGTGATTACTTTTATTTACAGCAACCATTTGATTATCACACAGCTGTTCCCCGCCAGAATTTACCGAGTGCTGCACGAAGTCAAATATTAAACCAATTATCTTTAGCAGGTACTAGTGAGTCTGTGGTTTCGGCATCACAGGAAAGCGGTGGGATTGCTTTTTCTACGACAACTTTCACGGGAACTTCGGCCTTATCTACATCCGATCTTAAAAAAGGCGATGTTTTAGCAATTATGTTTGCCACGGTGCCTGCAGCGTCGGGCAATCATGCAATTGGGGGAACTTTGGGTGGTGGCGCCCTCGCTACTACTACTGTCGGTACTGAAATCGCTGGATCTATAGGCGAGATATACTTAACTACTGTTACGGCTGATGTCGCCCAGGAATCGACTACATCAATTTCTGTTACAACTCCTTTAATTAACGCTAGAACTGTTACTGCGAGTGAAACTGATGTGCTTCAATCAATTACAAGTATAGGTGATGCGGACGACAGTGATGTGACTTTCAAAATTCATAAACTTAATAATAATATTATCACTGAGGCCCGCACCTCCAAAGACTCCAATCCTATCGGTGTATACTCATTCGCCCTCAAACCGGAAGAGCACCAACCATCTGGCACATGCAACTTCTCCAGAATTGATAATGCTGAATTAACTTTTACTGATAAAGGCCAATCAGGCACCATCTACGCTGTCAACTACAATGTCCTCCGTATCATGTCTGGTATGGGTGGTCTCGCATACAGTAACTAAAGTTATAAATAATTTAATTAATTTATCCATTCCAATTCTCTCAATTCTAAATTATTAAAATATTTATAGTAATCTTTTTTAGAATAAATTTTTAAATTTAAAGATTTTATTTCTGATCCATTTTTTGTAAATTTCTCTTCATTATTAAATATATAGTCAATATATTTAACTCTATTTAAATATCCTTTTTTTCTTTTTAATCTCCATTCACATCGCATGGCTTCTTTTTTACAAATAAATCCATCAATTATACAAATAGGTTCCCATGAATCTTTATTATTTCTTGTGGTATATTTAGCACCACCTTTTAATATACAATTATGTTGTTTCCATCTTTTTAAAAAATCATTTGTATATCCAATGTAAGATTTATTATCATTCTTTATTAAATATACCAGGAACATAATAATATATAATATTTTATATTTATATAATGAAAAAAAATGAAATATTAGATTTTATATTAAAATATATTTATGTATTTATATTAATAATAATAGTTATAATACCAGCAATAATTAATATTGTATTATATTACATAACTCATTTTGAAAAAACAATTACTATAAAAGATAAATATACAAGATATAGAAGATATGGGTCTAATTATAATATAGTAGATGAAAATAATACAATATATCAAGTTGGTAATGTTTGGTTTAAAATGAATTTTGATAGAGCAGAAGATTATAATAAATTAGAGAAAGGTAAAAAATATAAAGTAAAGGGATATGGAATTAGATTACCAATGTTAGATACATATAAAAAAATATATTATGTATTTTAGATCTGTGTAATTCAACTAATCTTAACATTTAAATTTGAATTTGTATTTATTTAGATTTTAAATAACAAAATAACTTTAAATTACTATGGATAATATTCATGATCCTGTGTTTGAGAGATATGTCTTTGAGAAAAGAGAAACTATTAATGAAAATATCAGTGTATATTCTGGTATTCGTAATCAATTCGGTATGATATCTAGGTATATCTATTTGACTCTTGATAATGGAGATATTATAGGTTCATTCGGTATTGAGGGAGAAGGAGTTAAACACCAATTCGATAGTGGTAATACTAATGATATGAGTATTTCAATTGAAGATGAATATCACGGGAATGGTTTCACAAAGATTATGATGAAACATTTAATCGATAAAATATATGAAGACATACCTGAAATGGTTGATAGAGGTGATCAGATGTTATTCATAGATGCTGATGCTTCAGACGGATTCTGGGATAACATAGGTATGAAGGAATCAAAAAGATATGGATATAATAGAAATCCTAGATATGCTAGGAGAGAAGGTGCTGGATATGAAAAATATATTACAATTAATAACCTTTATAAATTCGCTACATCTTAATAATTAATAATTAATATATAATATAGTTATATGGAAAATATTTTTTTATATTTAATATTTTTAATTATTGGGTTATTTATATCTAATAGATTAATAAATATATGTGGATGTAAAGATATAATAGAAGGTGTATGTGAAGATTTAAGACCAGGACAAGGTCAATATTGTCAATGGTCAGAAGAACAATGTAAAACAAAAGCTTCACAAAATGATTATAATAATAATTTTTTGTGTTTACCGAATCGAAATATGTTTTTACAAACTGATTATTTTATTAATCCTGAAATATCGGGTGATTATTTTGATGATCCTATGTGTAATATTGAAAATACTACTTTACCAGCAAAATGTTTTGATGGTAAAGTAGGGAGTGAATGGCGGTCATCTAGATGTTGCGTTGAACCACCACCACCAGCACCACCATCACCACCACCACCACCAGGATTTGAAACATGTAATGAACAAGATAATGAACAATCACTATATTATCCATCAGATTCTGAATTTCCTGAATTAATTCGTGAAGCTTTGCCAGATGAAGGTCCTTATTGTAGTGGTATTAGAATTAAAACAACTAATGATAATAAAGGATATTGTAAATTTCAGCCATGGGCGATTGGAGGGCATGGACAACGCACTAGATATATAGAACAAGATGAATGGGACCGAATGGATGATTACTATAAGCAGACAAGTGAGGCCCTCATCAGAAGTTCATATGATTACTGTTATTCTCGTAAAACTCAAGAAGATTGTATTACAGCACATACCCATCTTGATCCCGAATGGTATCCCACACGCGACGAATTTTGTTTATGGACACCCGGATATGAAGAAGATAATAACGAAACATGTGAAAGCATTACAAATGTAAATGACTGTAGAGCACAACCTATTTGTTTTTGGGGTATTCCATATGATGGAGACGATTCTAGAATTACTGATACTAACTATGGTCAGAGACGGATTTTAAGTGGTCCTGATTTACGAGAAGCTGAATGTGGATGGAAGGAAAGAAAAAAAAGATTTAATTAAATTTTAATTATAAATATTTTAATTTAAGAGATAACCTTCAGGTTGTTTCTTAGGTTTAAATTGTTCTTCTAATCCAACTAATAACATTGAATATACCATAATTAGACCCGTATTCATATGATAAATATTTTCTTTTAAACTTCTTTTTTTATCATAAAAATAAAACCACATTATAGTAAATGATATTAAATATATTGAAATAATAGTTAATAATATACTTAATAATATAATAGAAGAATATTTAATAAATTTATTCATATATATAATCTTAATATTTAAATATAAACAATCTTAATATTTAAAATTAAATTATATAGTTATATTATAACATGAATCTATTTAATATTTTTTTTATCATTTCGCAAGTGTTTACGAATGGACAAATGTTAGTAGGTTCTCAAAGAGATAATCATGGATGTGTATTGGATGGTGGATATCAATGGTGTGAATCTACAAGTTCTTGTGTCAGACAATGGGAAACACCTTGTCCTGTGATTGCTATTGATCCATTACCAATTGAAGAACCTGGTCCAGTAATAATAGATGAACCATGTTCAGATAATCAGATTAGAGCAGATAATGGTGATTGTATAAGTAATATCCCAAATAATTGTGCTACATGGTTTGATGGATGTAATACATGTCAAGTTAGGGATGGCCAAGCAAATATGTGTACTATGATGTATTGTTTTACACAAAATATTCCTTATTGTATGCATTTTAGCACTGCTCCTCTACAAGTTGGTGAAATCTGTTATAGGTTTTGTGAAGATGGCTCTCAAGAAACTATTAATAGAAGAGATGGGTGTCCTGAAGGAACTGAGTGTATTTCTTTATATAATAAAAATAGTCTATCAATGATATCTTATGATTCATGTGATAGTAGAGCATTAACATGTGAATATTCCGCTCATTAATTTAAATATAATTTAAATATAATTTAATATAATTTAAATATAATTTAATATAATTTATATAATGTGTTATCCATACATTACTTTATTAAATAAATATAAAGATCAAATAATTATAGAAGGTTGTACAGAAAATAATAATTTTAAAGCTATTCTGAAATATGATTGGCTATTTGATGAAACAGAAATAAAGTTTCAAAAAGCGGAAAAAAATAATAGTAATGAAAAAAAAATGACTATATTTGATTTACCTAAACATAATATTGATTTAGATATTTGTATTAAATTATATAAGATTGTAAATGATAATAATTTAACTATTATATAACAGTTTTTTTACCCTTTCTTTATCAACACCGATTAAGCCTTTTAATAAATAATCAATATAACTACCATGTTCTTGTTTTCTTAAATATTCTCTTAATTCAGGGAAATCATTTTTATCAAATGATCTAATTTCAAATGGTATCCCTTCTTTTTTATATATTTTAATAAGATGATTTATATCATAATAATCGAATCCATATGATTCTAACCATTTATAGGTATTCTTTTCTTCTGTAGAAAGTTTCATCAATAGTTTTTTCTCCTTGAATATAATGTTGTTTAACATTACAATATATTATCAAATTTTTAAATATAAGAATATTTATGGGGAACAGTTTTTGTAGACAATGTAATTGTAATAATAAAGATGAAATAGATAATTTATCTAAATATAATATTAAATATAATAGTGAAAATAATCTATATTATACAGAAATAAAAGAATATGATGATAAAGAAGAATTATATAAATATAAAACAACACCAGGACCACCGGTTATAATAAGAAATAAAGAGGCATATTTAAATGTATTAAGGATAATATAATATATTATATATGTTTTATTTTTTATTTATAATCCCTGTTCTAGGATGCTTAAAGAATTTTGTTAAATATAAACAGATATCATTATTATTATTTTTAAGAACACCTTTTATATATTCTATTTTTTACACATTTTTAAATTATTTTAAATATAAAAATAAAATAGGTTTAACAATTATAAATGAAAGAATATTTATGTTTTTATATAAAATAGTTAAATCATTATTAGTAGATAATTATCATTTGAAAAAAATAAAGTATATAAAAAAATATGATATAATATATAAGAGTGATAAATGTTTAGAAAAATTGGAAGATTAATCCCTGTATTAGAAAAATATGAATGTAGAGATTTTACTAAAATATTTAATGATACATATAAATATATGAATAATGAATTATCTGTTAAAAATCCTGATATCCATATAACGAAAATGAATGATAAAAAAATACCATATAATGAACAATGGGAGACTAAAGATTCATATTGTAAGAATATAAATAATAAATAATTATTTTCTTTTAGCTTTAATTAATAATAATATTAGAGTAATCACAAAACCCATAAACCATATTTCAAATAAATGTTTATTCATAAAATCATGATATGAATATGTTTTATTAAAATGATCAGATAAATATATTACTGTGAATATACATATTCCAATAATTACAGGACAGATAAATGTTAAAATTATTACATAAAATATATGTTTAATTATATTTAAAATATCTATTTCAATAATATTAATATTATATTGTTTAACAACATTATCAGTTAAGTTGTGAATTTCAGTAGTTTCTTCATCATTATCATTCTCAACTTGAACGATACAATCTGCCATAATAAATTTGAATAATTTTTTTATAATTATTTGTATAAATAAATCAAATTTATAAAATGGATACAAAAATCCCTAATCATTGGAAAGAATTGCGGTTAGAATTTGTAGAACCTTCTAAATATAAAACATACAAAGTTTTAATAAATGATCATAAAGAACATTGTAATAGATCTGAAAAAAATAATATTAAAAAAAGAACTAAGAAATCTACACCTGAAAATCATTCAAGAACAGAATCTATTATTAAAAAAACACCTTATCCTAGAAAAATACATACCCCTCGTCAAAAATGTGTTATACAATAGTTACTAATTTATTCCTAGATTCCAATACTTTAATCTTTTTTTCTAAGGATTCAACCCTCGATTTAAGACCTTTATTGGTATTATTATACATAGCTTCGTCTCTTATCTTATTTTCATTTTCTCTTTTTGCCTTGTAATATAAACATACAAAGCAACAAATAAAGAATGCGAATACCCCCACAATTTGAAGAAGACTGTATAGTATGACGAGTTCTTCAGATTCACTCATAGTTGATCTTAATCTTAATTATTTTATCTAAATATTCTTTAATAATTATTTCAAATTTATTCAAATACAGATGTTTCAAAATCTTTAATATTCCTATTATAATATTGTATTGATTTTTTTAGATCATTTAGATCTTGAAAGATTATTTTATTAATTCCTAAATATTCTTCTAAATCTTTATTATTCTTTGAAAAACATATTAATTCTTTTTTATCAGGGATATCAATTCCAAATACATTTTCATTTATAATCTCAGGACAACTCGAGGCGACAAATATTTTATTAGCATTATTATTTTTTAATAATTCTATAATATGTTTCATAGTATTTCCTCTAACAATAGAATCATCTATAATTAATAAATTTTTATTTTCTATTTTATTTTTAATAACATTTAATTTTCTTTTAATATTTTTCTTTCTTTTATTTTGAGTATCCATTATAAATGTTCTATTAATATATCTATTTTTAGTAATTACTTCATAATATGGTTTATTTAATACTCTACTTACTTGTAATGCTAATGGTTTACTTGTATCTGGAACAGGTATAACTAAATCTATATCATTTATATCTATTAATTTATGTATTTTATAAGCTAAATATTCACCCATTTTTAATCTACTATTATAAACATTTACACCATACATAATAGATTCTTCTCTTGCTAAATATACCCATTCAAATATACATGGTTTAATATTAATATTTAAATTTTTAATATTTAATTTAGTCATACGATTTTTTCTAAAAATATATAATTCATTTCCTAATATATCTTCTATTATATTATAATTTATACTAGTTATAGATACAGATTCAGATGATATTATATAATTATTATCTTTTTTACCTAATATTAATGGTCTAATTGATAGAGGATCTTTAAAACATATTAATCCATAATCTTCTATCATACATATACAATTATATGAGCCTTCAAATAAATTATATAATTTATTTATAATATCTAATAAAATTACATAATTAATTTGTTTATGTTTATTTAAATTATATGATAAATATTCTAATAAATAAATACTATCAGATGTAATATCATTATCTATTATTATATTATTAGTTTTAAAATAATTTAATAATTTATCATTAATCCATATTTGTCCATTATGAACTAATGATATATTATATATATTTGTATTTTTTATAAAAGGTTGACATTCATTAATAGTATTATTACCTTGTGTAGGATATCTGACATGACCAATACCTATATTTGAATTAATCTTTAATAATTCATCATTAATATCTATAGAGGATAATAATGATTTATATTTAATAATATCTAATTTATTATCATTCAAGAATGATAATCCAAAGGCATCTTGACCTCTATGTTGTAAATGATATAATGATTCATATAAATCATATATAATATTATAATTATTATTAGATATTAATGCAGTGATGCCACACATAATATAATAAAACATTTAAATATTTAAATAGTTAAGTAAATTTGATTTAAATATAAATTTATTTTTTATATAATAAAATAATGAAAAAATCTGTATCATTTAATGAAAATTTAAATGAAATTAAATATTATGAAAAAGAAGTAATAGATAATACAGAAGATTATTTATCTACTATATTTAAATATTGTTGTAGTAGTAGAACTAATGATGATGAAGGTATTGATAATGATAAAAAAAATAATAAAGATAAAGATAATAAATCTGATTAATTATCCTTATATTTTAAATGATTAATGATGTCATCTAAATCTTTTTCTATTTTTTTAAGATGACTTTTATATGCTATAATAGATTTAACTAAATTTGTATCATTATTTTCAAGTGCTTTGGAAATATTATCAGAATATTTAACATAATCAGGAATTTTTATATTATATAGATTTATACATTTTTGAATTGGTTCAAGATCCATTATTTATAATATTAAATATTTAATTATTATATTATCAAATTTAATTAGCATAAGCTAATCCACCCATACCACTCATAATTCTAAGAACATTATAGTTAATAGCAAATACATTTAATCTAAATTCATCAACAGCTCCAGTAATTTGGTCAAATACTAAATGAGCATTATCTAATCTAGAAAAATTACAAGTGCCTGATGGTTGATGTTCTTCAGGTGATAAAGCGAATGAATACATATAAATATGTTTTGTAGGTATTTTATGACCTGCTTGTTGTGGTTGACATATCCTGAAATAACTAGCGTCTCGTTTTTTAAATCTGGTATGTCCATTTAAATGAATAGTGCCTTTTGTAAATCCTTCATGAGAATCTTGATTACAAACTCTTTCGATTAATGGATTATCTGATAAACCATTATAATTAAAATAATCATTATTATGTGTAATGGATGATGATAATGATGCATTTATATTTTTACCACTACCAACAGATGATTGGGTTAAATAATTTTTTTTACAAACGACCCAGATTATTTCTTTAATTGGGTGATTAAGATTTAATTTAATATTTGTTTTTGCTTTATTATTTGAGTATTGTAATTGTTCAATTAAATATTCGTGAGAAACTTGAGCAAATCTTCGTCGTTCATCGGTATCTAAATAAATATAATCGATAAATAATGTAGCTGATACTCCTGAACTACCTTCATTAATAGTGGTAGCATCTGAATTTAATAAACCATATATACTTCTAAATTTAATATTAAGTTTAACTTCATGATATTGTAATGCAATTAAAGGTAATGCTAATCCGACATTTCTACAGAACCAAAATTTAAAAGGGATATATAATCTAGTAGATCTTGTTGATAATGTAGTATTGTTTTTTGAGTTTAAATAAGAGTTTTTAGCTGCATGTTTATTTAAACCTAGCCATTCCGATTCTTCATGATCGGTAAGTTCATTATAGATATCTAACCATTGTGATACATGTTTATCCATTTTTTGACCACCAATTTCTATATCACATTCTTCTATTAAAGCGTGTCCAGTATTATTAGTCCAATTAACATATGTAGTAGAAGGATTAATTATATTAGTATCATATGTTAAATCACATTCTAACCACATTTTATGAATTAAATCACCATTTCTTGATATAAATACTGATTTTTGACCGCCATTATGTAAATCACTAGTTCCACCTTCTATCACTTGTTGGATTGCTTCTATAGAAAAGTTAGTATGTCTTCTATAGACGACTTTAAAGAAAGTAATTTGTGGATTACCAGTTAAATAAATATCTTGAGCACCATATGCTACTAGTTGCATTAATCCTCCACCCATTATTTAATATATATTATAAATATAAAAAAAAGTTTAAAGATACACGGTTTTAAATTAATAATAATTTAGTTACTGTAAGCTAAACCACCCATACCAGACATGATACGAAGGACATTGTAGTTGATAGCGTATACTGTTAAAGTTGAATCAGAGTATCCATTAGAATGTCCTTTAAAGTCCATTTGAGCATTATCAATTCTTGAGAAATTACAAGTTCCAGATGGTTGATGTTCTGTTGGTTTCAGAGCAAATGAATAGCAATAAATATGTTTTGAAGGAACTTTAAATCCATGCTGTTGTGGTTGACAAATTCTGAAATATGTTGCATTTCTTTCTTTGAAACGTTCATGTCCATTTAGTTTTAAAGTCATAGTTGCAAAATGCTCATTTGTAGTTACAGTCTTAATAACTTCTGTATTATTGGAATTACTAGACTGATAATTAAAATAATCATTTTTGTTTGACATTCCGCTACCATCAGCGTTTGCTGTAGCATCTATACCAGTAGTTCCTTCAGTAGCAACAGTAGTATTTTGAGAAACCCAGATTAAAGCTTTTACAGGGTGGTTAAAATTAAGACTGCGTGTAGCTTCCATAACACTAGTATCTCTTTGAACTTGTTCAATAAGGTATTCATGTGAAACTTGAGCGAATCTGCGTCTTTCATCAGTGTCAAGGTAGATGTAATCACAATACAAAGTACTAGTAGTAGGAGCTCCACCCCCAGTAGAAGTATTATCAGAATTAACTAGACTAGTTAAAGCTCTTGTTGTTAGTTTAACTTTAACTTCATGATATTGAAGAGCAATTAAGGGTAAAGCTAGACCAGGATTACGGCAGAACCAGAATTGAAGAGGGACATATAGTTGAAGATTATTTGGAGCTGTATTAGCATTCGATTTAAGATAAGTATTTTTAGCAGCGTGTTTGTTAAGTCCTTGCCATTCTGATTCCTCATGATCAGTTAATTCATTCCAAACATCTAACCATTGAGAATAATGACGATCAATTCTTTGACCACCAATCTCAATTTCACAATCTTTAATAAAAGCATGTCCTGTATTATTAGTCCAGTTTGTGTAATTAGTCCCACCGGTGGGTGCTGTGCTCATCTTAATATCTAACCACATTTTGTGAACTAAATCACCATTTCTTGATATAGTGGCAGTAACACTTGATGCGGCATTAGTAATCTCACCACTAAAACTTTGTTGGATAGCTTCCATAGAGAAGTTAGTGTGTCTGCGGTATACAACTTTAAAGAAAGTAATTTGAGGGTTACCAGTAAGGTAGATGTCCTGAGCACCATAAGCTACTAATTGCATTAATCCTCCTCCCATTTTGTTTTTATAATATAACATAGAAAAAAATTTTGGAGAAATTATTTAATTAATTCAAAAAAAATCCAAAAATAATTTTATAAAAATCTATAGAAATGGAAATGATTTATAAAAATCTATAGAAATGGAAATAATTTATAAAAATCTATAGAATTAGAAATTTTTTTAATTAATTTCGTTAATTTCTCTGAAATTTTTTTCTATGTTATATTATAAAATATGGCTGAAACTGGATGTTTAAAAGATGGACACTTTCAGAATTTAGAAGTTGTTAATACAACTATTTTAGATACCGGTGATACTACAATGACTGGTTCTCTTAATATTTCGGATAGTACAGCCAGTAATGATGCAGGTTCAGGTGCTTTAGTAGTTACAGGTGGAGTGGGTGTTGGAGGAGATGTAAATGTTACGGGAAATACTGTTCTAAGTGGTACTTTGAGTATGGTGGGGGGCGCTGTTGGGCACGTCACTGGTGTTAACGATACAGCACAAGGAGCGGACATCGCGAATGATTCAACCCCGGTGCCTATGGCTGCGACGGATTTTGGAAAAACATTTGCTTGTTTGCTTACAAATGCAGTCAAAAGTGTTACACTTCCACCAAACGTCACCGCCGCGGACATAGGTAAAAGTTTAAAAATATTCCAAGCGGCAAACCTTGTCTTACCCGGACAGCTGTCAATCGTCAGCTCGGGTACAGGTCCTACTATCTCGTTGAACAGTTATTTTATTGGGCAGGGGTTGACAACATTTCGCCCGGAAGCAGAATCGACCACGGTAGTAATTGCAGGCGCGGACTCAAACTCTGCCTTCGGTCAGGGGTCAACTATTACAGCTACGGTTGTAGGCGAAGGGATGTATATGATTGAAATAATAGCTATTCCACTTGGTACTGGTAGCAACGCAATAACTGTGAGTTAATGATTTAATATCTAAACATAGTTATTATCTTTTTTTTCTTCTACAAATCTGTTGATAAAAAAACATTTCATATCATTAATAAAATATAGATTATGAAACTATATCTGAATCTAAAAATATCATTCAAATGTTTGACCGGTCAAACAAATTATTGATGTCTCTAAAGCACGTAATTGTTGGAAATAAGAAGAATTAAAAGATATAGAAATATACAAAACATCAAAATATTAAATAAACTATTTTTAAAAAAGATAAATATCTATATAAATATATATATATATATAGATGAAATTGAATAAATGGTATAATTTTTTATTAACATTATTATTTTGGGTATTCACTTGGGAAACTTATAGTGCCCTAGTTGAAAAATATAAATTATCTGTAAATCAAAAAATATTATTAAATCTTAGCATGTTATCTATAGTTATTATATTAATTACAAATTCAAGTAATTTTTTTAATTAATTATTTCTAGAGTTCCAGTAATCTCCGCCGTAATTTACATATAATTCTTCACCTTTTTTAATATCTCTAGATGCTGTGAATATCATATTTTCAGAATCTTGATTATGATGAACATTAAAATTATCTGAATGATTATACATGCTACACATACCAAAAACAATAACTTCTTGATCTTTTTTAAATTTACTTTTAAAGGTATAATCTTTTATTTTACTATTCTCAAAATTCTTTTTATAGTCAGTAATTAAAGGACAAACTTCAATTACTTCACCTTTTTTAAAATCTTTTTCAGCAAATACACCTCTACCTGAATTAGGTATTAAAGAATTTTTTATAGATATTTTATCAGTATATGAAATATTATTTACAGAATTATTATTATTATTCATAAAGAAATAAAATAAAACTAATATTAAAATAATTATAGCAGAAATTATGTATAAATAATCAGTATTAAATTCATTTAAATTAATATCCATTTATTTATAATAAAATAAATTAATTTCGTAAATAAAATTAATATATTATATTAATATTATATATATATGGATACAGATCAATATCAATTTTATAAAAATGCAGGATTTAGAAATACGAGGAATGAGAAAAAAACATTAGTGATTGATATAGATGATGCTGATGGAGAAACTCATTTAGGTAGTGGTACTCAATTTAGTGTAGATTTATTTGAACCTCTTAGAATAGATAAACATTCTGAAGTGTATTTAGACAATTTTATAACATTAAATAGTAATATAGCGAATAGTGGACTTTCTTTAGCATATTGTTTAAAGATAAATGAATTTAATATTGATTCTAATGCAGCTTCTACAAATCAAGATAATATGGGGGCTATGTATAATTCAATAATTATTCCGAATGAACACACTACAGTATCAGATAATCATGCTGGAGTTTTACATAAATCTAAAAAATTTAATTATGTATGTGATATAAATCCTGGAAAGATAGGAAGGATATCTGGAACAATTACTAATTTAGATGGAACACCTATATTTCATGGTGATAGAATTGGTAATATTCACACATACGCTTTGACTGGGATTGATAGTTTTTCCACTGGAACCGCATTTCCAATTACAGGTAACGAATTATTTACTATTTCTGCGACAGGTAACGTATTAACGGGAATAACAACCCAACCTACATGTCAAATGTTAGCTTCTCATCAGGACGATACTAAAACTTTACATTTTTCGTATGATGGGGAAATAACTTTACATACAGGTTCTGAAAGTATTGTTTTTACGGATGTAGATAACGATACTATTGTAATTAGTACAGCCTCTGGTGATAATCCTAATTTACAATTAGTCAAAAATCCTGGTAGATTTATAGCAGAATTTTTAATAATTTCAAAAGAATAAATAATTATATTATTATATTATATTATATTATATGTCAAACTTAAATAATGTAATGTCAATAGTAAATTCATCACTAAATACTAATAAAACTAAATTAAATAATTTAACAACAGATTTAAGTAATGTAATTACTACAAAAAGGTCTTCAATAAGAGCTACATTTGAATTTTATTATCATATGTTCGGAGACCATGTTGGTGTATTAAAAGTATATTGGCAAGATGGTATAACGCCTGAATCAGGTTCTTTAAAGGAATTAACTATTACACTTGATGATGATACGACAACCACAGCATTATCAGGGGAACAACATTCTTCAGCGAGTGATGCGTGGAAAAGAGCAACTGCAGAAATTACGTCTACAAATCAATCGGGTAAAGTAGTATTTTTATATTATAAGACTTCAGATGGAGGTAACGGTAGTATAGCATTAGACCGTTTTAATATAACAGGGGGTATAACAAAGGATTTAGGTATTACAAGGGATTTATCTACGGGAGTTAATAATTGGTTGGGACAAAAAATACCTACAAATGGTGGTGATCCTTTTTCTGTAGAAACAGCAGTAAATAATTGGGAAGCAGGTAATCATATAGTTGATGGGGGTAATTCAGGTGATCTGGTAGATTTATCAACGTCTAATGCCGATGAGACTAGAACTTCTTATTGGATATTAAATAATGGACCTTCATCGCATAGTAATACTGGTCCGGATAATGGAGCAAGTGTTGGTAGCAACGATTATTATATATTTGCTGAAACCGAAAATAATGAAGGTCCGGGTGTTCGTGGATCAACCACAATGTATTATGCAAATAATTATATGTTTTTATGTTCAAAATAATATAATACATAGTTAAATTCAATATTATAATATATGTATAGTCCAAATATATTAATTAATTAATTCTTTTAAATGGACCACCTTCATATGGGACTGAATAATATCCACAAAATTTATAATAGTTATTATCAGTTTCATTATTAGAGTCATCATCTTGTGTATCATAATTTCTATCAGCAGTTTCAGGATCTTTTATTAAATTACCTGAAGCATCTATTCTTCTGACATTTTCTTTACCAGGCTTATGGGACCAATAGCCATCATCATCTTGTCTATAAAAATGATAATCTTGTTCATCACCTTGATCATCTATAACTAGAGCTATTTTATAATGATTACACAGAGGTCTATAATCTTTAGTAACTTGAACAATATTATATGTATTATAATCATGTCTTAATTTATCTAATATTTCATTACAATCATATGAATTAAATTTACCTATACTTAATTCACCTGGTTGTAATTTTTTATCAGCATTTATTTCCATTCTATCAAAAGCATATGAATAACAATTAGTATATTCACGTGTATTAGAATCTAAATTATTCCAAAAATCAGGTCTGTATCTAGGTCTTCTACATATTTTATCATCTTGATTTATATTATTATTATTATTATTATTATTATTATTATTATTATTATTGTTAAGATAATGATGTTGATTATTATTAAAATGTAATAGATGTTCTAATCCATAAATTAATGATTCCATATATTTATAATAAATAATATAAATTTGATTTAAAAATAATAATATAATATAATATAATTATGAAAATTACAGAAAAAATTAATCGATCCAGATATACATTAAAAGAAATCTTAAGTAATGAATGGGATACATCAGTAATATCTGATTATTCATTACAAGAAATAGATAAGTTATATACGGGTGTAGATATTAGTGATCCATTTATTAAATCATATGGTAATGGATTTATATGTAATATTAAATTACAACATAAAATTATAGATAATCATTATTTACATGTGGTTTACTTTAATTTTCCAGAATTATCGCCAGATTCTTCATTAGTAAAAGTTACTAAGAAAAATTTAGAAAAAATAGATATATTATATAAAGAAGGTTATTTTAATATTAATGATAGTGTAATTGTGGTAATAAATGAAACTGTATCAGAATCGATATCTAAAAGTGTTGATAATTTAAATGTAAAGTTTCAGAATGATTTAAGTATTGAAGGATTAGATGAAGAAATAATTAAAGTATTAACTGATAAAAATATGGAATTAAATAAAGAATATAATATAAAACACTTTAAAAATATTCATATATTAGATATAGATTCTTTAACAAATAATTTATTAAAACATAGATTAGTTCCTAAACATATAGTTATTAGGAATAAAGAAGAAATTAATAAAATATTGAGTAATTGTAATGCTACAATTAATCAATTACCTATTATATTGAAAAATGATATAATAGCAAAATTAACTAGAATGGTTCCAGGTGATGTATGTGAAATTAAAAGAATAAATGATAAATGTGGTGAAAATAACTTTTATAGAGTTTGTAAATAATTAATTATTGAATATCATCACTATAATAAAGTGATTCTCTTGGACTATCAAAATCAGATATTTTAGTTTTTGATTGAAAGCTTCTTACACCTACTGCTTGTTTTGAATAATTGCCATCATCTAATGTATAATCATATATTTCATTATTTAAATCACTATCTAATAATATATTTTTATCATAAAACATATTTCTTAATTGTTTACTTTGAACGTTATTTAATGAAGGATTAATATTACAATTATATTTATTTTGATTAACATATCCTAATGTAAAGAAAAAGAGGCCTATCATTAACAATATAAATTTAATATCCATATTTATATAGTATATTTTTTAAAAATTTATAAATCATTTTCAGTCATTTCATTATTTTCTTCTTGGTCATATAAATGTTGTTCATATCCTTCATCGACAATAACATCTTGAATATCAGATATTTCAGGATGAATATCTTTTTCAAACTCATGTGATTGAGCATAATTTTGATTATCTTGTTCAAAATCTTTATATAATGTCGCTTTACCCATATCATTCATTATATCATTTTCTTTTTTTTGTTCTTTAGTCATGCCTTGAGTTTTTTGTAAATAAGTATGTTTTTCTCTAGATAATTGTTTCATAATAGAATGATTTAAATCTTCATTATTTATATATACCCATATTTTATCATAATATTTCTCATACATATTCATTATTAAATCTAATAAAAATCTAGATAAACATATTATACTATTTTTTATAGATATATTATCATCACCTGTGGCACTGGCTGCTAAACTATAATTAGAATTAGCGATTTCATATATATCTGATTCATGATTTAATAATCCTTTTATATATTCAACTATCTTATTTATTATAAATACAAATACGAATTTATTAATTGATAATAATAAATGTGTATTTAATATATTATTTAAAGAACCTTTTAATTTATGTAAATTAATTTTATATTGTTTAATATGATCATATAATCCTTCAAAATATATATTACTATTATCAAAACTATAATCTTTAAATCCAGAATATTTTTTATTTTCTTTTAAATCACTTTTTTTTCTTTGAAAGAATAAATCATTATGTAGTAGAAATTCATTAACATCTATATATTTATTATATTCTACAGTATTTATTTCACTTAATTTAAATGATTTCTTTTGTATTTGATTATAAGTTTTATATTTATTTTTTAATCTTGATATAGTGAAAAACATGTCATCTATAAATCTTTTATATATATAATTATCATTTATATCTTCAGTTAATCTTTCAATCATTAAATGTGTATTTTCTATATTATTTAAATTAGTAAGTTTAATACTCTTTAATCTAGCTAATTGTAATCTATTATATTCATTATAATATTCACCGCTACTTATTTCTTTATACAATTCATTCATATTATCAAAATATAATAGTTTTTTCTCAGTCATATCAGCTTTTAATGTTAATATTTTATCTGTAATATCAGATTGATTTATATTTTTTTTATTTAATTTATGTTGTTTAATATCAGATACATATTCATTTAATTTATTAAATAATCCTACATCATCATTTTCTAAATAATTATTTTCATTAAAAAAACTTATTAATCTATTTTCTATATCAGTATTATAATTTAAATAATCTGTAATATCAATATTACTATATTTTTCAGTATATTCGATATATAATTTGAGTGCTAATTTATTTTTATTAGGTAAATAATTCATTATATTTTCAAAATGTTCTTCATCTTTAGGTATTTCTGTTTTATTACATTCAGATAAATTATCTTTTAAGTTAACTCTATAATCTAATAAATAATAATTAAGTATATTTTCATTTACTAAATTCTTTATTAAATCGCCTTTACCATCAATACAATAATTATTAAATATTTTTTCTAATAATTTATTATTATCATTTGCTAGATCTGTGAAACTTGAATTTATAAATGTTTGTCCAGGTTCATATCTATATGGACCTTTAGAATTACAATTTAATAATATATATTCAGTATTATTTAAATTAATATGTTCAAATTTTAAAATATTATCTTTATCTTTAGTTTTTTCTATTTCATAATTTATAATATCACCAATAAGATGTTTTTTTAATAATTTATAATCTATATTTTTAAAACCATCTTTAATACTGTATCCACATTTAATTAATATTTGTTTAAAATCTTCATTATTAACAGTATTAAGAAATTGTTTTGCTAATAAATTTAATAGAGGGAATGGTCTTGATTTACCATATAATTTAAGAGCATACATATATAATCTTTTATATGAAGGATTATTCATAATATTTGATATTAATAATTTATATTCAACATATTTAGGTTCATCATTATTAATATCTTTTAATAAAGATATATTTTCTAATGAATCATTATTTACAAAATATTGTTTAAATTCAGTATCTTTATCAGATATATATTGATTAATATCTAATACTAATTTATTATCATACAATGGTTTATAATTAGGCCATGATTCTTTAACAAATATATTATCTAAACTTTTATTTAATTTAAAATATTTATTAATTGCTAAATATAAATTAAATTGTGGATGCATAAAATATTTAATTGTTTTAATAAGATGTTTGCTAAATTTAAATTTCTCTAAATGTTCTGGATGCATTACATTATCATTTGTATTATTTATATCATCTTCTAATTGTATTTCAATATATTGTAACATTCTTCTATTAATACTAGAATCATCTTTAGAAGTGCTTAAATTTTTCCATGTTTCTTGATTATCATATATTAATATATTATACATATCATTTAGATTTATCTTATATGTATTAGTAGATATTTGTATATATATAAATATTAAAAATGATATAGATAATAATTTATTATATTTTAATAAATATTGATAGAAATATTTTTGTGATTTAGATTTCTTTTTTTTATTCTTTTCATTTTGTTTTTTAAAATCGCCACTATCTTTATTTTTAATTTCTTTATAAAGTTCTTTTATTTTTTCAGAATATGGACATTTAATAAAATATTTATCTAAATTATATCTATAATTTATAAATTTTTCATGATCTATTAAATTCATTATCTTTACAATACTTTCTAAATCGTCTTGATATAATACAATATTAAATTTCTTTGCAATATTATTTATTTCTTGTTTAATATCTTCATTTTCTTCACTAACACCTTCATTTATTTTACCTTTATCTAATACAGCATGCATGTTTATTACATTACCATCACTATATCCTCCAAATGTTGAAAAATCTACATTATCTACTAGATGACCACATACAGCACAACATACATTACCATCATCTGAATCAGGACAAAATATAGATCTTAATGCTTCATAATATTCTGGATGTTCATTATCTATTTTTGTTGAGTAATAATAATGTTTACATAATGTTTTCTCATTAGTATCTGTTGAATATAACCAATTATTATCTTCTTCTTCATTAGAAGCTTCTCTACAATATATTTTTATAAATTTAGATATTAAATTATTTTTTATAGTAATATTTTTTGTATTAAAAATATATTCTTTTACTAATTTAATTTTATCAGATATATCTAATTCTTTATTAATTATTTTTAATTTTTTAATAGGTTTTATAACTGATTTCAATATTTTTTTATAAGTTTTTTCATAATTATTAATATTTTGTTTTATTAAATCAATTATTTCATTTTTATTATCATATAATAAATCATTAATAGATATGTTATTTACTATTAATAATTTTTCAAAATCATTAAAATTATATAAATGATTTTTAATATTACTTATCCTATCAATAATAGATTTATTATCTGGTAATGCTTTACTTAATATTTCACCTAATTCTTCTAAATTAATATTCTTATCTAAATCAAACATATAAGCATTTATTTCTTTTTCATATTCATCTTTTAAAGATTCATTATTAATATTTTTAAATGTTATTTTTTTATTAAATAATGCTTGTCTAAAAGATACTGTTGAATATCCTCTATCACATAATAAAATATTTTCATATAAATTAAAATATTTATTTTTAAGCTGTAATTTTAAACTATATTTACTATATTCTTCTGGTAAAAATAATAATCCAATTATATTATATATTTCTTTATCTAAATACATTTGTATATTACCATTATTCATATCAAATAAATCAGATCTAGATTTTAACATATCAATAGTGTATCCTACATTAGCATAATTTAAACATGGATTTATAGCATTCAAACAATCTCTTATTACTGTTCCATCATAATTTATTTGTAATCCAAATTTATCAGATTTAGTAATATATGAATTATATTTATTATCAAATAAAATATTTAATGATTTAATATATCCAGTATTATCAGCATTCATTAAATTATATTTTTCTATTAATTCTTCTTCATATGTTCTAACACATGTATCTAAATTTTCTATAACAACTTCATCATCACTTGTGAATAGTTTCTTTTTCAAAGATACGATAGGTAAAATATAATTAGGTAAATTAAATTTATTATTATTATAAATATCTTTAACAAATGATAATGTATCTGTTCTATCTATATCAGAAATATATTGATTTTCTTTAATTAAATCAAAAAAACTATATCCCATATCTGTAATTTTTTTAATTAATATTTCACTATCAAATACATTATATAAATTAATAATTTCAGATATAAAATCTTCTTTAATTTCAGATTCATTATATATTTTATATTGTTTTTCAACTTCTAATAAATCTAATTTAATAGATTCTTCTTTAAAAATATCATCTTCATCTAATATAGTGTCTAAATCACTTATTTCATTAATTCTTATCATTTCAACTACTAGAGTATCATCCTCTAAAACCATTTTATCATCTTTTATAATAACTTTAATAGTTATTGAATCACTATTATCCAATGTAAATGAATCTTCTTCTGCATCAGCTTCAATTATTTCACCGATATAATCTTTATATTTACCTGATTTTAACAATATTAATAAATAAGTTGATCTTAGACTAATTAGTTGTATTTCTTCATCAGGTATTTCATCATCTTTATCACCTTGATCAGATACTAAATCTTTATCTTCACCACCATCTTCAATAGGATCAATTAATTCTTTAATAGAATCCTGTTTAACTTCTTCTAATGGTGCCTCTTCAACTACTTCTTTAATTACTTCTTCTTCTTTAACTTCCTCTATAACTTCTTCTTCATCTATAACTTCTTCCAAAGGTTTATCATCTTCTTCTATTATTTCTACATCGTTTTCTTCTATACCGTCATCTAAATCAACTTTTAATATTTCATCTGATTTATTAGAAATTACATCAGATTCATCAACATCGCTCATATTAATATAATATATATCTTATTTTTTTTTAATACTTAAAATTAAATCAATATATATAATTAGAATAATTATAAATGAACATTCAACAATATATAAATCAAAATGAAGATTATCTTGTTAAATTTAAAGATATGGAATTACAAATAAATAAATATAATGTATTAGGATTATTTTTAATTAAATATAATCACAAAACAGTAATAAATGAATTTACAAAATTATTTAAATCAATTATTATTAATCAAAAAACAAATAAAGTTATATCAGTAGCTCCAATGAAATCTTTAAAATCAAATCATGAAATTTTAATGAATAAAGAAACTGAAATAAGTAGGATGTATGATGGAACTATGATTAATGTATTTTATCATAATAATGAATGGATGTTATCTACTAGAAGTTTTATTGGTGCTAAAAATTATTGGAATAAGAACTCTAAAAAATCTTTTAAAGATATGTTTAATGAATGTTTTAATCAATATGAAGAATTAAATACTGAACATAGTTATTCATTTGTTCTACAACATAAAGATAATAGTAATATTACACCAGTTAAAAACAATCAAGTTATTTTAGTAGAAGAATATGATAAAAATTTAAATAAAATTAATTTAAATGAACAAAATTATTCATTTAATATTTCAAAAACATATAAAAATTATTATGAACTGAAGAAAGAAGAAAAAGATATTGAAAAATATGATAAAGGATATAATATTATTATTAATGGTGATAGACACGTTTATATTACGGAAGATTATAAATATATTTTTGATTTAAGACCAAATCAAAATAATAAAATGTTTATATTTTTAACATTATATAAACAAAGAAATCTAGATGAATATTTGAAAGTATATAAAGATGATAAAGAAATATTTAATTTATATAGAAATAAATATGAAATAATGAGGAATGAATTATATAGTAATTATTGTAATCATTTTATAAAAAAGAATATTGTTGTGAAGGATGTGCCATATCAATTAAAACCGATAATATATGAATTACATGATATTTATAAATCATCTAATAAAGAATTAAAAATTAATTATAAAGTAATTAATAATTATTTACAAAAAATGAATATTAAAAGACTTACATTTATTTTAAATTATTATTGATTTTTATAGTTAATTTAATTCTTTAATTAACGAAAAAAAAAAACTATGTTATATTATAAAATGAATAATCAAACAATAATGTGTTGTGTTGTTGCGCTAATTCTAGGTATGTTATTATTTCATATGTTGAAAGGGGTTTGTGGTTGTAAGGTAGTTGAGGGACAGTGTGGTGCGGTGCCGTCACATGATCAAAATCCAGATATAATAACTGAGATCTATAATACATTAAAAACTGGTGATGAATGTAAGAGATGTTTGAACGGAGCAAACGAAAATTTAAGTGCCACCGAATTGGGTGATTATTGGGGGTCAAATTGTACCTCAGATATTAATGGGGGGTGTGGTCCAGTAGGAAGCGTTGATCAAGTGGGTACGGTGCGGAATAAAGCGAGGGGGGGGTGTAGAACTTGTTTGGATATAGGATATGGGGGGGGGATGGACACCAATGAACATTTATATAATTATTGGGCAGGGAATTGTACGGCAGCAAAGGTAGGAGAGGAACTGTATGATCAACAACGCATTCAAACACCTATTTTTGTAGATTCCGTGTATAATGAATCTGAAGATAGTGCCCGGGTCCGATTTACTGTCGCAAAAAATTGTTGTGATATTAATGATACCGGTGCATGGGAAAGTGGAGGAATTTGGTTTAATACTCCTTGTGGTTCATTAGAGAGTCCTGAACAAGAAGGTACGGTGCTTAATAGTATTATTCAATCTGATGTTCATTTTAATGATATAACTGTCAATAATGATGTTCGAGATTTTTGTAATCATCAAAGAACGGTGTATCTAACTAGACCCAATCAATATAATACACCACAAGTGGTCTCAGATCAAACAATAACCGCAGAAAATTTGCTAGAAAATTTGCCACCGATTAATTTAGAACCGGTAGCACCTGCACCTGTCGCACTGGCACCTGTAGCACCGGTATCTGTAGCACCATCACCTGTAGCACCTGCACCGGCTTACGGTGCTGCAATGCCATGCTCTGAACAAGATAGTTGTAACGAGTATTGCCCACTAGCCAACTCTGAACAAATAAGGCAATGGTATGATTGCACAAGCAACTTGATCAATCAATAAGTAGTTAAAAATAAAGAATACTGTATTATAAAATAATTATTATTTATTTTTCATCTAATTTTTTTATTTTATAAATTTTATAGTTAATTTTAAAAAATAATAATTATTAAATATATTTTTTTAAATACTTTTAATAATAGTATTATAAATATGTGTTAATTCTTGGCAACAATCTTTAAATGCTTGGATAATACTATTAGTTTTACCTTTTACATCTAAATCTTCATAATTATTCATAGACATAGTAAATAATATTTTATTTTCTAATGGGTGAGTTCGTTTATATCCACATAGACTTAGAACAGAATTATCATTAATCATTTTTCCAGACATATGTGCTTGAATTATAGATCCTAATGTATCGTCAAATCCATGCCATATCTTTTTATCAATTACATATTGCATTTCTACTAACATATTAATAACATTCTGTTTATCACCTTTATTATATATCATTTTTATTAATGATGGTTCTTCTTCCACAACTTTATCTAATTCTTCTTTAAATCCTTCTAAAGATTCAATAATAATTTCATTTGCTCTAATAAATAATTCTCTTTCTGGTAAGAAATGTTGTGATTCTATAGTGAAATTATAATAATATGGTTCACCTTGATTATCTCTATGATAATATCTTGGTCCTTCTCTAATAATAAATTCATTTTTAAATGTTTCTATATCTTCAATATCTTTTAATAATATTTTTTCTTGAATTACATTTTTTAATAGTTCTTCATTAGTTTTATATGAATATGAAGCACATGAGACAGCTTGCCATCTAGCATCTTCTTTAGAGATAGATACAGATGGAGAACCATATAATACTAATTGTTGAGGATTTTCTTCAGAATTAGTTGATTTCATTTCAGTAATTATAGAGTAATATTTATCTTGAAATGGTCTAAATATTTCTTGTTTCTTTTTATTAGGGATTTGTTTACTCATATCATAATTATTTTTATCGATATTAGTAATTAATCCATTTTGATAATCAGCACTTTTCATTACAGATGATTTTAATTCATATATTTCAAAATCATTTGCTGTAATTATAGTTACTGGATTAGAATTATCATGTTTAATATTCAATACAAATAAATATTTTAATGGATTATCTATTACATCTAATGGATTTAAATATAAAGGTATTAAACCAATTCTATCTAATAAGAATTCATTATGTAGAGAAGTATTATTAACTTCTATAATAATATCAGAATTTTCATATGTAGTTCTAAAAGCATAAGTTTCGATGGTTGATAGTAAAGTGCGTCTAATAGCATTTACAATAGTCTTATCTAGACCATATGATTCATTACCTTTAATATCTAAATCTAATTTATTATCAGTAGAAGTGGGTTTTTTTTCGATTTCGCACGTAAATTGATCCATTATATATATTATATAATTATATTTTTAATATTTATTTCAAATTTATGTTTATTATAATAATTTAAAATATTAATAAAGAAATAAATGGATATCTACATTAGTAAAAAATGTCCTCATTGTAAAAAATTATTAATTGTTTTTTATAATAATAAATATTTAATTCAATATTTTAATATTATAGATGTAGAATCTATACAAATACCTAATTATATTACATCAGTCCCTACATTAGCATATAATGGTGAATTATATTTTGATGAAAGAATGTATAATTTAATAGATAGTGTTAATCAACATCACATGAAAGAGAATGGTATGGTCCCTAATCAACAACAACAGCAACAGCAACAACAACAATCGAATATGCAACCACCTATGGGAACTAAACCACAGGGAGATATGATGAATGGTATGAGACAACCCGATTTAAATATGCAACATCAACAAAATAATTCACAACAAGGTAATCCTGCGAAACAAATAGAAAAACCACCAGAAGAAGGTGAAATTATGGGTATATGTTTAGGTGAAGATTGTTTATATGAAAATATTAGTGATGATACAGGTAATAATAATTTAATGCAAGGATATTGTTTTTTAGATGAAGGATATAGTTCAGAGAAACCTACAGGACCTAATAATGATTCTTCAACTAAAGGTGAAAAACCTAGTAGATTTGATAATAATGCTTATGAACAAATGATGAAAAATAGAGGAGGTATGTAATCGCGTATAATTCTTATATTATATTTATTTAATATATATAATGGATTTTAATGATAAAACATTAACATTGTTTAAAGGATTTATAAATGATATAATGAAAGTATTTCCTGAACATAAAGAAAGTCTTAATAAAAATTATAATGATATTTTAGAATTAGATAATTTAAATATAGATGAAAATGAAATTATTAAAGAATTTTTAGATTTAATTGATTCTAATAGTGATAGTATAACAAATAAAAATTCTGAAATATTTACAGATGATTTATATTTAATTAAAGAAATATCTATGAAAAGTATTTGGGATTCAGGAATTAGTGATAGAACTAAAGAAAATATATGGAAATATTTACAATCATTTTGTTTAATTAACATTTCTAAAAATTCTAATGATCAAATTAATGAAGTATTAAAATCTATTGAATCTAAAGAAAAAATTAAAGATAAAAAAACATTAAAAGATATGAAAAAAATAAAAAAAATTAATGAAAATCTAAAGAATAATACAGATGAACAATCCGGTGGTAGTGATGGTAATTCACCTGATAATAAAGATAATAAAGATAAATTAAATGATATGGATAATTTAATAAATAATACAAGTATAGGTAATTTAGCGAAAGAAATTACAGAAGATTTAAATTTAGATGAAATGGGTGAAGATGGTATGTCAGAATTTATGAAACCTGAAAATATGATGAATATTTTTCAAAAAATTAATAGCACTCTAACAGATAAAATTAGTAATAATGAATTGGATGGTAATGCACTATTAGGTGAAGCCTCGGGATTAATGAATAATAATGATATGATGAAAGGTATGATGAATATGTTTGGTAATACTGGTAATAATAATGATAATCCAGGTATGCCTGATTTAAGTGGTATGATGAATATGTTTCAAAATATGAATAATCAATCATCTAATAATCAACCATCTAATAATCAAACTACAAATAATGGTGGAAACCATGATCCTAATGTAGTTAGAGAAAGATTAAAAAATAAATTAAATAATAAAAACAATAAGAAATAATTTTTTATTTTAATAATTATATATAATATATATATGAGTAATTTTTGGATAAATGATTTATCAATTATATTTAGTAAAAATCATTTTTTAGAGGTAATACCTATGTCTGGTATGAAATTTAATAGTAAATTAAATGCCATATTTAGATTATCAATTTATTATTTTATTATAGTTACATTAATGAAAAAGAATATTAATAATATAGTAGTTCCTATATTTGTAGGGATACTTACAATTTTATTATATAATTATTATAAAAATATTCATAATATAAGTGAATCTAATGATAATAATGTAAATAATGTAAATAATAATTTAAATATAAGTTCAAATAATAATAGTGGTGTTCAGGGATGTAAAATGCCAACTAAAGATAATCCATTTATGAATCCTACTTTTATGGATTATACCACAGGTAATATGGAACAATCATGTTCTTCATATAATAATAGTGTAATTAGAGAATTAGAGAGAGTTAATTATCAAGATGGATTATATACTGATCAATTTGATATATATGGTAAAGAACATGGTAATAGACAATTTTATACGATGCCTGTAAATTCTATAGTTAATGATCAAGGTTCATTTGCTGAGTGGTGTTATAGTAGACCTCCAACATGTAAAGAAGGTAATGGAATACAATGTTCAGTTAATCTACCGAGCACTCAGGATGTTTCAGGTGGTCCGGGTGGAGGTAAATAATTAATTTATTAATATAAAATAATATATTTTATAAGTATATAATAATGTCTAATTATAACAATTTTAATGAAGTAAATTCTGATTTTAAAGAAAGTAGTTGTCAAAACCAAACTATTGATAAAAATTCATTTAAATTATTTGGTCAAAGTAATTTAAAATATGATTCTGGAACTACAACTATTGATAATGAGCAAAGATTAGGACCAGGACGAAGAGAATTAGATAATATGTATGGTTGTGAATGTGGATTAGAATCAGCGAGAGATTTACAGTTATCTCAACCAGCTATTAATTTTAGTGCTGGAGTTGGATGGATGGGTGAGGGTGGATGTTTAATAGATAATGATTCAGCATTAAGATCTGATTTATTAACAAATAAAAATTATAGAAATCAATTACCTCAACAATATAATGCTGGATATTTTGGTAAAGGAGCACATAATGTTGATACTGAATCTATTATTCAAGGTGGTAATTTAACTAGTTTTGGTGACAGAGCATGTAATGTATTATCAGGAGTATCTATAGGTAATTATTATACTCCAATGATTCCTAGATTATCTAAAGAAGTTCAAAATACTCAACATATTATTCCTGAAGATAATAGTAAAGGATGGGTGAGAGGTGGTTTGAATTCTAGAGACATGTTTAAACAATTAGATTACAAACAAAGATGTAATTATAAAAATAATAATAATAATTCTAATAATAATTCTAAATTAAATGCTGTAAATTAAATAATTATATATAATATAATATAATATGAACGATTTATATTTAAAGAATGAACAGGAACAATTCCAACAATTGAATAAAGAATCTATGGGAACTGGATTATATATGTTAGATGTATCTAAGAAATTAAATAGTGTAGCATATCCATGGGCACCTACTGTCAGATTACAGAAAATGGGAGCATCTATTAATTGTGATATGTCTTTAGTCGATACTGAATCTGATTTAAAAAATATAGTTAATGTTAATAGTAATGATCCTAATAAAAAATATAAACCAGATCCTAATAAAAAAGTAAATTATAAAGATTTACCTGATGGATTTTTTCATGAAGAAAGCACTTTATTAAATAATCCACCTAGTGAACTTAGAGGTCTAGCTAAAAATAGATTTTATCAATTATATCATGATCCACAGAAATATGCTGTTGAACCATTTAGAAGATTAGGCGAAGATACTTATCAAACAATTATAGATGAAGAAAAAGATTGTTAAGTATAATTAAATTTTTTTATTAATTTTTTTTAATTTATTTTTTATTATATACATATAATAATATGGAAGCAAGTATTTTATTAGGAATATTAGGTGCTGGTTATTTACTTAATAAAAATAATAATAATAATGATGATGATGATGATGATAATAATAATAATAATAATAGTGTATTAACTAAAGAACAAGCATATAATACAGATTATTTTCATGATGCTAATAAGCATGAAGAACATTCAAATAGTTTATATGATAATTATAAAACAGTAAAAATACCAGGTGTTAAAAATATAACTTATGAAAATATAGATGATTATTTAAATTCAGAAGATAATGATAATTCAGATGGAGAATTTATATATAGTAATTCGGCTGGTGCTAAAATTAATAAGGATAATTTTTTAGTAAATGATCAAGGTATTAAATTAGAACCATTTTTTAGTAAAGCACCACCAAATATAGATTTAAATGATAATAGACATTTATCAAGACATCAAGGAGGTTCAGATTATATAATACAGAAAAGAGAACAAACACCATTTTTTGAACAATATAAATCACAAAATGTTTATGGACAACAATCATATACAGATGATATGAAAGATAATATGTATGTTTCGAATAAAATGACTAATGTATTACCATTTGAACAAATACAAGTATCACAGATAGATGAAAAAGATCCTGCAAATATTAATATAAGTAGGAAATATTATGAAAATAATAATGTAGATAATTTAAGAACATTAAATAATCAAAAACAATCATATGATGGTAGGATTTTATCAGGTAAAGGTGAGCAAAAACAAGGTAAAATAGGTCAAGTATTTAAACATACACCTGAAACTGATTATTTTAATTCACCTGATAAATGGTTGACAACTACAGGAGCATATATTGCTAAGTCTGAAAGACCTGAACAAATTGTGCCAAATACTAATAGACAATTCTTTAATAAAGGTGAATTTGGTATAGCTACAGGTGGTGATCATGAAGCCCCAGAATATAGATCTAAATATGCTACATCTACTAGACAAAACTTTGCTACAGATAGTATGAGAAATGCTGGTGTTAAAGTAGATCAATCTAATAACGATACAATTAAAAGTTCATATCAAATGTATCCTAATGAAAGAGATGTAACAACTTTGAGAACATATGATAGTAATATTTCTACAGAAGTTAAAGACCATACAATAGGTTTAATGGATGGATTAAAGAAAACTATTAAACAAACTACTATTGATTCTAAAAATAACGGATATATTAATGGTGGTATGGATATGCCTACAGAAAGATTATATGATGAAATTAAAAAGACTAAAAAACAATTTACTTCATCTGATCGAAACTATATGGGACCAGGGGGAACAGAAGTAGGTCAACCTGTTAATCATGATAACTACAATAATATGGAAACTAATGCAACTAAAGAAATTATTGCACAAGGTAGATATCCTGTTCCTGAAGGAAGTAAATATTATAATAGTAAAGAAACATATAATATTGAAGTTAAGAAAAATGAAAGTGATTATTATAATCACAGACAAACTCATTATGATAGAATGAATCCTGAATATTTAGAAAAAGATACTTGTGAATTTACTCACTTTAAAGATAAACTAAATGATTCTTCTATTGCTGATAGATTTTCAGATCCTAATCTATTAACACCATTTAAAAATAATCCATATACACAATCTTTAGAATCATTCGCATATTAAAAAAATATAATATTATATATATATGGATAAATATTTTTTATTAAAATGTTTAATATCTTTTTTTATTGGTATTATTACATATAAATTATTATTAGATATATCTTCTTATAATTTACTAGAGGGTCAAGAAGAACAAGCTCCAGCACCAGAACTAGAACCAGCACCACCAATAATACCCCCACCCCAACCACCAGGTGATGGAACATTACCACCTTCTATAACAAGTATATTGAATGAAGTAAATACTAAAATGTTTAATGGGTCTCCTTTATATACATTGAAAGAAATTATAACAAATATTAATTCTAATTTAGATTCTGATAAAATACCTGATGAAATACCTGATGTATTTGATAATATTCAAAATTTCCATGAATTAGGTTCTAATACATTAGCATTAGATTATATTGAATTATTAATTCGCACAATATCAACTCTAGATAAAACTGAGTTTGAAACGTTAATGATAAATATGGGTTATGGTATTGATAATGGATATTGTGAAGATGAACAACCTGATTTAAATGATTATATTATGGTAATAATGTTATTACAATATCAAAATATAGGAATAAATGATAATGAATTTATGAAAATCTCTAATAGATTATCTAAACATATTCCTGATATATTAGATAAAATACAAAATTATAATAAATCATGTCCTGAAAATAAACAAAAACATAAAAAATCTATATTAGTTAAATCTCTATTTTATAAATTATTTAAAAATAATCAAACTATTATTACATTCACAACTATTAGAGACTTAATAAATGATCTATCTAAAATGGATAAAGTTTATGGTGTAGTAATGTTATTATGTTTAACATATATTATAGTTAAATTTATGGGCATGTTTAATATGAAAATTGATGTTTAATTATATATCATCCCCTTACTTTTATAATATTCTTTTATTATATCATTCTTATTTTTATTTTTATCATAATTATTTATTATATTATAATTAATTTCCATATTTTTTTTTTCAGATACAAATATTATACCATTTTTTATATAGATTTTTTTTAACATATAATATATATGAAAATAGATTATCAAACTATTTATATTATAGTAATTATAATATTTTTTAACTTTTTACTTTTAAATATATTTAGATTACAAAATGATATTCAAAATATTAATAAAAATATAAAAGATAATAAAAATATAAACGGTTTTAATAGTAATAAATATAAATTATTAAATAATAATAATAATAGTATCGGTGATATTAAAAGTAAACTAAATGATATTGCAAGTATTGTTCCAATAGATGTTAATAAAATTGATAAGACTAATGCTAATTTTGTTCCTAAGTTTAAACAAGTAGATAATCTTTAATTTACTATTTAAACATAATTTATCTTTTATAATTGTAATTAACAAATGGATCCTCTATTATTAAAACAAAATATTGATAAAAATAATTTCAATGTTTTTATAAGAGATTTATCTGACACTCTTAATAATAATTTAAAACATATCATCGAAGATACTATTACTAATATTCCTAAAAATAATAATAAAAATAATAAACCTAAAAAACAAGTTATTAAAAAAAAAGATATAATTATTGCTGAAAATCTGAAGAAACATGCTTTAATTAAAATTAAAGATGATCTATTAAAAGTGGATTTTTTATTTGATAATAAAAATATCAATAATCCATTTAATTCTATTAAATTATTAAAATCTAAAGAAGGTATTGAAAAAATGAAATATCTTCTATTAGATTTTTATTGGACCCATAAACATAAAAAACAATATATGAATTTTATTATTTCATTATATTATCAATTAAAAGATACTGAAAAGAATGATTATAAAGAATTAATTATAACTATTGGTGATAAATTACAACAATATGAATATAAACTTTATATGATGAAAGAATTAGGATATCTATTACCACCATTAAATTTTTGGGATAATCCTGAAAAGAAATTAGATGATTGGCAGAAAGACGTTATCAATATTGTTAATAAAAAAGAATCATGTATTGTTAAAGCACCTACATCAGCCGGTAAAACATGGATTGCTATGAGCACTGGTATTATTCATAAAAAGATATTATATGTATGTCCTGCTAAACCTGTCGCATATCAAGTAGGTTCTCATTTTATTCGTATGGGATATAAAGTCCATTATTTAGTTGATAATTTATCTAAAAATTCATTTGATAATAAAACTAATATATTTATCGGAACACCTTATGAAATTGAAAATAATTTATATAAAATAGGTATTCATTTTGATTATGCTGTATTCGATGAAATTCACAATCTTAATAGTAATAATGATGGTGATATTTATGAAAATTTAATTAAAATATTACAATGTAATTTCTTAGCATTATCTGCTACTATAGGTAATATTGAATTTTTAAAAAATATATTTAATAATATTAATAATAATAATAAAAAAATTCATTATGTAGAATATAATAAAAGATTTATTAATCATCAAAGATGGATTTATAATAATAAAACCTTAGAATCAATTCATCCATTATGTTCTACAAATATAGAAGATTTAAATGAAAATTTTATAAATAATTCATTATCTTTTACACCAAATGATTGTGCTAAATTATGGGAATGTATTGATGATGTTTATGATTCTGATGAAGAATATGAAACAATAATTGAAAATATGTCTCCTGATGAATATTTTAAAGAAAATAAATTATTAACTCTTGATGATTGTTCTAAATATGAAATGTTTTTAAAACAATTTTTAATTAATAATAAATCTAATAATAATATTAATGAGATTTTAGATAATCTTAAAAGTAATAATTATAAAAATGATAAAGAAAATATTATACCATTTTTAAGAGAATGTAAGAAAAATGATATGTTACCTATGATTGTATTTAATACTAATGTTGAAGTATGTAAAGATATATTTTATTATATCTATGAAAACTTAGCTAAATCAGAAAATTTATATTATCCATTCCATTATATAATTTTAGAAAAAAAACAAGAATTATATGATAAGTATTTAGAAGAAAGAGAAAAATTCAAAAATAATATTAAAATAGATAAAAAATCTAAAGATCCTTCAACAGATATTAATACTAAATTAGAAAATTATGATAGAAAATATAAAGAAAAATATAAAGAAGATATTAGTAAATTTTATTTAAGTTGTTTAAATGATATAAATAGATCTAATGTAGATAAAGTGATTAAAAATATTCAAAAAAAAAAATTACAAAATGAATATAAAAACTTTATTGATAATCCTGAATTTTGTGAACAAGATATATTTAAAAAACATGAAGATTTTTGTTTCACAATGGATGAACCTATGTCAGGTGAAACTATTAGAGATATTAGAAGAGAAATTATGAAAACTTTAGGTGTTAAAATATCATATGAACATCCTATATTTCAAATGTTAAAAAGAGGTATAGGATTATATATTGAAACTATGCCTGATGAATATAAATGGATATTACAAAAACTTTTATCTCAAAGAAAAATTGGGGTTGTAGTATCAGATAGAACTTTATGTATGGGTATAGATCTACCTGTTAGAACTATTACATTAATGGAATATGATGGTAATAATGTATTTACTAATGAAGATTATCAACAAATGAGTGGTCGTGCCGGTAGAAGAGGTCAAGATAATAGAGGTAATGTTATATTTTATGGAAATATTGATTATTTATCTTTAATGAAAGGTATTTTACCTAATATATCTGGTTCTAATAATAATATTAATACTAATTATAAAATTCTATCTAAAATTAATAAAAATATAAAATCAGATAATATTAATAAAGTTTTTGATTATTTTATTAATCCAGATAGAGCTATTTCTAATTGTAATATTCAAGTTGATAATAATAAATTATTATGGTATCTAAGAAAATATATAAATGCAACTAAATTTATTAATGAATTAGATAATATTGAATCATATTTATTTATGAATAAAATAGATACTGATATTTATATTTTAAATAATATTTATAAATTAATAAATTCATTAAATATCAATACTGAATATAAAAGTGGAACAATTAATAATAATATTATAAATAAATTATCTATATTTAATGAAATATATGAAGTTTCTATTAATATTTATAATAATTTAAATAAAGATAAATATTTATTTATTAGACAATCATTATTTCTTATATATAAGAATATTAGGACTATAATTATTAAATATAACGGATTTCAATAATTTAAATATAAATTTTATATATAAGTATAATGAATTTTTACGATTATCATTATCATAACAATGAACATAATCATGATAATATGAATAATCAAGATAATATAAATAATCTTGATAATATAAATAATCATGATAATATAAATAATATGATTGATAAAGATGATATGAATATTACAGTAGTTGATTATGACAATGGATATAATGGGATATTTACATCAGTATTATTAATAAGTTTTATGACAGGAACATTTATATATATAGGTAATTATACATATTTAAAATTAGTAGATTATTTTAATAGAAGATATAATAATGATAATAGTTTAACAGAAAATATAAATATAGATAAATTAGATAATATAGTAGTATTAAATAATTTACCTGAAAATGAATGTTGTATATGTTTAGAAAAATATAAAGAGAATGATATATTAATTAAATTAAAATGTAATCATATGTTTCATAAAGAATGTTTAGAACCATGGTTCAATAATAATAAAAAAAGCTGTCCATTATGTAGATTTAAATTAGTTTAAATATAATTAATTAGTATATGCTAATTTACCTTGTCCAGCTATAATTCTTAATACATTATAATTAACAGCATATATTGTAATATGTTGTGATGATATATCTTCTGAATCTCTTGGAACACAAACAAGATTAAAATTATTAATACTAGATAAATTAATTGTTCCAGATGGTTGATGATCTTCAGGATTTAAACAAAATGAATATACAGCTATAGAATTTCTTTCAGTCACTCCTCCATAACCTGTATGATAATCATTTATTTGTTGTTTAGTAAAATATGATATATCTCTTGGAGAAAATCTATCATAACCATTTATCTGTATATACCATTTACCTAATAATGGACCATCATAATCAGCTTTTTTACCATCACCTCTAACCCATATTAATTCTTTGACTTGATTTTTAAAAGATATTTGATGTATTTCTTCTGAAGAACCATTTCTTATTTGTATTTGTTCAATTAAATATTCATGTGATATCTGAGCAAATCTTCTTCTTTCATCAGTATCTAAAAATATATAATCAGCATATAATTCAAGTATTATATTATTATTTATTAATTTTTTTATTCTTATCTCGACATCAACTTCATTATATTGTAAAGCAATTAATGGTAATGCTAATCCTATATTTCTACAAAACCAAAATTGTAATGGAGTATATATATAATGATGTTCATTATTATATAAATATTCAGCATAATCATTAATTGCTATTTTATTTTCATTATCACTATCTGTTGTTAAATAATAAAAAGGTGCTAATGAAGAAGAATCATCCTTTATAAGTGTAGATGTATAATATGGTGTTACTTGTTGTTTATTAGGTATTATTATAGGTGTTTTATCAGATGGTATAGTATTATCAACAGTGGAATTAGTAAAATGGTTTATAAACTTATATGAATCAACTCCACCAGCCATAGTCATGGATTGAAACTTAGTTGCTGTATGTGATACATTATTTCCAAAAGTATGTCCTGGACCAATATTAGGTGCTGAATTCATAAATAAGGCATTATGTGCTGATGAAAAATTACCATATTCATTCGGTTGTGTAATCTCAGCATAAGTTTCTAACCAATTATTAGTATGTCTATCTATTAATTGACCACCAATTCTTAAAGATACTTCTTTTATAAAATCATATCCATAATTCTTTAGAGTTTCAGTAAATGGTATTCCTGTAGGAATTTTTTGCTCTATATAAATTTTATATAATAAATCACCCTTTCTTGCTATTGTTGATGTAATTGTTCCACCATCAGAAGCAGCACCATCAAATGTTTGTAATGCAGATTCAATAGAAAAATTAGTATGTCTTCTATATACAATTTTAAAAAAAGTAATTTGTGGATTCCCAGTTAAATATATATCTTGAGCACCTTTAGCAGTTAATTGTAATAATCCTCCTACCATATATAATATATTATAATATATATTATAAAAATATGAATTGAATAACTTATTCAAGATTATTCATTTAAATAAAAAAAATTATATTATATATAAATGAAACTATTTAATATATTATTAAATTTATTATATGTAAATTCTCAGATGATTACAGAGGTCTGTATTAATTGTATAAATAGACAAATTATGGGTGAAAATATAGATTGTTTTGTAGAATGTAATGAAATGAATAATAATTGTGATTTATATACTATATGTGAACCTGATAAAACTCTTATTAAATATAATGATATATGTTATTGTGAGGACAGTATCGATTGTAATGAATTTTTTTGCACTCAAATATCTGAAGTCAATACAGAATCTAAATTAATTTCTTATACAACATATGAATTATCATTATTATTAAGAGGTGATGCCAAGAATATTTATATTTTATATGGTGATGATTTAAATAATATGTTTATTCCTGAAGCATATCAAGTAAATCTATTTTCTGGAGCAAATATAGGAGGAATTAATAATATATTATTAAAAAGATATGATGAATCTAAATATGATTCTTGGATCACAATACAAATTGATGATGGGGATATTATGGGTAGATTATCTACTATAGGTATTGATTATAATTCTTGGGATATATCTAATCCATTAATAGTTGATAATGGTGCTTTATTTTTAGAAGAACCACTTACACTATTATCTACTACTAATAAATATTTAATTGCTCACCTTACTCTATCTGATATAGATGATCATGTAATTGTATTTAATGTTGGTGGAAAAACTGATATATCTTTAGAATCCGCACAAAATCCTAATATTAATAATAATTTTAGAATAAATAATGTATCTTTTAATATAAATAAAAAAATACATAATATTGGTGATAGTCATTAAAACATTTCATCAAATAATGTGGCTCCAGCTTCACCTAAAAATCCCATAAAAAAATATTGAATATATGGTAAAACTCCTATAATACATAATACTAAACCTAAATATTGCATTGGTTGAATTTCTCTTAATAATTTAGTCCCCTTTTTATTATACTTATTTATAATATAATATCCTATACCAAAAAAAAGGGCTGTAAATAATCCTAATAATATATATGCTGTTAAAAATCCACCTGTTCCTGCCAAAAATCCCATAAATATATTTTTATTAACTGATTTCATTATATATTAATATATATATTATAAATTCGCCATATGTAATTGAATAATATTATCCTCAATATCATATGTTTTTACTACATAATCCTCTATTAATACTCCTTCTGATTTATTATATAACATGATATTATATATTTCTTTACATTCTTCTGATTTACTCTTATAAATATCTACTGGATCTAGCCATTCATTAGATCCAAAATCTATTATTTTATGATATGGTGTAATAAGAAGATTACCTAACTTTACTAGTTTCTCTAGTCCATTATTACATTTATGAACTAATATTTTTGAAATAATATCAGTATCTATATATTCTATACCATTAACTATATTCACAGATAGAACTTCATCACCAGGTTTTAGATCCTCAATATATTTAAAAGTGTTGTCTGAAAGTCTGATACGTGTTCCATTTGCTACACCAGACATTATTATTATTTTGTTTATAAATTTAATTATTTTAATTTTCAAATTTACACCATACTTATTATTTTATCAATTCTTTTTATCATATTTTCATTAATAAATCTTTTTCTCCATTTATTTAATATTTCAATTATATTACTTTTATTTAAAATTATATATTCTTTACATTTTTCTTTAATATCTTTCTTCATTTTAATATTTAATAAATCATCAAACTCTAAATCTAAACAATGATCATCTATACTATATACATTTACTCCATCTGTAATAAAATTTCTACTACAATGATCATTCGTCCCAACTATCAATCTAAATATATAATTCTTAAAGAACTCCATAAAATTTTCTTCATTTATATTATCAAAATTATAATTATTATTTACACCATTATAAATATATACATTCTTTTCTAATTTACTTGTTTTTAATTCTTTCTTATTAAAATCATAATCTAATAATGAATCCGCTCTCATCCAATTCTGATTAAATATATTTATAAATTCTACATTTAAATGATTTAATCCTATATCTTTCTTAATATTTTCTGTTCTCATTATTTGTTTTCTTATTTTAATCGTCATTGGTCCTTTCAAAACATACTTTTTATTATCATCTAAAGATGTCACAAAATATACAGGTGGTTTATTTTTACTAGTAATTAGTTGTATTTGTACTACATCTTTATATCCTGGTATTTTCTTTTCATATATATCCGGTATATCCTTTATACCTTCTTTCCATAATTTATATAATATCTTAGTTTTACCATTACCTATATTTTTTTCATCCTCTAAATATACTTTCATACATTCTTCCGCATATTTATCACCATTTTCATAAATATTTTCATTCACTATTAATGAATTATCAAAGAAAAATTGATATCCTTTCTGTCCTCCAGATACGTGTTTATCCATTACCCAGAAAGGAATATTACTAAATTTTCTTTTCTCTATACTATCTAAATCAATATCTAATGAATATTCTTGATTTAGTTCAGGTCTTCGTTTTATCATAATATATGAAGCCCATACTAAATTATTCTTACCACTAAATGAATATAATTTATTATATTCTTTCCCAATATATTCACGAACTTTTTTATAATTATCTGTTCTAATAAATTCTGTCATTTTAATAGCCTCAATTAATTCTTCATTATCTGTATCAATATTGTTCATAGCATAATGAAGCGATAATCTACTTAACCACGCAGAATCATGCGTTTTCTTCATTCTACAACATAATACTACATATTTATATAGATCTTCATCACTACATTCCATGATCTCATTAGATAGTTTTAAATTACAGATATCTTCATTCGTAACATATACTAATCGTTTTCTTAAAGAATTAGGTGTCCCTTCTTTAAATAAGATATCTGAATAATATAAACATTCTTCTTCCATTCCTCTCCGAATACATTTTTGAATAATAGAATATAACAATCCTATACTTCCTTCTGTTGTTTGTTTTCTTAAGAATGCCATATTTATTTATTTATATATATCTTTTAATCTTTAATTCAAATTTAGTTTTTTAAATTTGATTTTGTTTTTATTATATTTTAATTAAAAAATAATTGATAATAAATAAAATAATATGAAATACACATTCTTCATGATTCTTACACTAATTCTATATATTTACAACAATACTGATAATGATTGGGAAGATATTTTAATCGTTCATGATCGTAATTATTATGATAAATACTCATTCAAAGATAATTGGGCCCGTTCCTGGAGAGATTCAGATGTATGGTGAATAAATTTGAAATTACTTTAAAGGTTAAGTAAATAAAATGGCTGGGAAACATTATAATACTAAATTTATTCATTCTGTAATTTCACCTCTAAAGAAAAATGGATTCACATGTGTTCCATTACCTAAATCCAAGAATAAATATTCTATTAGTAAAGAGGGTGGTTTAGAGATTCGGGTGCATGCAGGAATGTCTTGCTATCATCCACTTCGCCGATTCTTAAAGAATAATTATAATTTTGATCTTGAGAACTATTAAATTAATTATCGTTGATAATAATTATTTTTTTTAAATTTGAAAATTGAATTTTTAAAATTTTATACATTAAAAATAATCATTAATTGATAAATAATATGGGACTTTCCTCCGTTGAAAAACAACTTCGCGCTGAAGAGAAAAAGATTCGTCTAGGTAAGGTATCTCCTGAAGATATTGAGCATGCGAAGAAAAGAATTATTGTTCTTAAAAATATCATTGAAGCAGAAAAGGTAAAGAATTTAGAATTTCTTAAAAAGAAAGAAGAGGCTATGCTAGTTTCTAAAATGACTAGTGAAGAAATGCTTGATCAAGAATATGATCTAAATAGTGGTATTAATGCTGAAAATATTAAGAATGAAAAAAAACAAATTAGGAATAGAAAGAAATACCTCAAACGCCGTGCTGCTAATAGATTTTGCCAGATTGTTAAAAAAAAATATAATCTAAAGAAAAACAATTTTATTAAAAATCATAAATTGTTTACAATTATAGACATTGTCTATAATCAATCATCAATATCTGTCAAGTAAATGTAGTTATTTATTTTAAATATTATAGTTATTTATTTATTTATTTTTTTTTATATATGTATATATTATAAAATGGATGATTCGATGGATGATTCGATGGATGATTCCGATTTAAGTATCTTTGGTAATAGTTTATCTGATGATGAAGATGATTATAGTTCGCAAAGAATTGATTCAGGTGATGAAGGTGATACGCCACCATCAGGAACAGGTGGTCCAGGTATGGTAGATTCAGATGATGAAGATTTAGGATCAGCACCACCATCAGGAGCAGGTGGTCCAGGTATGGTAGATTCAGATGATGAAGATTTAGGATCAGCACCACCATCAGGAGCAGGTGGTCCAGGTATGGAAGATTCAGATGATGAAGATTTAGGATCAGCACCACCATCAGGAGCAGGTGGTCCAGGTATGGTAGATTCAGATGATGAAGATTTAGTATCAGCACCACCATCAGGATCATACGGATCAGGTATGGAAGGTTTAGATGATCAAGGTGGTGCACTAACATCAGCAGCAGATGCGGGAGCAGAAGAAATAGAATTTACTTCCGAATATATAGAAGGTTTATTTAAAAAACTAGATGAATATGAGATAAAGGGGATACCAATATCTGAAAGTATAACAGCAGGTCTTATTGGTTGTGTCCGTCATTGTAAATCAATCGATTATAAGCAAAGAGCATTGTTTCCAAATTTGGATGTTTTATGCGTAGAAGATGATCACCCATTAAAAATTATAAAGGACCGTGCATCAGCTGACTCATGGGCCAAATATAAGAGATTTTATGAGGATGGAGTAAATATGTGGATTGCTGGTGTACCTGATACTAATACACTCACAAATGTATTCGAACTATGTATTAAGGATACAAAATCATTTGCAATGGGTAAGGTTCTTTTCCAGACTTCAAAAGGCGCGACCCAGAGAACAGACTACAAGACTGCTGGTTACGCATATATCAAGGCAGGAGGTCAATATGATACAGACACGAAGATTAGTGGTCCTTCACGACATGAACAGTCGACAATGACAATGGTGGATATGAGTGTAAATGCGGGTGATATCATTAGGAAAGCCGTACATTTAGGGTTAACAAACGAACAGTTGAATAATTTACTCAATGAAGGGAATATTGCGGAACTATTGTTAAATATACATGAGGGAAAAGATGTATTTAAAATTCTTGATCTTTGTAAACCATTATTTCCTTCAGCCTATATTAAACCAGGTATGGGTGGTTTAAAAGGTAAAGGATTACTATCTGGTTTTCTACCGGCAACCGTATACCAGAAGAGTCAGGGAGGTAATATTAATATTGGTCCAATATTTTTAACTTCGACAGACGATCTTCCGATACCTTCAACTACTGTAAATCCGATTGGAGCAATAGAAGGACTTCAAACAATATGTAACGGACTACATTCATCTTTCCATGCTAGTATTAGACAGATAATAGAAAATAATGGTGGGGTTATTAATTTAAATACGTGTTTATGTGTTGTCAATAAGTTCTTGGAGGTTGCTGATCCTACTAAGTTATTACGTATCCAAACCAACTGTTCTGAGCATGGAGAGTCTAGATATCTGTGTGGTTTTAATGAACATTTTTTCAGTAATGTTTTTAGTGATCGTTTTACGTTAAATTTATCAACTCATTTAACCGATGAACTAACCGAGGATACACTCCGACTCCGATTTAAAGATGTTGATGAAGGATCATTGTTAAATATAGGGTTAGATGATGGTGGTTTAAATCCCATATTTTTGAAAGATATCTCTTTATTGCCTTTATTAAGTAGAATTTTATATTATAAGGGAAATAAAGAAGAGCAATTACACTTTGATTCGAATTTTCGCTTTGAACTAAAAAAAAATCAGAGTAATATTTCTGGTGGTATATGGATTTTAGATGGTAAAGAATTGACATTAAATTGGTATAATGGGGACAGTCAAAAATTTAATACTATAGATAGATGTGATACATTTACTGATATTGGAAGTGGAGGAACAGTATTAATTAAAAACTCAGAAAAAAAAGAAACCTTTACCTTTCCAGAATTTAGTGAAACGTATAGTTTTGACCCAACAGTTTGGGGTTATCCTAATATTTTGTCGGATGTAGCTTTCAATAAATCTAACACTTTTGAGTCACTTCTAGAAACTTTTGGATTTAAGGTTAGATTGCCACATAATGCAACTTTAGTTACTTGGAGAAATTACTTAAGGGACCATTGTTTTCCCCAAGCACTGACAACTACTTTGGAGACACATAACCAAAGGACTGCACTCCTACAAATAAATAAGTCTACTGTTGCTAACATTTTGGCGGTCCTTATGGAGACACATAAATATTATATAAAGCAACTAAATGCTCAAAGCGATCTTAAAAAAATGTATTGCAAAATAAATCCAAACAAAACTATTATGGTAATCGACCTTAATTCTAACGAGACGAGAGCACAACTCCTTCAAGTAATGATTGCAACAACATATCAAGAATACAACCGATTATTTGAAGGAAATGGATTGGGTAGAGGGAAAGCTAATTTATATGGTACCTACATAGAGGAGAGTGGTCCTTCGGCTAATATATTTAATAAATCCCTAGAAGAAAGGATTAAAGTTTTAGAATCTATCAAGAATGCACTTACGTTGGCAGCATGTCATACAGATAAGTGGGGTGGCCAAGTCGGACTATATAAATTGTTAGGATTTAATAAAATACATGAAGATTTGTTTAAAAAATATTTGACGCCGGGCGTTACCCTTGATGAATCTGAGACTATTAAATTTAATCAATTATTGAATGCATTTTCATCAAGAGCAGGACAGGCAGTTATATATGCTACTCTATTACAATTCAGTGCTGACGTAAACGGTTATGACCAGAAAGCTGCCGAACCGCGTTTCGTTGATGATTTAGGAAAGGTGGATACCAACTGCTCATGGTACAAGCAATTTGAGACTGAATTCAAAACTATGATAACATTAAGAGATGATGGTAATGATAATGGTGTATGGGAGGAGAGCGTTCTAAAATGCAAAAGGTCAGCCTTAGAATTGATTAATGGACAATATAATTTGGGGGTAACATTAGGGAATCCTTTAAACGGTCAAATGTATATCAACAGTTTGATAAATACAATATTAGAAATGAAACTACGGGGTAAATTAACGGGGGGGATATCTATATTAAACAAATTTGTAGATGTTTCTAATAGGTTAAAAACTTTACGGGATGGACATGGATGCGAACGTATTAGTCAATTAAATTTATTACCATTTATTAAATCAGATGTATATCTCGGTAATAAAATGGGTTATGAGTTTAAATATGGTGGTAATGGTCAAGGATATTATCCGTTTGAATTCAAAAGTGTCAATTTCATTGAATTATTTTTAAATGCAGGCAACGAGATTGAAGATGTGTTACAAGATATGGTAAATATATTAAGAAATGTAAAGGCCGAACCCCAGCAAGGAAAAATAGGTTTTCCAACTGAAGAGTTCCTAGAAATAAAAATACTAAAAATTATTAATGATAAGATGGATAAAGCATATGATTTGGCCACTTTATATAAAATATGTGAAACAATAATGCATGAAGGACGAAGTCATTCATTTGAGTGCTTTGTATGTTTAATAGTTAATGACATGGTTGAAGAACATCTAAGAGAATCTAACACATTATCGGAAGAAATCAAATCCTATCAAATAAAATTAAAGAATAAACTAGAAGAATCAGAATTATTAGTTATTGATCTAGAAAAAGTAATAACGGAGTTGGAACGGAAATGTGATGCGATGGTTTTAAGTTTCAAGCACCGTCAAGATATTAGTTCCCCTATGCGTTCGGGTTATGTAAAAGATGCATTGAGAGATGCTACATGTGATCATGGTTCGTTGAAGAAAGTAGAAGTATACGTATGTTTAATGGAACATTTGTATGCTTATTTTATAAGGCAATTAACGGAAGACGCTGGATCTAAATTTAATCAACATGATATCAATAATTTTTTACATTTTGATGAACTAGCTGTATCATATTATATTTGTTATAAAATAAGACAAGCGAGTGGACAAGACCTTATAAATATCCCTATTGATATAACAGAACTTGGGGTTGAACTGTTTGGAGATACTATAAGAGGTGAGGAACCGACCGAGTGGGATGAAGGTGATAAATACGAAATATTTGATTTGAATTTTAATAATTTAGATGAAAAATTTGCTGCTCTATTACAAAGAGCTGAACTAAATATTGATGAAAGTGATAGGGAAATCGAACTGGATGGGGAATACGATAGGTGCGTCTTAAAACTTATAGAAAATTACATTAGTTTGCCTCCAGGTATGTCATCAGAAGAAATCAAGAAACAAACGAATAAATACGCGTATCAACCACCGACTCCTAAAAGACTTAAGTTATTACCAGCACCACAAGCACCACCACCGAGCTCCCTGGGGGGATATATACAAAATATATTAAAATTACTTACAGTAATTAATGAGTCATTAGTGGAACATCTTGAAGAAACTACCTTAAATGATTCGGGTGACATCGAGAGTTACCTGAAACATTGGTATAGTATAATACCACGAGAATTCAAAGATAACTTCCAACATCTTTTAGAAAATATTGATGGAGAAAAGACTATATTTATGGCCATGCCAATAGATGGAAAAGATAATAAAATATTAATGGCTCGAATATTTATTAATATAGGGAAAGAAACATACAATATCAAAGGCGGAGGATCCCTTAAACGACAAAACAAACCAAGTAAAAAATCTAAAGGTAAATCCCCAAGAACTCTCAAGAAAAGTAGAAAACAATTAAGAAAGAAAACAATTAAGAGAAATAATAAAAGGAAAACTGTCAGTAAAAGGAAACCTATGAAGATATCTAAAAGAAAATCAATTAAAAGAAAATCTATTAAAAGAAAATCTAAAAAACCAATGAAAATATCTAAAAAAAGATCTAGAGTAAAAAAAACTATTAGAAAAGTTAAAAGAAATAAAAAATCTAATAAAAAGTAATCTAAATTATAAAATATACAATCAATCTTCATCAATATCTGTCAAGTAGATGTAATCTCCTTCACCATCTGACTCATTCCAATATTCTTCTTCATCAGGAATAACTCCATTATATAGGCGACGAACAGTATCATTATCTACCCAAATATCCCAAATATTTTTTTGTTCATATTCTTCACGAGTACATTTAATCACTCTGCCATCTGAATGATAAATTGTAACATAATTACCTGTAATCATTATATTACCTTCTGAACTAGTTTGATATATAGTAGAACCATATGTAATCGATGGATTTCTTGCAGCCTGACGACGCTGGCGAATTATACGATTTGTAGTATAATAAAACGGCTCAATATATGGTCCTGATCTACGATTATTCCGAATATTCTTGGGAGACATGCGAGAGATATCTGAGATATGTGGTGATTTTCCTTTCTTTAGTTTCTGACATATTGGTAAATTATAGTCTCTGGCAATAGGGGCGCGAACTGTATGTGAACGGCACATAGGGCAATCGCTACCAACCATTTTGACCTTACAATCACCACAGATAGTGTGTTTCTTAGTTCCACCACATACAATAGAATTATCTGCTGTGTCCTCTACAGTTTCATAGCAAATATTACATTCTGTAAATTTAATCTCTACCTTATTATTAGAATTATTAGATTTTTTCTTATAGTTCTCTTTTTTATGACCTTTATATTGAGATTTAATCTTCTTTTTCGCCAGTCCAGAGACCTTGTCCTTGACACGATCTCTATTATGCTTGTTCTTGAGAACCATTATCAAGTATTCTTAAAGATTTAGTATAGATTATTAGTATTAATTCAATTTAATTTGTCTAAATAATCTTCAAACATTGATTTCAAATTTATAAATTTGAAATTAAAAGGAATAAATTTTTATATTTTAAAAACAATCTTAAAAATGGAAACACGTTCAATGACTAAAAACAATATTTCAGTTGAAGATAAGGAATGTGCTCATATATTGAAAGATCTTCACAAATCTGAAATATGTGGATTCAATGAATATGGTATTTCTATATTGGAAGAAGAACAACAAAAATATATATCAGATTATCTATTACTAGATAATATGAAATGGCAAATACAAATATTAACTCTAGCTAAAGATTATGGTGAAAATATCGAAACACTTAGAAGTATGGTTGAATTATGTCATGATCCTTTGACTAGTGAAACAATAGATAATGAAATTGAGCGCTTAGGAATACTCAGGTCCAATCTTATCACATCTATTAGATAAATTTGAATTTATTTAATTAAAAATTTATAAAAAAACATCATGAATTATAAATCAAATGAGTATGATAAATTATCTGTAAGACCTAATAATAAATCAATTGTATTATTATTTATATTAATTTCCATAATCTTCTATATATTATTAATTTCTCTATTCTTTCGATAATAAAACTAATCTATAATTATCTAGATTTTGATTTAGAAACTGATTTTTTTTTAGATTTAGAAACTGATTTTTTTTTAGATTTTTTAGATTTCTTTTTAGTTTTCTTATTAAGTCTTTTAACAAATTTAGGTTGTTTTTTACTTAATTTATTTTTTAATAAATTTTTAACAGGTCTTTTAATTTTCTTCTCACCAAATCTCTTAGAACCAGAATCTTCCATATCATCATAATCTTCTTGGTTATATAAATCTTCACCCCAATATGTGTCATAAAATAAACAGATAAAACTATAGAACGCGCTACGAAATGCAGGTAGAATATCATGTTTAAAACCAATACTCGCATCTCCCCATTCTTCTACACCAAATTCAGAAAGAAAATCATATATATATGTATCGTTTTTTCCTCCCTTAGCACTTTTTTTCTTAATATAATATGAACCATAGTGATTCTCTTTAGTAGAACCGTATCTCATCAGTTGAGTTAATTCATATACACCATCTAAGTCAAGGTCAGTATCATAGTATTCACCAGCCATTCTAATGCTATCTATAAAATATTTTAAGTCTTTTTTGGAATTTATTTCAGTCACATTCGGATCTTTATCTATAAATTGATCACCATACCATCCACATAATCCAAACATAATAATTCTATACCACATATTTATTTCTGTATTAACATTATCTGTAATCACATATTCAGTTAACATGTCTTCCTGATCAAAATCAGATATCGCTTCATGAAAAATAGATTCTATATTCGTAGTAATCATATCCCCCCAGTATGCTCCTCCAGTCTTAGCATATGGGTCTTTAGACCAAACCGCGGGCCACGCCACAGCCATAGACTTCTTAGATTTTGATGGATCATATTTCCATTTTGGTCCATACTTCTTTTTCATTTTCGCGATCCATCTTTCTGTGCGTTCATCATCTATTTGCTGAAAAGATTTTACTTTAGATTGATCTAATACTACAGCATCTTCTTCATCTTCATCATCCGAACCATACCAATCTATATCACGCCATTCATCCACTACATCACTATAATTTCCCGCAGCAGCCATATTATTATAATATATAATATATAATAATTATTTGTTAATTTATTAAATTTGAATTAAAATTGAATTAAATTTGAATTCAATAAAATTATAAAAAAAAAATAAATCAAAAAAAATAAATAAAATGATACAACTTTTACAACTTTTCACGCTTCAATTCTTCCTAATAATTGAACTTATTCACATTATATTTATAAATATCCACTATATTTTAGGAACAATATTTATTATACTATTTTGTACTAATATTTATTTATTATATAACGAACTCACTAATATAAAATACGTAAATAAGGGTAAACCTGATAAAATGCGTGTGAATTTTCTATTATATTAAATATTTATAAATAGATTGTTTTAACTATAGATATTCCTGATAATAATAATAATGTATTAAATATTTTTTTATCATAATAGTAATTTATAATACCATAATTATTTATTAAATATAAACTGTTATATAAAACATATTTATTTATATTTAATCCAAATCGTCCTATAATAGATATTAATATGTATATATAATATTCATTATCTAAAATAGGTGTCATAAATATTATTATAAACCATATATGTGTTAAATATATAATTGATCTATTTTTTCTTGATAATAATGATTTTTTTTGTAATGTCATCATAAATATATTTAACAATATTGAAGATAAACCATGAAATAATGTATCATATTTAATATCGTCATAATTATAATTTAATATAGTTTTTGAGTTATCTGATACTAAATCTAAAATACATATAATAGATATAAATTGACCGACGGAGGCAATCCTATGAGAGAATTTTATATGAATATTATAATCAGTTTTATTACCTCTAATCGCAGTACCATTTCCGATGTATTTATATTTATTTGTAATATAATCAGCAGATTTATGTAATAAAGTGAAAATAATTAATCTATTAAATTTATCTTCAAAATTTAACCAATTTATTAAAATTATAAAAATAAATCTCAGTGAAAATATAATTGAATGTAAACGCAATTCAGAATATTCGTAAAATTCATGACCTACATTAGATTTATTTGGTATATGAAAATTCAATGATGATAATAATAATAATAATATAGAAACAATACTAATCATATTTATAATATTATAATTTTGTATAGTTGATATCCCAAATAAAATTAATGGTGTTCTAATAACAATATTTAATAATGTAATAATACCGCATATTTTATGGATATTAAATTTATCTTCAGTTGTGTTTAATCGTTTTTTTAATAGTTTTAAAGTAATTTTATCATATTTCAGATTAGGAAAATATTCATTATTATTATCAATATTTTTAAGTTTAATTTTTTTATCTGTTTCATATTTTTTTAACATAGATTTTGCTCCACATGAATGACCGATTTCATTAAATATTTCACCACATTCAAATCCATTATAATATTCTAATATTGATTTACCACCAGGATGTTTATCTAAAAATAAACTAACATCATATAATTTATCATATATACCTATGATAACCATAATTATTATTTATTAGTTAATATTTTTTTAAATATTCCTAAGATTATATTGAATATTTTTTATTTAAATATAAATTTGATATTATAATAATAATAAAAATATAAATAAATATGGATACGCACACAGAATTTCTGCATGAATATATGTGGTTGAAAGGCGCAACTTATTGTAAAGATATCACATTTAAACGGATTACTTTAGATAATATAGCACGTAATCATAATATTGATCCGAGTCTTTATAAAAACAAAAGATTATTATTAAATGCGATTATTGAATATTGGAAAGAACTGTTTAGATTTAATCCAGAATTTCATATAGCTTATCAACGCTATCACGGTGTTGAGGTAGAATTATGATATCACTCAATAATAATTATTTATTTAATATTTTTTAATATCTCTAACATTATATCACTATTATTAATTACATTCATATTGTAATATATAATTTCTGGTGAAGTCCATCCATATATATTTAAGATCTTACGAATTTTATTATGATATGGATATATTTTTCTATAAAATGATAACATAGTATTTGTATCGTATATTGAATATAATATTTTTTTATCAGTATATCTATCTGGGTAGTGATTTTTTATAGATAATAATCTAGCAGGACGTATAGATTTTAATAATTCTTCAATATTCTCCATTATATATATTTTTTAAAAAAATATTTAAATAAGTTTATTATTATTTACATTAATTTAATTTTTTCAATATTTTCTTTAATTTTTATCATATTTTCTGGTATATCATAGCATGAAACACCGCCTAAATCTTTTGTAACGAACATAACATAATAATAATTATTTAGAATTTCAATTAATCTATTTTTATCTTCATCAGTTAGTTTTTCAGTGTAAGATTGTCTATTTTCTATTTCTTCAATTTTTTCAATAATTATAATATTCATTTCTTCATGATCCATATTAGTAAAATCAATATTAAATATTTCTTTGATATTTCTTGCTTTATCGATATTTGTACGTAATTCAGATAATACTATATCTCTACACATATGATTTAAATTTGTATCTTTTATTATATTTTTAATATAAGGGGATTTACGGTTTAAATGTTTATAATGTTCAGTTAATCCGTTAAAGTTACCATTCATTCTAAAATCTGATAATTGTGATGTATCAAATCTTCCAGTAAGTTCTATAAATAATTTATAAAATGGTATATAATCTGTATGACATTTAGGATCTGGATTTTCATGACCACAACCAAATTCTCTTATAAATTGACCTTCTAAAAAGTCTTCACAATAAGAAATAATATGTGAAAAGTTAAATAATTCATTATCTAATTTATCACAGATTTCATGTGGGTACTTATTATCTAATATAGGTAAATGATCATAATTATAATCACCATGAAGACAACGTACAACAAGGTCGAATAAGTTTTCCCACCAAACCTTTCTCCTCATTTTTTTTCTCGATTCTGCAACTGCCATTCTAAATAACTTAATTTTCCTTCTCTTTTTCGCTACATAATCGGGTAACATATAATTTAATAAATCATAATCCAAATAATTAATAGGTGAACCCATTTTTACTTATTTCTTTTCTCTTTCTTTTCTTTCTTTTTTATTATTATTTTTTTTCGAAAATATAATTCAAATTTATATTTTTCAATTCACTTGAATTCAACCAAAATGATTCCATCTATCTAATATAATTAATGAATAATTATTTAAATATAAAATCTAATAATCAAAATCTTCTTCAAAACTGTCATATTCATCACTAGAACATGAATGTCTGCAGTCATAACATATTCAATCTTCTAAATAATCATCCAGTCCCCGACACTTAACACACCGGAATTTAACAATACCATAGCATTCCTCAGGTTCGAACATTTTATTAATATAATTAATTATGATATCAAAGATTAGATTATATGATAATATACACCTTACTATCATAGGTTCAACCATAGCTTCTACTAATGATTGAAATTCATGTGATTTCGCAAAGATCCATTTATTTGTTATTATATTTTTTCTATTATTTTTTAATAATTTATCTAATAAATCACCGATTATGTACATTAATCGTGGATGAATAAATCTAGGTGTTAATCCTATTTTATGCAATTCATCATGAAAATCACTACACGCGTTTTCTTTAACTCTTATAAATTCTTGTTCATCCTCATAAATCACAATAGGATCTGTATATTCGTTTAATTTCTCTCGTAATTGATTATTATCATCTTGTATTTCTGACAATTCTTCATTCATTTTTTCAATTACATTTATTGAATGCGGAAATTCATTGTAGAAATCTATGATTTGAGGTTCCATATCTATATATGTTATAAATAATTATTTAAATATATATAAATAATAAATATATATAGATATTAACATGTCTGATGAAATAAATGATGAAATAAATGATGAAATAAATGATGAAATAAATGATGAAATAAATGATGAAATAAATGATGAAATAAATGAAGTACTGAATAATGAAATAACTAAAATATTGAATAAAATTTACAACAAAAATCCAATAGATGATACAGAGATTTACACCATGTTAGATTTATTCATGAAAAAACTTAAAGAAATAACAACAGATATGGATGACATAAAAGAAATATCTAGTATGCAGCGAGATTTTATCGTATTTGTCCATAATTCATTAAAGGAAAATCAATCTGAAACTTTCAATCTATTATCAGAACAATCTGAGATTATAGATTCTATTAAATATAAATTAACTGATAATGAATATTTAACATTAATGAATAATTTTAAAAAAGTAAATGATAGTGTAAATGATATAAATAAAATATATGATTATATAGATGAGAACAAATTATTAAAATTTTTAGAAGAAGATGATATATAAAACTTACATAGAATTTAATATATCATTAAAATGACAATCTCCACATACATTATCACTAATTGGAGGTTTCATTATAAGATCTGTTAAATTACCACATCTTCTACATTTATATTTTACTATATTCCCACCAATTCCCATTAAATCATCTATTTCATTTGTTATAAAATTATATATATTTTCACATATTTTTTCAGATTCTATATTTGATTTTCTTAATGATTTTAATAGGTTATCAACATTTTTTAATATATCACAACTTTTCCAATGTACCCAATTACTACCACATACTCTTGTATGTTCATTCACTAATCCAGCATTATATGTTATCTCAACATGGTTATAATTAGGTATTAATTTATATAATATTTTTTTAATATTCCTTTCCCCAATAATACCATTAGATTTATATATTTCATCTTTTAAATTATTATATAATTCATTTTTTTTATTTTCTAATGCTTCTTCTGATTCATATTCAACTGTTGGTCTTCCATATTCAGGATTCATATATAAATCATCTTTTAATATATTATTTTCTTTTTGTATATCATTTAATTCTTTATTCATCTTGTCTATCACATTTATTGAATGAGGAAATTCATTATAATAATCTATGATTTGTGGTTCCATATCTAATATATTTTATAAATAATTATTTAAATATTACATAAAATATATGGATAAACAACTATTATATCTAATATCAATATATGGAATAACTGGTTTTATTATATTTTTATTTGTATTAATAAGACAATTTTATGATGAAAACTTTACAAAAAAAATAGGTTTAAATACTAAATTTAGTAAACAAATTGATTGTGATTTTATGTGTTTTTCTCATTTCATTATGTATTTATTATTAGGTTTTTTAGCACCTAAATATTGGATGATATCTTTTATATTATCTATTTTATGGGAATATTCTGAAATATATATGGAAAAAAATAATATTAAAATAATATCTAATTTTAGAAATGATATAATTACTAATACTTCTGGATTAATACTTGGATTAATATTAAATAAATATATATAAAAAAAATAGATAATAGATAATAGATATAAAATTAGTAAGAGTAAAGGAAACTCTGTAACGGTTCATCATCATCATCATCAGCATAATCATCACTGTTAATTCTATTATGTAAATACCAAGCTAAAAAGACCATTACCCCTTAGTTGATGAGGTGGATTACTGATAATATAATTAAATACATTATTAAATGCACTAAATTTAGTGATTTTTAAACCTATAGGATGTGAATTACATAATGGACAAACATTTTTCTTCATTTTTCCTTGACATCCTGAACATAAAGGATGTTTGACGCCGTTACAATCTAGTGTATTTTCATGATCCATACGGGTCCTTTCAAAACATATAACACATTCACCTTTCTTACATTTTACTAATGGTTTTAATTTAATAGGTTTAACCTTTTTCTTTTTCTTCAGTATATAAAATATATGAAGGTGGTTTGAATCTCTTTCTACGTTGACTCCCTTTACCACCTACACGTACTTTACTCCCAATATTCATAAGTGTTTATGGATATATACCATATCTATGATAATTATATGGATCCCGTTCTTTGATTAACCGGGATTTTCTTGATACATTTTTTACTTTCTTTAATTGTTCAATCTTTTCTTTATTTTTACATCTTTGTTTTTGAAGTTTTATATCATCATATTTTTTAGATTTACTGGTATTTTTAATATTATTGTAAGGTTTTTTATTTTTCACCATTGTAATACGATTCAATTGTGAATTTTAAATTATTAGACTGTTAATTTTCAAATTTATAAAATTTATTGATGTTAATGTCCTATATAACTAATTAGTGAAATATTTAAGAAATAAAATATATTATAATATATAACTAAATGGTTAAATATTCATGTGAGGTCTGCGGAAAAACCTTCAAACAAAAAGGGCATTATAATAATCATATTAATAAGAAAACACCTTGTAAACCTATAGAAAATAAAATAATAGAAGATAAAATTAATGAAAAAATTCAAGAATTATCTGAAAAAGGTGATATTACAATTAATAATATAAATTTGAATTTAAATATTAATGAATTAAATATAAATAATATGGATAATCAACCACAAGAAATGGATGAAAATATTCAAAATAAAGAAGGAATGGTGTTTCTATCAACTATTCCTGATAAATCTGTTAATTTAATACTAACTGATCCTCCATATATTACTTCAACTGAAACAGGTATGGGTAATCTTCATAAACAAATACAAGAAAATGAAAAAAATGGTGTAGAGTGTATGAAAACAGAAGATGAATGGAATACAGTAAAAGATAAATATATTGGAAAGAAAATGCCTGAAAATAAAATGAAAGAAAATTTTATAAAATATGGAAACATCTATGGAAAAAAATATAGTGTCCAAACAGAATATGGTGATTGGGATAAAAATTTTACAATGGAAATGTTAGATAAATTTATAGGAGAATATTATAAAAAATTAGTACCAGGTGGCACTGTTATTATATTCTTTGATATTTGGAAAATAACACCTTTAAAAGGATTATTAGAAAAACATAAATTTAAACAAATACGATTCATAGAATGGATCAAAACAAATCCTCAACCATTAAATCAAAAAGTTAATTATTTAACTAATTGTAGGGAAATTGCATTATTAGGTGTTAAAGGCGGTAAACCTACTTTTAATTCTAAATATGATAATGCTATATATGAACAAGATAATGATAATTGTGATGAACAAGATAATGATAATTGTGATGAACAAGGTAATGATAATTGTGATGAACAAGATAATGATAATTGTGATGAAGAAGGTGAATTATATAAATATCCTATCCAAAGTGGTAAAAAAAGATTTCATCCCACACAAAAATCATTGCCTTTATTTGAAGCATTAATAAAAAAACATAGTAATGAAGGTGATACAGTATTAGATACATTTTTAGGTAGTGGTACAACAGCTGTCGCTTGTAAAAATACAGATAGAATATGTAAGGGGTGTGAAGTATCTAAAGAATATTATGATAAAATGATTGCATTATTGTGATAATCTATTTCTAATCTCAGTTATAAATGCGATAGGGTCATACCAATAAGTCCCAACCATAGCATTTACATCATTAAAATCGTAATTTTCATCTCCTTGTGTAAAATCAATACCAAATACTCTTATCATAGGCGGTGGCGGTTGTCTACGATGAGTTTCAACCATTTTTATTGAGACAGTTCTTTTTCTTAAATTACAAGAATTACATAGTGATTGAAAATCTTCTGGTAATTGAGTTCTTGTATTTAATACTCTAGGATCATTATATAAATCATTTTTATGATCACATACTAATGAAGATGTTGTTCCGCACATAACACACGGTATCTTTCTATAATAACGTTTAATATCATTACTTATTGGTCTCGAACTATTAGTAGTTTCAGATCTTCCATTAGTTCTTATACTTTCAATTCTATTATGTCTTCCGCGCTGAATATCCCATACATAGTCTGAACGTCCAAAATATACACCGTGTCTACCACAACCATTACCACCCATAGACCCACTTGTCAATGGATTATCCATTAATTCTTGTCTGGTAACCCATCGTCCAACACCATTCTCATCAGGATTAAATAGTCCATTGAATTGTTGTTCTCGTTCATTTCTTCTCAGACTATTCATAATGATTAGATGTATTATTCTTATTAGATGTATTATTCTTATTATAAACTTATTAGTTAATTGATTTATTTGATATTAACAGTTACTAAATTTCAAATTTAAATTTTATGAGTTATATCTTAAAATTTACAATGAATAACTATTTAAATATAAAATATCAATAATAGAAAGTTGTTTATGACTAAAAATAAAACATTAAAATTATATGGATCATATTTAAAAAAATTAAATCATTATAAAATTTATATTGATTCATTAAAAAAAGAGAAAAAAGATAATAATATTACAAATATAAAAAAATATTTTAATAATAATATTTTTATATCTATTAATGAATTTCATGTAGGTAACTATAATTTATTTAATAATTTAGGAGAATTTCGTCAATATTTAAAAACAACTCCTAGTGCTATGAAACCTCGTCAAGAAGCTAAACAAGAAGGATATAAAATTTTTTTAAGAAAACTATTTTAATTTTATATATTTAAATTTGTTAATTATGAATATATTTTTAAATTTATTAAATTTACATTATTTTTTAATATAATATATAATATAAATATGGCATCATTAGCATCAGCACCTGGTCCGATAAATCAACTTGTAGTATGTTATCCTGGTAGATTTCAACCGTGTGGAGCACACCACGCTACAACATTCAGATTATTAAAAGCAAAGTTCAGTGCGGTTGGAGCACACACATATATGGTTTCTTCTAACAAAGTCGAGTTACCTAAATCTCCTTTAACCTTTGAAGAAAAAAAACTTATCATAAATGCTCACGGTATTCAAGAAATAGTTCAAGTCAGAAATCCTTATATGGCAAATGAGGTTCTTAAAGATTATGATCCTGCTACTACAGCTGTTATATATGCGGTTGGAGAAAAAGATATGATAGGAAAAGACGCACGTTTCAAACCTGGTTTAACTAAGAAAGGAAAACCTACCTATTATCAGTACTATGAAGGAAATCAAGGTAATTTGGCTTCATATAAACAACATGGATATCTTGTAGTTGCTCCTCATGTAGAAATTAATATCCCAGGAATAGGTGAAATGTCAGGTACTGCTTTGAGACAATTATTATCTACTGCCGATGAAGAAACTTTCGCATCCGTTATGGGATTCTATGACCCTAATATATATGCCATGTGTCGAGAGAAATTCTCTGCCGCAGGAGCAAGAAAAATCAAAAGAAAAAGAAAAAAATCTAAGAAAAAATCTAAAAAAATATCTAAAAGATATAAGATATCTGAAAAAAGTTCGGGTAAAAGATTTAAGAGAAATAATAAAACTAAGAAATTAAACAATCAATGAATTAATATAATTATAATAAATATTAATTAAATATTGTATAATATATATGAATAATAAAGGTGGTCATCCTGATACGGCTCACGTTAAAATCACTAAAAATTACATATTAAAAACATATAATAAAGAATCTCATAGAGCTTATGTAAATGAACTACATTATTATATATTAGCAAAAAAGAAAAAATTAAATTATATCCCTGAATTAATAGACTATGATCCTATTAAATTAACATTAAAAATAAAAAATGTAGGAGTTGCTTTGGATGAATATTGCTCTACCAAAGAATTAGATATTGATACTTTTTTACCTAAAATAAAAAATATATATAATAAATTTTTATCATTAGGTTATTACCATAATGATTTAAGATATAAAAATATAATAATAAATCCTATATCTAAAAAATTATATTTAATAGATTTTGAATATACAGATATTAAATATACTGATAAAGATGACCAGAATATTGTGAAAAAAATATCGGATAATAAAGGATCTAAAAAAACTTTTAAGAAATGATTTAAATTAATTTAATACTATTTATTCTCAATCATAAGATCAACAATAATTCTACTAAAGTGTCTACAAGCACAATCACAATGATTTGAATAACCATCAGATACATATGTTTTTTTATCTTCTACACAAGATGGACGGTTAGTCTGGTGTCTTTCACAACAAGTGCATTGTGAAAGATCTTTCAAGTAATTTAAACCATTTTCTTTCAGATCTTCGTCACATTTTCCACAAAGTTCCATCATAAATTCAGTTGATTCTTGATCACTATATCCATCCTCAAGGAAAGTGAAATAGGATTGAGATGCGATCATCCAATCATTTTGAAGTTTTTGAGCAGTTTCCATTATATTATTCAGGTATTGTTATTTTTATATATAAATATTTTTTAACTAAATTTCAAATTTATATTTAATTACTCAGAATTAGTTCTTTTTAATTTATTAACAACTTGATTTAATGTATTAGTTGTCTGTAATTGTAATACAGTCATCTTATATAATATATCTAATTGATTATTTTCTCTCTGTAATTTATTATATTGCTTACTCCACTTTCTATCGGAATCATCGTAACCATTCATATATGATTGTTCTCCGTAATCTTGAAATCCTTGATAATATGCTGAATCTATTTGTTCCTGAGTAAATAGCTGAACATTATCAGTAATATCTGTTCTACACATGGGACAACTTCTATTAACTTTTAATATAGAATCTGCTAAGCATTTGGCACAAAATTTATGACCACATCTAGTTTTAAATATTCCCTTATCCTCTGATAAAACTTGTAAACATATTGGACAATTTTCCATATTATAATTATATTTATTTTATATTTAAGTAAAAACAAATAATTACAGACAATATAAACATTATATATCTATATTTATTTATATAATATATACCAATATTTTCCTCTATTATTTTATCAGGTTCATCTTTATTATATGATATATATACTGTTTGACCTACCTCAGGTAATATAGGTGGTAATGGATATCTTCTTCGATAATTATATATATATTGTTTCTTACCATTATAATCAATTTCTATATTACATTTATATCTATTAATTGTTATATTTTTACAACTAATTTTTTTAACAGTTGTATAATCAAATATATTGTTTTTTTTATAGAAAAATATATACATTACAAATAATAATATCAGAATAGATAGATATTTAAAAGGTAAAAAACGAAAAAAACCCATTATATTAATTATATAAAAAAAATTTTGTTATTTGTTTTTTTTTGTCTATTTATTTTTTGTTTTTTATTTTTTTATATAATTACCTATTTACCTATGGCATGCTTCAAAGAATCCATCAACCTCTTGGACTTGGATATATGGACTTGATTATCCATATTTAGTTTCTGAAGTTCTGCCATTGCTCTTTCGAATTTCTTGATTTCCTTTTTGTTCCTACAAATAGTTGACTCCCTTGCCCTGATGTCCCTCTTGTGCATGGATATATGGACTTGATTATCCATATTTAGTTTCTGAAGTTCTGCCATTGCTCTTTCGTAATTCTTGATTTTCTTTTTGTTTCTACAAACAGTTGATTCCATTGCCTTGATTTCCTTGTTGTCTTTTACACTAGTAAGTGTTTTCGAAAGAGTTTGCTTGCGGTAATCCTTGAAGTTCCTGAAATTCTTGGGGGCCTCTAGAGTTTCAACTAGATAGTGACGCTTGTTGGTGCACATACAATCGACGCCATACTTCTTCCGATTGTACTGACGAATCTTGGGGAAAACCTCTTCGGTACACCAATGATCAAGTTCTTCTGTAGGTGTAGATCTTCTGATTTGTCCTGTAAGAGGTGAAAGATCTTCGTCTGCAACACAACCACAACATTTGAGATTCCTATGAGTGTCATATATCTTATCATAGTTGTCCGGACCCACGAAAGCCCATCGCTGATATCCACGGAAATGGTGGGTTTTACCCAAACCGACAACGCGTTTTGCCTTGTGATTTTCCATCAGTGGACCAACATGGACAGACTTTTCCGTAATGGTGAGTTTGTCCAGACAGGTGTTGACATATAGCCTCTTCCACCCATCATTTGAGTAGAAAAGTTCCCGAAGAAATTTGTTCTGCATTGCTAGAGCACCAAACTCTTTTATAGTAAGGTTCGGAGCGATGAAGTTCACAATAGTCTCCCAGGGAATATCCTCAAAAGATACCATGGAAAATGCCATCTGAGAATAAGTATAAGTAGTAGTAGTATTTTCAATATCGATATTTGCTTTTCAACAATCCGACTTTTTTATCTAAATATTTCCAAATCTTTTTTTCAAATTTATTCAAAGAATTAAAAAAAAGATTGTTTTTGTTTTTTTATTTTATATTTTTTTTTGTCTATTTGTTTTATATTTTTATTTGTTTTTTTTATTGAAATACTTACTTAGCCCACCCGCCTTTGCCGTATAGAGTTGGCCACATGTTTTGGAATTCAAACTTGCGTAAGTTTGCTTTGCACTGTAGGCGCCCCTGTCCACCCAACCACCACCCGTCAAATTGTGTATAATGTGCCGCGCGTATATATATGTTACTACCACTTTGGTAGCGTTCCATATCAATTGCTAGTGTTTTCAAGTCAAAACTCTGTTGACTACGGCGCTGTGTGGGGTGGAGCTTGGACTCAAACATTCTAGTGGCCAGGTGCGGTTTTTCAATAACTTGTGCTCGAGTAAAAGCGTAGTTACGCGCACAGGGTGCTCCAAGCTCAAGTGCGCCTACTTTGACAGCGCGCGCCATAGACTCCACCCTACCATAATCCAAATGGTAGCTACCACTACCAGGGCGGGTTGGGTATTGATGCGGGGCGGGTGAGTTGAGCATTTCAATACTAGAATTGCCTAGCTCAAGCATCAATGGAACTTTTTCAACAGTGCCTGCCATAATTTTCTTATGGACTTCCATAGGCAATTCCACGCCAAAACTGCGCGCAATAAGTGTCAATCGAGTAGAATTCATAGTGGTTTTCAATACAAATCCAAATTCTTTTTTATCTAAATATTTCCAAACATTAATTTCAAATTTATTCAAAGAATTGAAAAAAAATAATTCTTTTTTTTTGTCTATTGATTTTCCATATGTTTTTTTGTTTTTCAATTATTTAATATTTTTATTTGTTTTTCAATTTATTTATATATAATTACCTATTTACCTATGGCGTGCTTCAAAGAATTCATCAACCTCTTGGACTTGGATATATGGACTTGGTTATCCATATTTAGTTTCTGAAGTTCTGCTATTGCTCTTTCAAAATTCTTGATTTTCTTTTTGTTTCTACAAACAGCTGACTCCATTGCCTTGATGTCCTTATTGCCTTTTACACTAGTGAGTGTTTTCGAAAGAGTTTGCTTGCGGTAATCCTTGAAGTTCCGAACATTCTTGGGAGCGTCCAGTGTTTCAATCAAGTAGTGGTGCTTGTTGGTGCACAAACAATCGATGCCGTATTTTTTCTTGTTATACTGGCGGATCTTGGGGTAAACCTCCTCATTACACCACTGATCTATACCTTCAGGTGGACCAATCTGACCAACCACTCGTGGTAATGGAATGCGATAACTTCTGATTTGCGCCGCAAGAGGTTCAATATCAGCGATTTCCACACAACCACAACACAAGAGGTTTCTACGAGTGTTAAACACTCTCTCATAACCATGAGGCGGTGGGTTCCCCGTGTATCTCCAAGTTTCATACCCTTCTAATTTACAGGGCGGTTGAAACAACTTCGAATCCGGTCCACTCTGAAGAGGCCCAACATGGACAGACTTCTCCGTAATGGTGAGTTTGTCCATGCAGGTGTTGACATACAACCTCTTCCACACATCATTTGAGTAGAAAAGTTCCCGAAGAAATTTGTTCTGCATAGCCATAGCACCGAACTCTTTCATAGTAAGGTGTGGAGCGATGAAGTTCACAATAGTCTCCCAGGGAATATCCTCAAAAGATACCATGGATAATGCCATCTGAGAATAAGTATAAGTAGTATTAGTTCAATATCGATTATCAATTACAACAATTCGACTTTTTTATCTAAATATTTTTAAATCTTAATTTCAAATTTATTCAACGAATTAAAAAAAAATATTATTTTTTTTAATTTTATTTAAATCATATATAATTTTATAGTGACAAAGTTCTTTTAAGACCTAGATTTTCTGATTTATTTTTAAGAGAATTATGTTTCTGTAGTTGAGTCACAGTGGCCTTGTATATCTTGTTAAGAGCAAAATACCTAGACCTCCATTCTTGTGCGAATTGTGATACAGATTCTGATCCTTCTTGAAATCCTTGTTGATGAACTTCTGCAATATTTACTTCAGTATCTTCAACACCTTGTTCATAACCTACTTCAAAACCTAGTTCATAAGTATCATTATCCGGTTGAACATTGTCAGGAGGTGGGGCTACCTCGCCCCGGCACAAAGGACAACTCTGATTTATTTGTAGATGTCTTACCATACAATCCATACAGAATGTGTGATCACAGTTAGTAGTACAGAAACCATATTTTTTGATAGGTTCATAGCAAATCGGACATTCTTCAACTTCTTCTTCAACAACTTTATCGTCAAAGAATTGCTTTGCAGATTCGCAAACAATATCTCCATTAAGCGACATTGATAATATCAAGTATATTTAGTTTTAGTTTTTTAAATTTGTTCTTGTTTACCAAGATTTTATTTGTCTAAATAATCTTCAAACAAAATTTCAAATTTATTCATTAATGCGATCAAGAATGGAAAAAAAAGTGTTCTTAATATAATTCTAGTATTTATTTAATTTAACATTATTCTTCAAAGTTTTATTTAGCAATTCTTCTTTCTTCAACATATTTAGCATAAGGTTCTCTTGCTTCTTCAGGAAGAGATTTCATAATGTGTTCATCAGCTTCTTGTTCTGTATCATATATTCCCTGATTGGGATAAGCCGCCGGTAATGATTTAATCAGTCGTGGTCGGACAAGATTATATTTCATCATTACTATACATTGTACAGAATTTTCAGCACCATGTCCCATTGATCCATAGCATTTCTTGCCATTCCATGTCCAACAATTTTCCTCAGCACAATTAGTGCATGGAATGGTAAGATTTCCAAATAGGTCGTAGACTCCATAATGATAACAGTTCGCGCATGAAACGGTTGATTGAGTAGACATTATTTATTTAATATGATATTTTTTGTTTATAAATAAACTACAAACAAATTTTCAAATTTATAAAATGTTGATTGAATGTAATCCTTTTTTTAATAATTCTTCAATAACATTCACAGTCATTGAATTACCTATTAATATTTTCATACGATGATCTGATAATGTTTGTTTAATATTATCAGGATTGAATCCTTGAAGCATTAAATATTCTTTTACAGATGCTTTTCTACCCATAGGAACACACCACATATTAGGTTGCGCAGTAATACAGGGACACCATTTATTTGAATTAGGAAACTTTGCTGTTCTAAATCCTGTATCTATAAATACAGAATCTTCTGGTATATTTTTAAATAATTGTTTATTAGATTCTTTAATTTCATTTTTAGATTTATTAGATTTATCTATAAAATCATTAATATTTAACATTGATTTTGATTCTGGGAATACAAATTCATTCTTTTTATATTTATTTAATACTCCAATTATATATAATCTATCTCTACTTTGTGGAATACCTAATTCTTTTGAATTTATAACTTTATAATGAATACTATATTTATTAATATCATTTAATCTATTTAATATTTCTTTAAAATATGAACCATTATTTAAAGTGACTAATGTTTTTACATTTTCTAGAATAAAGAATTTAGGATTTACTGTTTTTATAACTTTAATACAATCTTCAAATAAATTTAATCTCGGATCTACAGGTGTTTTATATTTATTTGCTCTTGAATAGGGTTGACATGGAAATCCTGATACATAAATATCTATATATGGAATATCTTTAACATCTCTTTTTGTCATATCATTAAATAGTATTTTAGGTTTATGATTATTTTTAATATATTCTGTAGCATATTCACTAATTTCAGATGAAAATTCATGTTCATATGATAAATCATATTCATTACATATATTATTTAATGCTTCTATCGGTGCTTCAATACCAGAACAATCTGTGCCTATTTTAATCATTTTGATATATAATAATATTTGAAAATAATTTTAAATTTATTTTCAATTCTTTGGATAAATTTGAAACTAAGATTCAAAAATATTTAGATAACAAAACTGGTTCAATTAACTTGAAACAGATACTTACTTACAAACTATGTCAAAGACAACTCGCGCATCCCGTCATAGCAAAAAGAAGTCTGAAAGGCGCGAGAACTACAAGAAACGAACTGAGCAGAAAGGAAAATACCCTGTCAAGCCCAAGGACAATCATTACAAGGTCAAACCTACTACTGAATTGGATTGTCTTCACCCTGTTGATGAACAAGAAATGCGGGAAGAAGAATGGCACATGGCAAATGCTCTTATTACCTGGCACAGACCATCTAAAAAATCATTCGTAAGGTATGTTATTCCAGGCGTCTTGGACAACGATGAACTAAATGAGATTAGTAGAAAACAACCAGATCTCTTCAATTATCTATTTGAATAAATAAAATCAAAAAAATATAAAAAAAATAAAAAGACAAAAAAATCTTTTTTTTAATTATTTAAAATTATTTGTTTTTTTTTCAATTCGTTGAATAAATTTGAAAAAAAGATTTAAAAATATTTAGATAACAAAATAACTTGCTTCAATTAACTTGAACAACTTACTTACAAACTACTTACAAACACTTACAAACGATGCCTAAGACATCCCGTGCTACTCGCCAGAGCAAAGCGAAGTCTGAAAAGCGCGAGAACTGGAAGAATCGCGTTGGCAAGCAATCCAAGTGGCCAGTCAAGCCCAAGGATTCCAACCATAGGGTCAAACCCTCGGATTCTGAGAATGTTCATGCTGTTGCAGTTGGGCATGGACACACCTATGTCCACTGCAACCCTCTTCCTCCTCCTCCACCCCGTGATGAAGTCTACAAGAAATATGCCGAGTACTTGGTGGAAGAACGAGGCCAAAGAAAGAACAACAAGAACGACGCCGTGAATCCATTCTACCTCTACTCGCAATACTGCGAGAACTACGAAGATTCATTGAAAACACCTTGGATTATCATTGATTAAATAGACTAAATAAATATAAAAAACAAAAAAAATAAAATATAAAGACAAAAAAAAACAATCTTTTTTTTATATTTTTTTTTAAATTTGAAATTGAATTACAACGACAAAATTAAATTAAATTAATAATGGATAATACATTACCAAGAGTTATTTCACGCACTCAAATAAAACTTAATGATGCTAAAAAGAAGAGACTTGAACTTCTTAAACTACAACAACTAAATGAAAAAGTAATTAAAACGCAGCAGATATTTTCGGAGATTGAATCTATTATTAAAGATGATCCTGAGTTTTTGAAAAATCTTGAGGATTTTGTTAATGACATTAAACAAGATATGGTTGATTCTACTGTTGAATCATTAGTCGTTACAACTTTAGAAAAGAATGAAGAAATATTTTCAGATGTTAGTGAATCAGAAGATAGATTAGAAACTCCTATTTCAGTAGAGGATACTGGTGGACCTATTAATGATGAAGAATGTGATGAAAATGTATCGATACATGATAACAATGTATTCTCATCTGATGGCCCTACTTCTAATCAACAACTTATAGATATTTTAAGAGAAAAGGGATTTTATGTAAAAGCTTGTAAAGGTAAAATTCGTCCATATCATAGTATAAAGAAAAGGGGATGTAGGAAGAAACTATGTATAGAAAATCATATTACGAAAAATATTAATGAATATATTATTACTACTATAGGTGAAACAGATTATTCAAGTCAAGTGAATGATTGGAATAAGTTTTGTAATAGAGCTAATTCAGGAAGAAGAAAATATGAATTTAAAGGTAAGAATATTGTAGAAGTTATTAGTATGGTTGATATTATCTTAAGTTAATATTTAATTATAAATTTGAATATATTATATTATTTTTTTTATAAATAAATTATTGAAATGGTTATATGTGCCATATGTTATGAAGATGATAATAATAAAAGTGTTGTTAAATTACATTGTGGTCATAAATTCCATGTTCCCTGTTTTAAAAAAATAATAAATCATGCTGATAAAAATAATCATGAAAATATGATTACATGTCCATATTGTCGGAGTGAAATTAAAACTATACAAAATAAATGTTTAAATAAATTACTTAAAAATCTATATATTAAAATACAGAATATACAAACTATTAGAAGAGGATATGGATTTTATACTCATATTTTGTATGGATTGATTCAAAATGATTGTTCAGAGAAGATTAGAAAATATCCTGATATATTAAGATTCAATACTTATCAAAATTATTTGTGTTAATTAAATTTGATTATTAAATTAATTTATATTTAATAATAATGTCTGATATAATCAGAATACCAAATATTTCTAAATATACCCAAGAAATTATTAATGATGAATTAATTCTTACATTGAAAAAAATCTATCTAAAAGAAGATACTTTTAATAATATATGTTTAAAATCTTCTAAAGTAAATGAATGTATAGTGAAATGTGGTGATGAAATAATATCTAATAAAAATAGATATAGATCAATATTAAATGATATATGGATTTCTATGCCTACCCAAAAATCCTACAAAATACTACATTTAATATGAAATTAACAAATGAAAAAGGATTAAAAGGTTATGACTGGAATAATGATTTAAATATATCAATTCAAGGTAAAGACGCTAATTTAACTATGTTAGAAATAATAAAGATGATTAAATTAAATAAATACCATTTTGATATATCAATTACATTAAATGATGGAAATATAGTACATTTTAAAATCCCTTAATCAACTAAATATCCTGATATATTAATATTTATTATTTAAACATTATTTCCTTTTTTTTTCAATTCGTTGGATAAATTTGAAAATATCATTTGAAAAGATTTAGATTACAAAAAGAATTGCTTTCAACTAATAATTGAAACAACTTACTTAAAACAACTTACGAACTTACGATGACCAATGCTAGTGTGCGGAACACTGGTATTGGTGCTATGGAACTCTGGGTAGGAAAACACGACAAATTTAGTGAACCGGGTTATAGTGAACCTGTGGATGAAGAAACTATCATTTCTGAAGGCGACATTATTATTTACCGCCAAAAACACAATTCAGTCCTTCAGAAAGTATATTGTCGTGTAACTCGGATAAATCCTTCACACAAGTCTTTCACGATACAGGACGGGATACTAGATATCGCAGGGAATTTTGTCTCAAACAACAAATTCAATACCGTGAATAAAAATGTTCTTAATAAGAAACGAACCCTCTGGAAATACGACAACACACGTCCAATTACAGCTCTGCCTGGACCTATTGTGGTAGAAAAGCCTAAAGCTACTAGGAATCGGGATTCCAAGGTATCTGATCCTTCTTGGATTGTGAAAGATGAGGATATGTTGAAATATGAAAGGATGGCGAAAAATCAACCTGACAAAGATTGTCATGGTTCGCGGGCTACATATTTCTTGAAACTTCTATATAAAGATAGTAATTATATCCGGGAGTTTCAAAAGCCATCCCAAAAACTTATAAAGCGTGGTGCAAACGCAAAAAACTGGCGCGACATTAATCGTGTCTTTAAGTGTTCTTCTCTTCACAAGGCTGACAATATATATCAATCACTCGGCAAGTCACTATGGTCTAAAAAACACAAAAAGTCACCCGCAAACACTTGGCCAACAATCACTGGAAAGAGTAAAATACCTCCTTTCCAATGTCGCTACCATACTAAATTTAGCAACGCCCAATGTAAAAGGTCTTCACATAAATCACCCAGTTGTATGTGTACGCAGCACCAGTTTATAGTTTGTGTATGAATAATAATTAGTAATAATAAAACAACAAAAAAATATAATATATTTTTTTTATATTATAATTATATCAAAATGAATATATTTAATGAAATTAAATTATTAAAATATATAGATAATTATAAAACAGAATTAACAGATAGGAAAAAAAGTGGTTCAGTATTTACTAATAGTAAAACTATTAATAATATGTTAGATAAATTACCTATTGGAGTATGGACTAATCCCAAATTTAAATGGTTTGATCCAGGATGTGGTATAGGAAATTTTCATATAATTATTTTTTTTAGATTAATGAAATCATTACCTATACAATGTGAAGAAAAACGGCGAAAACATATAATAGAAAATATGTTATATTTCGCAGAAATAAATTATGAATATATAAATATATTAAAAAAAATATTTTGTTCAGATAAATATAAAATAAATATATTTCATGGTTCATATGTTTATTTAAATGCTCTTGATAAGAACATACCTATATTTAATCATGATATATTTAATACATATTTTGATATAGTAGTTTTTAATCCACCATTTCAAAAACCTAATTCAAAAGATAATAATAAATTATCTTCAAAACCATTATATCCTTTTTTTGTAGAAGAATCTTTTAAATATTTAAAAGACAATGGATATTTATTATGTATTCATCCAGTTTCTTGGAGAAGAAAAAGTAAAGAAATTAAATTAATAAATCATATATTAAATAAACATTTATTATATATATATACTAATAATGATTTTCATGATTTTGGTATATCAGCACCATATATAAATTATTATTTAATAAAAAATGTAGAATATAATAAAGATAATTTAACTGAATATGAAACATATTTTAATAATAAATATTATAAAGGTAATATTCATTTAAAGAACACTCTAGAATTTATACCATTATTATTAACAAATGAAACTATGAGCATTTTTGAAAAAGTATTGAATAAAATAGGTGATAAATTAGATGTTCAATTAGAATCTAAATTTTCAACAACAAAGAAAAATATATCAGTTCAAAAAACTAATGAATATATTTATTTAAATTCTCATTCATTAAGTATGAAAAATGGGAGAATATTTAGATATTCTAAAGTTAAACATCCTTCACATGATAAATTAAAAATATTGATGAATTTTCAGGGAGGATACAGGTATTTAGATCCATTTATAGATTGTGGAACAATGGGTATAACTGATAGTTCTATGAGAATGTATGTTAATAATGATAATAAAAATTTATTATTGGATTTTTTAAAATCTGATTTATTTAAATTCTTATTAATGGCTACTACTTATAATTATGGGACAAATCAAAAAAATGAATTTCATATTATAAATCTTTTTACAAAACCTTCTATATCTGATTTTTATAAATTTTATTCTATAAAAAAAAAGGAACAATTATTTATTGAAAAAAATATAATCTAATGAATATTAAATTTATTTTTTTCAATTCGTTGAATAAATTTGAAATAAAGATTGTAAATTATGTAGATTACAAAAAGAATTGCTTTCAACTAATACTTGGAACAAACTTACTTACTTACTTACTTACTTACTTACTTACTCACAAACAATGGTTTTCACAACCGATATGAATGTTTTTACTGAGAATATTCGGGAACAGAAAGCTCGCCAGTTCTGGAATGATACGAAAAAATATCAGAGGTTTCAAACACCTTCACCCACAACATCTACTGTTGATGTTTCTCCACCGGTTTCACCTGTCGTTTCTCCAGTGAAATCAGTCTCTAAAGGTTTGAAGAGGGCGAAACCTGAAGATTTCAAGGTAGGTCAGATAGTACAATACACTCACTTCAAAACAAAAAAGTATTGTGAAATACTTAAAATCACCCCTTCAAAAAAATCGTTTAAGAAACGTGACTGCATTTTCAAGGATGGTCAATATGTACCTACAATGATCCCGAATGAAACAAACAAGGATAGATTGAATACATGCCGCGTCTTGTATATTGTTGCTTAAATAAAGATATCCCTAATCGACTAATACATATTCATCCTCATCTATTATTCCCTTCATTATCTTACAAAATTGAGATGGATCTTTCTTATCTGGAGGAGCTATTAAATATTCCCATACAAATACACCCAACATTTTTTTATATTTTTCTTTTACTTTATTTATTTCATGTAATGCTACAGTGAAACCATCATAATCTCCACCTAAGAGACCAAACACGACCTTTTCAGGTGGATATCCATTCTTTATAATACTATCATAGGTTTCTAATGTATATGAATCATAACATTGGGTGTTAAACCAACTGATATGTCTGCCTTCTTTAGAGTTATATAGTTCTTTGTATGAGAATCCACCGAACCCTGCTCCATCATTAATTAAAGCATCTGCCACAGGTGCCATAGTTATAGTGAAATCCTCACCAAAATCATCTATTAATCTGTTAATTAATTTTTTAACATTAGATATATCCACACTTTCTTCAATATCTAAATCTATACCACTAATAAATCTATATGTTCGCAATAATTTAAATAATAAAGGATAATATAAATCAAAATTACTGAATAAGGTACCATATGCTCCACCAGCACCACCTATCATTAACATAATTTCTGTACCTTGTTCATACATTTTCTGTAGTTCTACCCATAGATTATCAAACCTAGAAGAAGTCGGCCAATGATCATTTAAATGGATATATGGATCATTCTTATACGAAGAGAAATGTATAGATGATACTATTATAGTATCTATGTCTTGCACATGCGAATATAATTTGGATAATCCGGAAAAAGTTTGATAATAGATAATTGTTTTCATAAGTTATAATATAAATATATTTAAATAAATATATTTAAATATTATGCCGACAGAAATAATATCTGGATTATGGTTTTCTGATATTGAATCATTAAAAAATCCTAATTTTTATATAGATAATAATATTAATATAATTATTAATTTAACTGATTGTAATTATAAGGTAGAGAAGAATGTATCATATATAAATGTTCCATTATCATCATATAATATATATTCTATGAAAAATATTATAGATAAAATAATAGAAAATATTCATAATAATATAGAGTTGAATAATATTTTAGTTTATTGTGTTAATGGTTTAACAATCTCACCATTAATATGTTCATTATATTTATTGAAATATGGTAAATTAAATAAATATGATATTCCTGCTATATTTAAATCTAAAAATGATCAAGTATTATTAAATGTAGATGAATTCGATAATTTTATATAAATTATATAAATTATCTCATTGAGAATTCGATAATTTTATATGATAAATTTATATAATTATTTATTAAATTTTTAAACAAGTTAATTATAAATTAAAATAATATTTAGTATATTATATAGAATGTCACAGATACAACTTGTCAGTAGAGGTGATTTAGATACTTTTTTAACAGGGAATCCTAGTATTACATTTTTTAAATCAGTTTATAGGAAACATACTAATTTTTCTATGGAAGATATGATTATCGCTACTATACCTAAACCTATATTACTTTCTGGTAAATATGCGATAAAAATACCTACAGGAACGGGTGATTTATTATATGGAACTAATTTAATATTAAGAGGTAATAAAGTATATTGTGGAAATGGTATTGCTAATATATCTACAGCAGTAATAGATAATATCGCTTTTTCTATTGGTAATAGAGAAATAGATAGAACTTATGGACATTATTTAGAAGTATATCATGAATTAAATCAAGAAAATCCTAATTCTACAATAACAAATTTGGGTAGAATTGAAGATTCATCATTATATCATATAGGTCATAATGCTGATATGGCTACTTTAGCATCAATTCAAAATACAAATGAAAATCATGTAGGTGAGAAAAATTATCCATATATTGACAATTCATTAGCAAAACCAACTAATATTATGGGTTCTGGATTAGGATATCCTCCAACTCACTTTCAAAGATCGTCTAAATGTGGTGGCACATATTGCTCACCAACATATTTACAAGAACAAAATAATACTAATAGTGCTACTCATCTACAATATGAAAATAATAATCTAATATCCACTATAAATACTAGACCTATTAGCAACTCATATTTGAGGTCCCGGGTAGGCAGTTCTGTTACAGGCACTGTAAAAATTCCTTCAGTTGGAATTACAGTTTCAGGTTCTTTAACAGTAACAATAACCATTGATGGGGGGTCAGATACTTCTATAACCGTATCCGGATACATTGGTACATATTCAACCGCTAATCAACTAGTTGAAGCATTAAATAGTGGTATACAAGGTGGAAATAAAGACAAAATTAAATTTAGTCATATTAATGGTTATATTAGATGTTCAATAATAACATATTCAACAGGTTTTACTCCATCTACTATAATTATTAGTGGGGGTGATACAACATCAATATTTGGAGCTACTCCAAATACTATAGTAGCTAGAGATAATATGTTAATAGACAAACAACAAATTGATAATAGTATGAAATCCGGTGATATAATAGGTGAATGTATACTACCTTTAAATTTTTGGTATTGTAGAAGTCCAGGTCAAGCATTACCTTTAATAGCATTACATAAAGGTGTTGAAGTAGAATTATATATTAAATTTGCCGATCCTGGTGATGCTGATTGGACATCAGATAGTGCTTTTGATGATATTGATTCATACATTACATATGACCCTTTACCAAATACTAGAAATGATATTAGAAATGCATATAATATAGGTGGGAATAGTAATAATTTAAAGGCTATTGTAGATAGTACGACTCAAAATTTTCAATTTGATATGAATATATCTGTTATCTACATATTTTTAGATAATATGGAAAGACAACGATTTCAAAATAGTGCTCATGAGTATTTAATAGAGCAATTACAATATCATCGACATAATAGTTCTAATAAAATAATAGATATATCTGCATTTCATCACCCAATTAAAGAATTAATATGGACTGGTCAACCTTATATTTCTAATCTAATATCTAGTAATGATGGTACTAATTTTTCTGATTTAAATACTGGTGTTAAAGCACATAAATCTGGTGTTAGATTTGTATCGGGAAATACTGGTTCAACGATTGAAGATGATGTTTTATATGGAGGAGGTATAAAAAATGATGATACAAAAACATATTCTATTGGATTTGATGACCGTACTTCTCCTTATAGTTCAATTAATAATGATAGAGATGTTAAGGCTTCTAATTTAACGAATATAACTAATGGTAAATATGTTCAAGGATTATTAGGACCATCTACACCTGATTGTTTAGATTATTGTTCTTATAAAATAGTATTAAATGGTACTGATAGATGCCAATATAAACCCTTACAGTATTTTACTAGAGAAAATGTCAGAAAATATCATAAAGGCGGGTGTGTATCTGTTCCCGATTCTATAGCAGTATTTAGTTTCGCCTTAAATCCTAATGATACTGCTCCTTCAGGAACATGTAATTTTACTAATATTGATTTAAAACAAATACATAGAAATATTAATAGTGATGATTTTAAGAAAATAAATGTATATGCTATAAACTATAATATCTTAAGAGTTGTTAATGGACAGGCAGGATTATCATATGTTTTATAGGTTATCATACGTATTATAATTAAATAATTTAATATTATATATATATATATAATGTCATCTGGTGCTACATCACAATTAAATGCAAATGAAGATGTAATATTTTGTTTAAATCCACAAATTTCTTATTTTAAAAGTGTATACAGAAAATATACTAAATTTATTGTATCTGATTATGAGACTAGTAATGATTTATTTTTCGAACAAGATACTAGTGGGAATATTAATATACCATTTCCATCACAAGGAGAATTATTATCAGAAGTATCTATAAGAATAAGAAAAACACAACCAACTTCTGGTAATCTACCCGATAATATAGGGACATCTTTAATAGATAAGGTTGAATTATTATATCAAGGTGCTAGTCAAGCGAATAATAATGTTTTAGAAACAGTGCCAGCAGAATATATAAATTTTATGTCTATGTTAAATAATAATAGAACTATTAATTCTACATATGAAACAGATGGCAATAAATTAGTATGTAATAATGGGAATAATTATCAAAATATGGCATTATCAGGTGGTGTAAGATATAAAATACCGGCCGATGTATCTGATCGTTCTAAAGCATACACTATGGATGCTATTGTTCCTATACCTTTTTCATTCACTAAAAATATTGGTTCAGCATTGCCTATACTAAAATTAATTAAAGAAAATTTAAGTATTTCAATTACACAAACATCTAAAGAAGGAATATTTGATAGTGAAGATTTTGCTAAATTATTTAAATTTAGAGCAATATTTAAATTTATATATTTATCTGAAGAAGAAAAATATAGATTTAAATCATCTGATCAAGAATATTTAATTTCTAAAGTTAAAAAGTTTTCAAATAATATTACAATAAGCAATTTTAATATAAGTGATAATTTTGTGAATCATCCAATTACTTCAATGTTTATAGTAAATAATAATGATTCATTTAAAGAATTTTCATACCAATTATTATTAAGAGGTGTTAATATGCAAAGTGGTTTCTTACCACATGAATTTTATTCTAAATTAAATATTAATCAATCTTTTAAAGGTGCTATATATAAATACCATAATCAAAATAATCGAACTAAAGATCAACAAGCCTCAGAGAATCAAATTATATCTATAGAAAATAATATATCATATATTCCTTTTTCTTTAAAAACAGCAGATGGACCTAGTGGTTGTATAGATACCTCTACGAATGATTTAAAATTAAAAATTTATAGGGAAGATATAGTTAATCATATTAACTTAACATTATATGTTATTTATAATACTATAATGACTGTTAAAGATAATAATATATTATTTCCATATGGATATATTTAATATGGTAGATATTTAACATTTTTTTATATGATATATTATATTATTATGAGTGGAACAGGTAATATAGGAACTTTATCATTAATAGCTCGTATGAGTCAAATTGAAAGAGAAAATTTTATTGGACAACCACAAATTACTTTCTTTAAAAGTGTATATAGAAGACACACTAATTTTAGTAAGTTTTTATCAGTTGATGATCAATATGAAAATTCTAATTCATTCGGTATACCAAGAAAATTTATTTTAGATAGATCTATAGGTGATCTTTTATCTAAAGTATATTTACAACATAAGATTGTATTTGAAGAAGATAGCACACGGTCTAATTTAAAAATCTTTGCTAATTTAGGTTCTAATTTAATAAAACAAGAAATGGGTTCATTAAAATTAACTATAGGAACAAATAATGTATTTCAAAATAGTTCTCTATATATAGAAACTAAACAAGAATTAATGAATGAAATTTGTTTAGCTTCAAAAGATGATTATACAGTATCTCCATCATTAGAAAAAGTTGGTGATAAGATAACATGCAATAACGGTTCTCATCATAATTACACTACATTTTCTGGTGGAGTAAGTGGTCTTAACACAAGCACTCCAACTACTAGTCTATTTGAAACAGAATATTTTTATATGATACCTGATTTTTCATTTCAATATGATTATGGATTATCTCTACCATTATGTTGTATGAGGAATGAAGAAATTGTGTTAGACGTGGACTATAATGCATTAAGTAATGTAATCAATATAACTGGAGATCAATCTAAAATTAAACTTCATTCATCTTGTATAAGAGAATACATACATTTAGATATAGAAGAAAAAAAAAGGTTTTTAACGAATAGTCATAAATATATAATAGAAACTGTAAAAGAGATTACATGTGATCATACATCAACATCCAGTCCAATTACAAGTATTTCTAATTTAACTAAATATATATTAATAGTTGGTACTAATATTACTCAAATTTCTGATACTACTGACATAAATGAATCAAATAGTACTCCAAAAGAATTAAACGATGGATTAAAAATTAATCTACTAATAGATAATAATAATTTAAATACAGAATCATATGATAGAAATATTTTTACAAGATTAAATTTATATAAATATTTCCCTGGTTGTGGTCGTGCATTATTACCAAGTAGTATTCTTGATAAAAATTATGGGCATTCAGATACTATAGCAGTTTTTCCAGTAGCTCTAGAACCATTGAATATGACACAACCATCAGGATGTATTTCTACACGTGGATCTGGTGTTAGAAATATTTTATTAGATTTACAGGGTAATACTACAGATTTAACTATTTATTCTATTGATTATAATATTTTAAATATTTCAGATGGTCATTGCCAGAAACTTATATATTAAATGTATTTATTTACTAATTTATTTATAAAGAAAAATAAAACTGTAGCTATAAATGATTTAAGTAATATAAAAATGTTATTATTTTCTATAGATAATGCTCCACATATTAATGTATTAAATTGAGTAATATTGATTATTATAAATATAAAGAAAAATATAATAGATGATTTAAACTCATCTAATAAAGATACATTTTCACAAATATTTTCTTTATCATTATTATTTTGATTTTCTTCCATCATTCTTTTTTTTTCCATCATTTGTAATTGATGTTGTCTTTGTTCTAACATTTGTTGTTGTTTCATCATATTCATATGTTCTTGTTTTTGTTTATTCCTTTCCATCATCTGTTGCTGATTCATTTGTTGCTGATTCATTTGTTGTTGCTGATTCATTTGTTGTTGCTGATTCATTTGTTGTTGCTGATTCATTTGTTGTTGCTGATTCATTTGTTCTTTATCACTATTAATTTCTTCCAAGATTGATTGCACCATTGATTCATCTTCCGACATGCTCGAATTATTACTTGTCCTCATTAATTCCTCTATTGAAGTTCCACCTCTATTATCCATATTTATAATTTTAATTTATATATTTAATTAAATATTTAAACTAATTACTAATAAATCATCAGATACATTTCTATATAATAATTCAGCTACCATAAATCCAGCTATTATCGATATTATATATTTTAAATATTCTTTCATTTATATATATTAATATTATATTTTTAAAACTATATTTTCTTCTAATTCTCTATCTGTAATATATTTGAAGAATATAACTAATGATATCGTTATTAATAATACTTTAGTGTTAATAATATTATTTAAGTCTAATTTCATGTATATATAATAGATATATAAAATAATGGCTGATATGGATAATATATTTGAATTATTTGGAGATATTGATGAATTTGATAATGATACATCAGTTCAAAAAAATGAAAATTATTATATTTCACAAATTCTAAAATTAATGAACGACGCTGATGAATTTCCACTATATATTTATTGTATGATAAAAACTATATTAACAAGAAAAGAAGTATTAAATAATGCGCAAATAAAAGAAATCGCTGATATATTAAATATTAAACCAGTTGTTAAAGAAAAAGTAGTTATAAAAGAAAAGATTGTTTATAAAGATAGAAAAACTAAATTAAATAATTATGATGACTATTGATTTAAAAAATAAATTTGAAATTGAATTAAAGATATAAATATGACAATTATAAATTTAAAAATAATATAAATTTAAAAATAATATAAATTTAAAAATATAAAGATATAAATTTAAAATAATATAAATTTGAAAATATAAAGATATAAAATATAAAAATATAAAATATAAAGATAAATAATAATAAGAATATGGAAATGAATAATGTTAATATCAGTGTGAAAGAACTTGCAAATTTAGTAATGGACCATGATAATCCTGATAAATTATTAAAAAAATTTAATGATAATATACAACGTTATTTGTTTGAAAATTTAATTAATATTGGATTCCGTACTAATTCAATTCCTTTCTGTAAATTTTCAAAGAATTATATAATCTGTCAAGGAAAAATAGATCAAAATGGTATAATAATACCTGTACTAAATCATAAAGATTATTTTGAAAAAGCATTTATTAATGAAAGTTGTTCTGAAGGTATATCTGATATTAAATTATTAGATAAAGAAGAAGGTAAATATGCTTTAGGTACATGTAAATATTCTGATAAAAAATATCCTATTCGACACTTTGATTTAGAAAAAATATCAAAAAAAGCAGATAAAAATGATATCACTAAAGGAAAATATATTTTATTTGTAATTTGTAAAGATAAAAATAATATTAGTAAAGGACGTCAAGATGAAATTTCGGAAGATGTTGTAGAATACTTTGATCTTAAAGATTTAGAAAAATATTGGGATAATATTAAATATAATCTAAAGAAATTAATTGAAAATAACTATATATTAAATGAAAATAATTATAATATTATTCCTCACTTTGGACAATTATTATTTATTAATAAAACATTAGAATTAAAAAAATTAAATAAATCAGAAGTTTGTTGGGGTGCAAGATGTAGATTCGGTAAATCTATATGCTCATATCTTTTACCTAATTTACATATAAAAATTTATGGAAATGTAAATTCATTAATTATATGTGAAAGACCCAGTGAAACTAAAAAATCATTTAAAAAATATTTCTGGAATGATAAAAAATTTAATTTAATAATAATTAATAGTGTTAATGATATTAATAAAATAGAATTTAAAAATAATAATATTGTAATTATATCAGATCAATTATTAAAACGTAATTCAAATTCTGAATTAATTTCTATATTAACTAAATTAAAATATGATTATATCTATAAAGATGAAGATCATGTAGGTGGATGTACGGAAAAATCAAATGATGTAGAATCTAAATTAAAATCTGAAAATACTATGGTTATCCCTATGACAGCAACATTTAATAAATCTAAATTTCTCAGATCAACTGAGGAAATCCTTACATGGAATGTACATGATGATATTGATATATCTCAAGGAAATTTTAATAATGTTAAAGAAAGATTTGGAGAAGATATAGTATGTAAAACATTAGATATGTTGAAATATGATAATAATATATTAGAAGAAAATATAATTAATCATTATAAAAATGTTCCTAAATTATGTTATATGACAACCAATTGGCATCCAGAACTATTAAATTTAATATTAAGTTCTATTAAAGATACAAATGAAGGATTTGATATTGATAGATTATGGGATTGTGATAATAGTTTTAGAAATGAACAATCAGTTCATAATTTATTAGATCATATTGGAGGAAATGGAATAAATAAGAATATTATTAATATTTATAAACGAATAAACAATCATTCACTTAATAATGGGAATAAATATGTGAATTTAGGTATTAAACCTTGTATTCAATTATGGTTCTTACCTCAAAATAATATTGAAAAAGTATCAAATAATTTAGAAACTTTAATGTCAAATCACAGAGTTTTTAAAAACTATAAAATATTGAAAATTAATTGTAAGGACCCTCAAACAATTAAATTAAAAGAAGGAGCAGGTTTAGAAGAAAATTTAGAAGAAATATTGAAAACTTGTGATAAAGGTTTAATATTATTAGCAGGTTCAATGTTAAATTTAGGTATATCATTACCTTCATGTGATATTGTACTAAAATTACATAATAAACAATCTGCAGATGAAAATGAACAACAAGATTCAAGATGTATGACTGAATCTGTTGGAAAAAAATATGGATATGTATTTGACCTTAATCCACATAGAATTTTAAGTAAAACATTCGGAATATGTGATCAAATTAATATGGTTTTAGCTTGTCCTGAAGCAGGTAAGTATTGTATTGAACACAATTTAATTGAGATTGATTCTGATCTATTTGATACAATCGATAATACAGAAAAATATAATAAAATATATAAAAAATTAAATGATGTGTATAAAGAATTTATAGGTCTTAATAAAGAAAGTTATAAAAAACTAATGTCATGTAATATTAGTAATATATCTAAAGACATATATAAAAGTTTATCTAATGATGATAAAAAAGAATTATTAAAATATAAAACAGATGGTAAATCATCCATCAAAATAAAAGAAAGTTTAACTGATACAAATATAGGTGATGGCAAAGTTAAAAAACCTATTGATGGAGGATCTGACGGTGGAGGATCTGACGGTGGAGGATCTGACGGTGGAGGATCTGACGGTGGAGAATCTGATGTTGATTCAAATACAATTCAAGGTCCTTCAAATGAAGAAATATATATAAATATTATTAATAGTATATTTCAGAATACTATTCCTATGTTAATATTCTTAACTATCAGAGAATTAAATATTGATTCAGATGACATATTAACTATAATATTAAATAATATTAAAACTGACCCTGTTAAAAATAGAGCATTTACATATATGTCTAATTTATGGTGGGGAATAAATGATCCATATAATATATTATTCATAATATTTAACCACTTAAAAATAAATAAATATAATATATATATAATAAAAGATATGATTAATAATTTAAAGAATATATTAGATCAACCTGCTGAACTATTAGAATTTATGATTAGTAATCTTCAACCTAAACAGGTCGAAAAACGTAGAGATGGACAAGTTTACACTCCACCTGAACAAATTTCTGATATGCATGATACATATGATATTTGTATTAAAGAAGGTATTTTAAACGATAATTCAATATGGTCCAATCCAGATGCCACATTCTTAGATTTATGTTGTGCTATGGGTCAATTCTCTGTACAAATATATCATAGATTAATGCATGGATTAAAAGATTGGCAACCGGATGAACTATTAAGAAAACAGCATATTTTAAGCAATATGATTTATATGATAGAAAAAAATGAAGCTGACGTTGAAATGTGTAAAATGTTATTTAATTATGAGATAAATATTTGGACAGGTGATTATATAAATGATTTTAACCTTGAAGATGTTTGGCCAAATATATATGAACAAGAAGGATTTATGCATATCCATACAAACCCACCTTATCAAAAAGAAAATAAGAAAAATCCTGAAAAAATGAATTCAGGTTCTCCATTCTTTCAAGAATTTATAAAAAAATCATTAGATGATTTAAAACCTAATGGATATTTATTAGCAATCCATCCACCTACTTGGAAAAGACCTTCTAGTCCTAGAATGTCTGGACTTCAAATAGAATATATTATTAAACAGGAATTATTATATTTAAATACATCTGATAAAACAGATAAATTTATTGGCGCATCACCTAAAGTAGATTATTATCTACTTAGAAAAAATCCTGAATCAGACAATAATACATATATAGTTTCTGAATTTGAAGATAAAAAAACCGAAGGTTTAATTAAAATAAACAAAGAAAGCAACTTTCTCCCCAATAATCTTAACACAGAAAGTATTGGTATTATAGAAAAAATGTTAGATAAACAAGATATTCATAATTCTTTAAAAATTATATATAAACAAGTAACTGGTTTTAAAAAAAAAAGTGGTCATCTTAAAGATAATAAATGTGAAAAATATAAATATCCCATTATTCATCAAGTTAACAAAAGTGGACTAATTTATCAATATAGTGATATTAAACATCCTACACAAAATTTATTTAAAATAATCATGCCATTTAAATCTGATCCATATAAGTTTGTTAAATCTTTATATTATGACAAAGGTGTTAACGGTATATCTGATAATATGATGTATATGGAAGTATCTAGTGAGGAAGAAGCTAATATTATAATTAATCTATTAAAATCTAATATATTTAAATATATTTATGATGTATGTGGATATTCAACTGGACAATTTCAACAAATAGAATATAAAATATTAAATCAGTTTAAAATCCCAATGAATATATTATCAATAAATGATATATTTAAATTTTATAATTTAAATGATAAAGAAATTAATGAAGTTAATAAAACCTCTAATAACAAAATTAAAGAACTTAATAATATGAATGTTAAAGAATTAATAGAATTATCTGAAAAATTAAATATAGATAATAGTTGTATTACTAAATATAGATCTAGAAAAGGTCCTTGGATAGATATTATAATGAAATATTATAATAATATAGAAGATAAAAAAATAGATTAATAAATATATTATATATATATTATCTTTATGTTCCAAACTAACTAACTAACTAATAAATTAAAATAAACATTCTTGTTTATGTATAGGTACTTCTTTTTTCTTTTTTTTAGCTCTTGTTTTATAATCTATTTTTTCTTCTGAATCATCATCGTATAATTCATATTTTTTACTTTTATATAATTTAACACGTTTTTTAGATTGTTTTTCAAAGCATGGAATATTTTCATCAATAATATCTAATATTAATTTATGATATTCTCCATATTTCCTAAATATTCTGCCGACTGACTGTTCTACTGAACTTACAGGCGATGCCAATATTACTGTATCTAAACTTGGTATATCAGCACCTTCAGAAAACATCTGATATGATCCTAATATACATCTTAATTTAGATGTTTGTTCTAATAATTCTGGGTGTATCCCACCTATATACAGTCCTGCTACTTCTTCTTTATAGTGTTCATTTATAAGATCCATCATATCAATTAAATGTTGTCGGCGCTCACTTAATATTAATACTGTTCTACCTTCATCATAATACTTATACAGATAATTTAAAATTAAATCTGTTCTAGGTTTATATTCACATATTTGATTAACCATTTTAGGACGACATATTGTCCCATTATATATCGTTTGTATTTTACAATATTTAGGATCTTCTGATATATAATGAATTAATCTTGTTTCCACTCTATGATTATTTATTTCTTCAGGCGATTCATATACAATATTGCCTAGATACCATTGAAATACATGGTGGGTGTTATCGGCGCGTTTAATAGTGGCGGATAATCCAAGTGTATATTTTGGTGATATAACTTTCATTGCTCTAGAAAAAACTTCAGCTGATAAATGGTGTGCCTCGTCAAATATAGCTAGACCAAACTGTTCAAATAAATTATTAGCATATTCTTTCATAGAAATGCTCTGCAACATACCTAATACTATATCTTTACCCTCTGTATCAATAGTTTTCCCTTGGATATATCCTATTTTAGCATTTGGAATAAACTGTTGAATCCTTTCAGCCCATTGCGTTAATAAGAAAGATTTATGACAGATAACTATAGTTTTCTTTTTTATATGGCAAGCAATATTAAGTGCTAATACTGTTTTACCTCCACCACATTTTAAAGATATTAATCCACCTCCTCTATCCTTAGCAACACTTAAATATGCTTCGGCGATTGGTTTTTGTATTTCTCTTAACTCACCTTTAAATTCAAGATTAGGAGAAGAAACACCATCTGGTAATTTATTTAATAATGGTGGACCAAAATTATCTATACCATAAAATCTAGGAACATATAATGATGATGGTGATTCTGATAATATATTAAATTTTTTATCCGTATTTTGCCGATTCTTTACAGGATCATAAACAAATGGCACTATTAACATATCTTTTTTAACTTTTGATATTTGTTCTGATGATAAATCTTTTTTCTTAATTTTATATCCATATGAAGTTACAGATGTTTTCATATTTTACTTATATATTATTATGATTATATATTTAAATATAAAATATATCAAATTTTAATGATTTTTCATATGTATTTCATATGATATTATATTAGGGAATGACCTTTTACATTTCTTACAATAATACGGATTTAAAAAAGGTACTTCAGATTGTCTTTGATTTTTCTTTCTACGAAGTATTCTAAAAAAACACATTATATATAATAATCATATATTATTTAACTCGTGATTGTCCATATGTTTTTTGAATGATTCCCATTTCTTAAAGTATCTGCCACAGTGAGCGCACCAATATAAATTCTTAATTAAATTTTCTTTATCATATTTTTTTTTAATAAAACATTTAAAACACATTTATATTATTGTAAGTCATTTAAAAATATGTTCTTTTATTATAATATAAATGGTGAAAAGTATGTTATTAACGCAATATCTAAAGCAACATCAAGATGCTTTAGAAAAGTATGGTAAATCAATAGTTTTGATGCAGGTTGGTTCATTCTCAGAAATATATGCTTCTATCAATGGTGAAGGACCTGATCTTAATGAAATTTCTAATATTACTAATTGTTCTATAGCTATGAAATCTAAAGATACTTCAAATGCTCATTTTATGATCGGATGGCCAAAACTTGCTGATAGTAAATATATTCCTCTTCTACTTAATGAAGATTTCCAAGTAGTTGTAATTGAGCAAAAAGATGATTCTCCATCTACTCATATAATTAGAGAAATTACTAATGTTATCTCAACAGGCACAGCATTAGATTACAATACCAACGATAATAATAATTTAATGAGTATCTTTATTGAAAATTTAGATAATAATGGTAAAATATTCCATTCTGTAGGTTTATCTATTATTGATTTAGCTACCGGTAAAAGTTATATTACACATATACTAGATGATGTGAATAATAATCATTTATATGAAGTCATGATATCACACTTTATGAATATATACACTCCTAGTGAAATTATAATTCATAATGAAGATTCTAATTTTAATAAAAACGATTATATTCAATTATTTAGTATTAATCATGAGAATGTTTTAGTTAATTTTTTTAGTCCATTCAGAAAATATACAAAAATTCAATATCAAAATGAATTTCTACAAAAAATATTTAAATTTAGTAATATGTGTTCCCCTATAGAAAATATTCATTGTGAAACTAAACCTGAAACTGTGATGGCATATGTCCTTCTTCTAGAATATGTTCATCAACACCGTTCTAATATTATTAATAATCTAAATATACCAGAACATTTAGAAAATGTTTCTTATCTAAATCTAACTAATAATTCTATCCGTCAGCTTAATGTAATTTCTAATAATAACCACTATAAAGGTAAACACGATTCCTTAATTACTATAGTAAATCAATGTAAGACGCCATTAGGCAAAAGATTATTGAGAGAACGAATCACACATCCTATGATTAAATATCAAGATATTCAAGAATCGTATGATTTAATTGATCTATTTTTAATTAATAATTTTTATATTAATATTAGAGATACTATATCTAAAATTAGTGATATAGAAAAGTCTATTAGAAAGATGGGTATAGATATGTATTCAACTGATGAATTATTTTCAGATATAATTTCATATAAATTTATTGATAGAGCTTTGATTTTATTAAAAGATAATGCTTCAGTATACGGAAAATTAAGTAATTATCAGGAACATATTATTAATTATGATAATTTTATTAATGATATTAATAATATATTTAATTGGGATAATTTTAATAGTAAAAATGATAATAATATTATTGAAAGAAGTTTATTTAATATTAATAAGTATCAAGAAATAGATGATATTGATAAGGAAACATTCAATAATAAAAAAAGATTAGATTATATTTGTGAACGATTATCTAAATTTATTGATACTAAAAAAAATAATAATAATAATAATTCATTACCTATTAAAATTGAGTATACTGATAAAGATAATTATTATATTTATACTACTAGCACAAGAGGTCTTAAATTGAAAGAAAGATTTAAGAATCTAAATAATCAAAATATTAATGTTAAAGATGAAGATGGCGATCTTATATATTCTTTGAAACCAGAGAATATTGTTTTCAAGTCATGTAAGAGTGGTAATGTTAAAATAGAGTTAGATGAGATTGGAGTAATTTCAAATAATCTTATTAAATTAAATAAACAATTATCATATCTAAATAATAAATATTATAATCAAACTATCCAAGAATTATATGAAAAATATAATATTTCTCTAAAAGAGATAGCAAAGTTAATCGCAGAAATAGACTTCTATTCTAATGGAGCACATCTCTCTATTAAAAATAGATATCATAAACCTACATTAATTAAATCTCATAAATCATTCATGAATTTTAAAGAAATACGTCACCCTATTATAGAGTTAATTAATGATAAACATGCTTACGTAACCAATGATATTAGTTTAGGTGTAGATCATGATGGAGTATTATTATATGGAACTAATTCGTGTGGTAAATCATCTTTAATGAAAGCAATTGGATTAAACCTTATCTTGGCACAAGCAGGGTTATTCACAGCATCTCTTGGGTTTGAATATTCTCCATATAAGAAATTATATACTAGGATTCTTAATACTGACAATATATTCTCAGGTCATAGTTCATTTGTAGTTGAAATGAATGAATTAAGAGATATCTTATATTCAGCTGATGAAAATAGTATTGTTTTAGCGGATGAACTCGCCATTGGTACTGAAACTACATCAGCATTATCAATTGTTTCCTCTGCTATTAAATTATTATGTGATAAGAAAGTATCTTTTATTTGCACTTCTCATTTACATCAGCTAAACAAAATCTCCATTATTCAGAATATTCCTAATCTGAAAACATATCATTTAAAAATTACTACACAAGATGATACAATTATTTACGATAGAAAATTAGAAGAAGGTCCAGGTCCCGCGATATACGGATTAACTGTTTGTCAAGCATTAAATCTTGGTAATGATTTTATATCCTTGGCTAGACAAGTACAGCTGGAAATTAATGGTGAAAATAATACTATAATTAATGATAAACAATCAGTATATAATAAATCTGTCATTATGGATGAATGTTCAATGCCTATGTGTGATTGTAAAGCAGAAGAAACTCATCATATCATGGAACAAGCAGACGCTGATGAAAATCAAAACTTTGATCATCATCACAAGAATAAAGCACACAACCTAATTCCATTATGTAAAAAATGTCATGACCAGATTACATATGGCAACCTACATATTAAAGGGTGGAAAGAAACATCTGACGGAGATATCTTGGATTTTGAATTTATGAATAATAAACAAGAAAAAAAATCAAATAAAAAATATTCTGATAATGATGTTAAACTTATAAAAAAATATTTTGAAAAATATAATATTACATTAAGTAAAAAAAAGATAATAGACAAGTTATCTTGTGATAAAGATATTAATATTGGTATGGCAACATTCAATAAAATTATTAAAGGGGATTATTAGACAACCAAGATGGTTCCATTAATTTAATATAATTTATGAATAACTATTTAAATATTAATTACGTAGATAAATAAATGGAAAAAACAGACGAAAGCTTTTCGCGTGCGATAAAAATGATAGAAGATATGTTTCCAGATGATAAAAAAACATACGAGCAATATGAAAGAGAATTTAGAATGATAGAAGATATGTTTCCAAATGCAAAATTTAATGTATGTATTCCTATAGAAGATTTAGATAATATAATAACAGATAAAAAAGAAATAATTGTTAAACAAAAAATTGATTGTTATTGTTATAAAAGAAAAAGAACAAAATATTTTACAATAAAATGTAATGAAAATGAATTTTTAACAAATAAATATATAATTACAGAATTAATGAATCAAAAAATGAAAATGCAGTGTAATCATAGATTTTTAGAAGAAATTCATAAAAATAAAGAAAATATTTATGAAATATTTGCGGGTAGTTAATAAACTAAACTAATCCTAAAATGTACACATCTCGCATTGAATTTAATAAATTCTCAACTGATTCTCTATCTTTAAATCTTTTCATAAATTTAATCATATTTTGTTTTAATTGGTCTGGATGTCCCCAATATTTACCAATAATTATTTTATTAATAATTTCTTTTATTTCATAATTAGGTGTTGTTCTATTTGCTATTTTTGGTTTTATCCATTCAGATATTTTTTCTTGGGTATCATCATCAAATGTTTTATCTTTGAAATATCTTTCATATAATTCTATGCGTTTATCATCTGAAATAAGGTAACAACGATTCCCTCCTATTGGTTGAAGTCCACATGTTCGTTGTATTACAAAGTAATTTAAATATTCAGTTTCATGGTTCATTTCTTTAGATGCTTCATTACATGCGTTAGTAAGTTCTTCAGGAAATTTAATTTGGAGGTAATACCTCATCCGTAATGGTTTATCTGAATTCATATATATTTCCCAGGCCTTTTTAGATACGGGGACGGAACCTTTAATAGCTAATAATTTAATCATAAATATTGCTTGTGGTAGATCTAAATCGATGTCATCAGTAATTTCACTATAAACATTCTTAATATGTTCAAAGAATTCCATTATTAATTTTATAAAAAATATTAACATAATTCAAATTTAAATTTATTTTTTTTTAGATTTCTTTTTTCTTTTAGATTTCTTTTTCTTTTTCTTTTTTTTTAGTTTCTTTTTAGATTTTATTTTTTTAGATTTTATTTTTTTAGATTTTATTTTTTTACTACCGATTTTCCCTGCATTGTGCCAATTAAACAATTTATTAATTTGTCCTTCATCTATATCATGAATAAATTCAGATATATCATCTATATGTAAGATAGAAGTATATAAAACATAATTTTGAAGGCCTACTGGTTCATCTAATATAGGTGGTAAAATATATGGAACAATAGATATTTTGGTTTTTTTACCTATTCTTGAGTAAGGTCCTTTATCAAATCCTTTAAAAATACATTCAAACATGAATATGGAAAAAATGTTTTTCCTTAAATCAGTTGATAATTTCATCTTATTAGTTCTATAATTCATTTCTATATTAACTATATTACCAGATATTAAATCTTTCTTATTAAATTCTGATTTTGGTTGTAGATTCCCATATACTGAATATTCTTCTTGTTCAGTCCCCCATGCTCCATCTATTAATATGATATGTATATTTTTACCTGTCATAATACAATATTCCATAAGTGGTAATGGTAATTGTTGTTTTATAGAATAATGTTCACCTAATAAATTATCTATTACTGGTAATACATCTCTGAATTTATATTCTTCTTGTTCATTTCCTCTAATATTTGGTCTTATAAAACAATGAGGCATGAAAACTTTAATTGTATCAGCTGTCTTATCAATATTATCACCCATTTCTTCTATTATTTCATTTATTGTATGAGTTTCTGTTGGGATTTGATAAATAATTAATAATGTATCATTTATATTTATATTATTTTGTTTTATTGTTCTTTCCAGTTCTAATGGTTTATGTTGTTCATTTAATATATATTTTAAATTTAACCTATCTAAATCTAAACCTCGTTCAGTTATCTCTGTTTTTACTGATTCTTCATTTAATATTTCATTTAATAATTTATCCTCATCTAGTTTTAACGATATTCGAGACCCACTTTCTCCAATTTTAAAAAAAATTTGAATAGACATATAAATATATATAGATATTAATATGATATAATTAGTATTTATTAGTCATTTTCTTGATCCTTAAATATGTCTAAATCATCATATTTTTCAGTATATTTATAAAATGATTCATCTCCATCCCATAAAGAACTAGGGTTTTCCATATTCTTTTTAAACTCAGAAATACTCTTAGGATTTGTTTTTATAACATATATATGATTATATTTTACTTCAGTTATTTTCTCTTCTTTATCCTTATTTTTTTTATTATTATTGTTGCTTTGATACTTAAGTTTAAATGCACGACCCATACTTATATTTAATTTATATAAAATAAAAAAAATCAAATTTATTTTAACTTATTAATTTATGAATTAACTCCCAATCACTTTTATCAGGTGATTTTACTTTTATATCTATTATATCATCTTCATTTATATCTTTATATAGTATATCATCACTAAAATGTATCTTTAATTTAGGTTTTAAAGGGATTACATGTTCAGGTATTGGTTTTATTTCTACATTTTTCTTAGGTGATAATTCTATTTTTTTAACAGGTTTAATAATAGGTTTTATTGCAGGTTTAGATAAAGGATTTCTAAATAAAAAATAACAATATATCCCAGCACTGGATAGAAGACCTGCTACAATTATTTTATTCATATTTATTCTTTATATTTATATTTATATATATTTTTAAATTAATGTAAATACCTACCATTTTTGTCTAATCTACATTTCTTACAATAAGTGTGCCGAGATCCATATTGTCCTGGTTCGCGTTCTACAATCCATTCATGCTCACAGCACCGAACCATTTTTATCTCATATTCATGGATTAAAATATTTAATTTCTTAATATTATCTAGATATTCTTGTTCTAAATTTAATAGTTTTGTATGTTTTTCTTGATCTGAGATATCTGATTGAAGAAATGATGTATCCATTTATATTAACAAATAATTAATTATTAATACACTTTATTAAGTAAATTCTTTATTTAATTTTCAAATTTATTTTATTAATATATCTAATATATATTATATGGACGACTTATTATTATTCATAATTATTTTATGTATATTTTTCTTCATCCTAATATTTTTTAATAAGGATTTATTTGATAAAGATGTTATCAGAGTAAAGAGTACATTAGACGGTGAAGTATATTTAGTAAGGAAATTACCTAATCCTGAAAAAGCAGCTAACTTGTTAGCAGGATATAAACAAGATATTATTAAATTATCTCAGAAATTAAAAGATAAATATATAGATAATGGAGATCCGAAAAGTGAAGATTATGAATATAGGAAAAATGGAGTAGAAAGATTATTAAATAATTTTAAAGTGAATAATCTGTCAGAATCAGATCCCTACCACAGATACAAATCCTATATGATTAATAAAGGAGAAGAACTATATCTATGCTTAAGACATACAAAAGATAGAGGGTATGAATTTAATGATAGAAATTTAGTGATATTTACTATATGCCATGAATTATCTCATGTATGTAATATTACTCTTCAACATCCGCCAGAATTTTGGGAATGGATGAAAGTTTTATTAGAAACTGCAGAGGAGATAGGTATGTACCAACCTGTAGATTATTCTAAATATCCGAAAGAATACTGTGGAATGACAATTAATTCTACACCATATATATTTAAATAATTAATTTAAATAATAAATTAACCACCATTGGAGTGTTTTTGGATCATTTATATCTGAATAACAAGGATAACTCCGAGCACCTGGACCATTTCCAAAACCCCATCGTTTTTCTCTATCAACTTCTTCTTGTGATAATATTTCTAGTCCGTGTCTTATAGAACCTTTATAAAATCCGTTTTCATCCGGTTTCTTTGTGTTAGGACCTGTTTTTCTAATCATTATTGATTTTAAATTACCTTTAAACCATTGTTTCATTGCTTTCTGTGTATTAAACTTTTCTATATTTGGATCACCTCTATCTTGCTTAATAGGTTGTGTGCTATTACCTTCCATACCAACTATATTATTAGTACCGTTAAATGTCCCTGTACTATTTGTTTTATTTGTTTTTTCATCATAATTTGTTGTTTTTGTATTCCATATAATTCCTTCTATAAATTCAAAATCATTATCCCATAATTTTTCAAACATAAGAATTGAATTAATATTCGTATAACATATACTTAAACCATTATCATCATGACCAGTTAGTCTACCTACAGAACCTTGTAGAATACTTGAATCATTTGGTTTAATATTATATCTTTCATACGAGATACCAATAAATTCTTTATGTTGTGTTTTGGCACAACGAAGTATTTCACAATAAAATACGAACGTGTGTTTTTCAGGTTTAATTTTTAATAATTTATTAATATCTTCTTTTTTTGTTTTAAGATAATCAATATTATAATCAAAATTATCACCGAAAACTTCTTTAAAATTTCTTATAACTTTTCCTTGTTTATCTTTAAGCTTATTGGGGACTCTAATCAAATGATACATATAATTTATATATCTTTCATTAATAACCGGTAAGATTTCTTCTACATTATTAATATCCATAAGATCTTTATATTGAAATAATCTATTTTTATTTATTAATTCTTTAGTCCCTATATAAGCTTCACCTGGTTCTAATTTAACTTTTAATGAATGATCACGCCAATCATTTATATCATTTAAATTACCGTCGGGTGTTGCTGAAAATTGAATTAATTTAATATCATTATTTAATAAATAGTCTAGATTATAAAATCCACATTCTTTAAAAGTTTTGTGAATTGTTTGATCTTCTTCGCATGCAATTTGTATTTCATCCATAATGATTAATACATTTCGTTTTGATTTAATTTCATTTACAAATGTTTTAGGCAAATTAGCGCGATGATATATTCTTTTTCTGATTAAATCTGGCATTCTTTCTATAGTATCATCTTTCCATGCTTTATCAGATAAACCAGTTATAATATAAATATTCTCTATTGGGATATTATATTTAAATATATATTGTCTAATTAATGAAGTCATACAACCTGTTTTACCCGTTTGTGTTTTACCATATACTAAAATATTTATTATTTTCCGATCCTCTAACCTTGAAACAATGATAGTGGAACATCTTGATTGATTATCATATATAACATTAATCCCATTTCTTTCTTTAATATTCATTTGACTGTTTATAATAGTTTTCTGATCGTGCATATCTTCTAATTGTTTCATATCATACTCAATATGTTTTCTTTCCATATTATATGATATATATATTAGTCTAAATTATAAATAGTTTTTAAAATCAAATTTATAATTCAAAAAAATATAATATACATATTATATATGAAATATAAATTGTATGAAAAAAACAGTATTATACAGAAAGTTAATACTAAATATAAATTAGTTAATGTTATTAATAATAAAGAAATACCATTATCAAATATATATCCTGATGATACTAATAATATAGTATTGAATAAAATATGTTTATCTATTAAATCACCGATATTAACCGATGAAATTTGTGCTTTTAATAATAATTTTAATATCATAGGATTTAATTATGAAAAAAATGTTGATATTAGTAATATATTTAATAAAGATAAAAAAATAGATAATTCTTCTTTAAAAAAATATATTGATTATAACTTTGTAGATGATTTAGATAATAAAAGGAGTATCTTAAAAAATAATAAATATAATGAATTATTTGAAAATAATTTCACAATTGATAATAATATTATATACTATTTTACTTTAAAAGAAATATTAGATTTACAAAAAGATATTAATATTAAATTTATATATTCAGTTATTTACAAATATTTCCCAAATATTATTAAGAATTATATTGATAATTATGATAATGCTTCCAATAAAGAATTAAGAAAATCTGAATATGAAAAAATTAATAAAATTATTGCTAATAAAAATTTATTTATGGATATATTGAATGAAAGCGATGTATTAGAAGAAAGTAATTTTAATATTAATTTATTAAAATATAATTTTAAAAAACCATCTAATGATATTAATGATATTAATGATATTAATATTATTAAATTATTTTCTGATTTTGAATTAAATGATAAATATGTGTTTTCCAAGCTAATTAGAAAAGACTATGAGAATACATATTATAAAATATATAAACCTAAATTAAAATTAAAATTATCTGATAGTTCTACTGTAATTGATAAAGAAATATGTAAGAAATTAGTAGCTGATTATAAAGATAATATTAATTCTCCTTTAAATGTAGGATATATGACATCATTTGAACAGCCTACTAATTGTTTAATTATAAAGACATATTTAGAATATAAAATTAAGATAAAAAAAAAAATTAATGGTAAAGGATCTATTAAAAGTGAAGAATCTATTAAAGAAAAAACAAATAGATTATTTTTTTCATTTATTTTATATAAAGAAGGTAATGTAGATATCACAATAAATAATTATTATAATATAGATATAGATAATGATGTAATAGACAAAGTAATAGAAGAATCTAATATATTAATAAAGAAGATAAATAAATTTAGAATATTTAGTAAAGAAATAATACCTAATAATGTTATAAATAGTGCTGATAATATTAATTTTATTAATAATGAAATAATGTTTTCTATGGATGATTTTTTGATTAATGGACAAACAATTTATTTACCTAAAAATTTACTTATATTTTTATCTAATTATTCTACTCATGTTAGAATTATGAAAGAAAAAATGGATTATCATTCTGATAAAGATGATATAATATTACACTATAAACGTGTTAATAATTATGATAATTCTGAAGTTATTCAATCTATTATCACATCTTTAATTAAATTCGATGATGATTATACTGAAGGACAAATTATTGAATTAATTAGTAAGAATGCTGGGATATCTGCTCAAGAAGCTACTAAAGAATATCAAAAATGGGTTGATAATAGGTCTGATAATGTATCTAGAAATATATCATTACAAACAAAAGAAACTGGTTCAGAAATAGTTATTAATAGATATTTAAATAAATATATTAGATTTCAAATATTTAATGTTCATTCATATGAGGAATTATCAAGAATAATTAAATTTATTAAAACATTTATGTATTTATATTCAGAATTTATTAAAAAACAACTTCCTAAACCAATAAAAGAATTATTTACTAAAGTTTCTAAATCAAAACAACTTGAAAAAATACAAGAAGAACTTGAAAATAAACAATTTATTGAAAAATCATTAACAAATATACAACAATCTGAATCTAGTTCTGATGTATCTGAATTAAATTTTGATGTTAAATCTGATAAACCAACTACAAGTAAATCATCTGTTAAAAGTAAATCACCTGTTAAAAGTAAATCACCTGTTAAATCACCTGTTAAATCACCTATTAAAAGTAAATCACCTGTTAAAAGTAAATCACCTGTTAAAAGTAAATCACCTGTTAAAAGTAAATCACCTGTTAAATCATCTGTTAAATCACCTGTTAAAAGTAAATCACCTGTTAAAAGTAAATCACCTGTTAAATCACCTGTTAAAAGTAAATCACCTGTTAAAAGTAAATCACCTGTTAAAAGTAAATCACCTGTTAAATCACCTGTTAAATCACCTGTTAAATCACCTGTTAAATCACCTGTTAAAACTAGTTCAGACGTATCTGATTTAAATTTTGATGATAATTCAGATCAATCTGATGTTGATTTTAATCAGTTTGGTGATAATACTGATTCAAGTAATGATGATAGTAGTGGTGGTGGTAAAACAGCACAAACATATCAAATTGATAATAAACAGAATTATTTAAATAATCTTAAGTCTTATGATAAAAAATTATTTTCACCTAAATCTGGTTTCTCTTATCCAGCTCAATGCACTAATAATCAAGGTATTAGAATGCCCATCCCTCTACATGATGATGAATTAGAAAAAGTAGATAAATATGATTTATTGATGAGTGCTTATAGAGTTAATAGTGATGGTTCTAGTAAATTAACACAAAAAGAATATGATTATTATATTGATAGAAAAATATCTAAAAAAAATATGTTGAAAGATTTTGATATGAAAAATATAAAATATTCTCATGATTTTCCATCATATGTTGGACCTATAAAACAAACTAATATTGATAATAATGATACTAATATTACATATATATGTCCTAAATATTGGGATGTATCTAAAAATGTTGGTATTCATCCCAGAGATATATATGATCAATTAGACAAAATCATCCCACAAAAATTTAAAGGTGAAACTGAAAAACATATTTTCTCAAAAGAAGGTAGTAATTTTAGAGAAGTATCTGAATTAAATATAAAAAAAAGAATAATAGAATATATAAAAAATCTAGAAATATTTAAATTAATAGGAAATAAAAATAAATTAAAGGAAATCATATTAAATAAATCTGATTTTAATAAATTAAATAATTCATTAGAAGATACATTAAGAATTGTTAAAATAAATAAGAAAAATAAAAAAAAAGATGGTCATTTTACATTTGAAGATGAGGTAAAAGAACTTATTAAAAAAGGTAAAATGAAAACTTTAAAAAAAGAAATAAAAGAAATTCAAGATAAAAAAATGGATGATATATTAGCTCTAAATTTTAAAGAATTTAATGATTATATTATTAATATTATACCAGAAATAGCATATAATATTATACATCAAGAAATAGTTAATAGTATTCAACCTAGATTTTTTGATACAACAGTATATGAAGAATATAAATTACCTTGTTGTTTTAATTATAAAGAAGGTGAAGAAATATCTAAAAAAGTAGATAAAGTTAATTTAAAAATTGATAATAATTTATATATTACTAAATCATTAGCAGCATGTAATTTTAATAAATTTTCACATATTCATCCGAAATTACAAAGATTATTTAATCATCATCCTGATCAATTGAGAAAAAGAATTAATGAACCATTTAAAGAATTTAATGAAAAAATACCTGATATACACGGTAAATTTAATAGACCTAGTAGATTCTTCGGTGGATTTATTAGATACGGTGTAGAACAAGGATGTAATGCATTATTTAATACATTATCTAATTTAGAACATAAAAATAATAAATCAAGTTCATACGAAAAAACAATGTTATCAATAAAAGATTTTATATCAAAAGGTAATGAATCTCTTTTAAATTATATGAAATTAGGTGATGGAAATATTGTTCAATTATTTAAATCTGAAAAATATATTTCTTCAGATATTGATTATTTTATTGATAATTTTGATACATTTGAAGATTCATTAAAATATATTAATATGAGTAAAGATACTATTAAATCTATAAAAACAGAATTAAATGAACTTAATATTTCAAAATCATCTAAAATAAATATTGATGAAACCTATATTATTATATTTAAAAGTATTATTAAAAATTATAATATTAAATTATTTTATGATATAATCATATCTAGAAAAAATTATATTAAATATATTGAAAGTGATGAAATTAAAGATTATAAATATATTATACCATTAGTATCGGCTCTATATCCTAATAAAGTATATATTATTTTTGAAAATATTGATGATATTATTAATATTAAATTACCTTATAATTCATATAATTTAAATGAAGAAAATAAAAATGAAAGAATATTTAATTTTATATATAAATCAGGTGATGTATATGAACCTATTTATCATATAAAAGATTCTTATTATATGGAAGAAAATGGAAAACCTATAAAAGATGAAGAAGGTGAAACAATATTTGATAAAGATGATTTAAAAGAAATATTATTCAGTAAAATTAATAAGAAAGATTTACCAAATGTTAAAAGTGAATTTTCTAATCATATTTTTAAAGATAAACAATTATTATCTATAAAAGATACAGATTATGTTGTTTATTATATGATGAATTCTAATATTAAAAATAATTTATATCCAGATGAAGATATAAATGAATATATAAACTCAATATTAGATGGTATTACTAATAATATAAAAGGAATTAATAATAGTAAATATGAAAATATTAATTTATTTGAATTAGATGATTTATTAGGATATCTTCATAAAGATCCAGATAATAATACAGGTATTAAATTATTAGTTGATAATTATTGTAAAATTTCTCATGTTATAACTAATAAAAAACATATATATCCTATTATACCAGGTGGTGTAATTAATAGTTTTAATATTAAACAAGATAATGGTGAAAATAAAAATTATAAATATGAATTAATATATAGTTTTAAAAAAAATACTCCTACATATGATGAATATATTAAATATAGTAAAACAGGTCCAGGTATTATTAGATCTAAATTTAGTAAATTAGCTGGATGTATAATAAATAATAAAGAAGAAGTAATAAATATTATTTTAAATACTTCATTTAAATCTAATAAAATACCTTGTAATAATGCTTATATACCAATTCAACCTATTAAATATAATAAGAAAACACATAAAAAAATATTAGGTTATAAAAATATATACGAAATTGATAAAGATTTATCTAATTTTAAACAATGTAATGATATTCAAAAAACATATAATACAAATATTGATTATATTAAACATATTACTAATCTCATGATACAAAATATTATATTTTATATAAAAAATAAATATTCTAAATATAAATCATTTTGTACAAATAATCATTCTGATTATGTAAAAGATAAAATATATACTTTTAAAAAAATACCTAATAATGTATATAATAATCTTATTGAAATAAATACTGATTTAATTGATTATTATTATGAACCTAATAAATTTAAAGGTATTGTTAGAAAAATAGGTAATGCTAATAAAAGTAAACCTACTGAATTAACTATAGATATTTCAATATTAGATGAATTATATCTTAAAATAAATAATAGTATTAAGATAAATTATGATAAACAAGATGAAATATTTAATTATATAAAAGGTTTTATAGATGAAATAGTTGTTGTATTACCTGATAAAGAATATAAAGAATATAAAGAAAATAAAAATGTATCAATATGTTTTGATAATGAATCGAGTGAATGTGATTATCCATGTTTTTCGGATAATGATAATTGTAAGTTATATGTAAAAAAAAGTTCTATATATGATAAAAAATCATTAATTAATAAAATCATATGGAAATTTGTTGATTTATTATTAATTCATAAAAATATAGATATAGTTAAAAATATATTACAAGATAATATTAATATAAATGATTTATATAAAACTGTTAAATCTGATGAAATATATTTTGATTATTCTCAATATATAAATAAATATTTAGATGATTTATTTAAATATGAATCTAAATATATTAGAAATATTAATTTTTATGACCAATTTAATATTAATTCAATAAGTTCTAATGAACCTAAACCAATTACATCTATCCTAAAAGGAGTGCCTAATATTATTAGACAATTATTTAAATCTGAATGTAATATCTTAACATATATGGATGAAAATAATTTAGATTTTATACCAATATGTAGAGCATTTCATGATATATTAAAAGAAGAAATAGATTCTATTAAATTTAAAGAAGATATTAAAAATTATATGAATAAAAAATTATCCGAAAATCCTGAATATATTAAAAAAATATTATTACCTTATCACATATATGATAATCAATTTTTCTTAGATAAATTAAATAATAAATTAACAAATAAGCAAAATAAAAAAATATATGGATTAAAACAATTAGATATAATTAAAGAATATATAGATAATAAATCATATAAATTACTTCCTAGTGATTTAGAAATATTATCAAAAAAATATGAAAATGTAGGGTTCTTATTAATTACTAGTAAATATTCTGAACAAGACCCTAGTAAATTAAAACATAATATAGAATTTAAATATAATTCAAAAACAATAAATAAAGATACTAATATAATATTATTATATCATTATTTAAATGAAAATAATAAATATGATATGGCAAATATAATTATTAAAACAAATCCTGATGATGAAGATTCATATAAAACATTTTTATCATTAGAAAAAATATATAATATTAATAAAATAAAAACAATAATTAATAAAGATTATCCTGAAGTTGGCAAACTTTTTATTATTTCAAAGGATGATTAATATCTTACTAAATAAATTAAATTCCTTATTTTTAATATTTTATTTTAATAATGGAGTATTTTTCTGATATATATAATTTTAAATTACTCCGTAATTATATTAATAATGACCCTGTATGTGATTATTTTGAATTACAATCACATCTAAATAATTCGAATAATTATGAAAAAGATGTTAATAATTATTTTAATAAATATATAAATAAATTATCTTCTGATTATATTGATAATTTCTTTAATGATATTATTACTAATACTAAATTACATTATCCAGATATAATTGTGAATAAATATAATAATATTGATAATACTATTAATAATATTAAAAATAATGTTCCATTAATTATAAATCCAATATTATTACATGAAAAATTTAAATTAATAGTAAAATGTGATATAATGATAAAGAAGGAATTATTTATGAAAATATTTAATGAAATTAAAAATATTCCTATGAATATTATTAAAGATGATGAATATTTAATTATTAATATTGTTCCTGAAATATTAACATTTAAAAAAGGATGTAGAGAAATATGTAATTCATATAATTCATTTTATAATAAATGTTCTATTTATGCGTTTAATAGTGCTTTACGTAAATATGTTAATAGAAATAATTTTTACTTCTTATTCGGTAAAGAATATAAATATAATAATCAATTATTAAATAAAAAAGAACATATTGGATTAATTATTTTTGAAAAAAATTATAGAGAAAAAATAATCAATGCCATAAAATGGTTAAAATTATTGAAATTTAATCAAATTAATTTAAACCCTAAACCATCTTGTATTGAATTATATCCTAATATGAATAATAAACAAAGTTGTTGGGAATCTGAAAAGAAAAAACTAGCTGAAAAGATTAAAGAAATTACTATGATCTGGAGAATAACATATCAAGATAGAAATAGATTAATAAATATAGGTATTGATACTTGGGATAATCCATATTTATTAAATAATTTATATGAGTTTAAAGATTCTAATACTAAAAATATACAAGAAAAAATAATCCATATGAATAAACATGATAATTTAACTATTGAACCTAGGAGAACTGTATCTAATGATTTTAAAGATATATTAAAAATAAATAATTGTGAATTTATATTAGATTTTGAAAGTATTTTAAATTTAGAAGAAAGAACTAATTATTTTAATGATAATATTAATAAATCATATCCAAATATATGTATAATTGGATTAGTTATTTTAAGAAATAATGAATATCAAGCATTTAAAGATTTTACTATTGATAATTTAACAATTGAATCTGAAAAAAATAATATAATAAATTGGTGTAAATTTATGAATAGATATGATAATATTATAATATATCATTGGGGATATGCTGAGAAAACTTATATTGAAAATATTCATAAAAGATTTCCAGATATTCAATTACCTAATATGAAATTAATAGATTTATTAACATATTTTAGAACAGAACCGATTATAATAAAAAATTGTTTTAATTTTTCATTAAAAACTATTGGTAAAAATATGTATAAACATGAATTAATTAAATCTACATGGTCAGATACTGATAATGGATTAGATGCTATGATTAAATTTAAAGATATTTGTTTAAAAAAAGATAAGAATATCCCTATAAAAAGATATACTGAGATTGCTGAGATTATTGAATATAATAAAATGGATTGTGTAATTCTAATGGAGATTTTACAATATTTAAGATTTAAATATTTATAAATTTATTATAATAATATATGAAAAACATTTATTTATATATTTTTTTTTAATTAGTGTCCAATTCTATTCAAGACCGGTAAATCATTCATATGATAATTCACTAAAAGATGCTTTCAAGTTAATTGATATCGAAGGTAAAGGTGGTGGTGATGACTAAATATTTTTATTATAACAATAATCATGTTGTTGATCGGATTCAGCCGTGTCAGATATGGAAGAATAAAATTTGAATGTGCAGCGTTCCCCCGGATTACATCTTTGTGAAAATCCTACACAACTAGGATTACTATCACAGTGACTTTTGGCTTGATCTAAATTATGGATGTATGTCGGCTCGGATAGTATATCGCCTTCACACGTACTGTAATGATCAGTTCGTTCATATGTTGGTGGTGGTGGTGGTGGTGCTGGTGATGGTGATGGTGCTGGTGCTGGTGCTGGTGCTGGTGATGGTGCTGGTGGTGGTGATGGTGATGGTGCTGGTGCTGGTGCTGGTGCTGGTAATGATATTGCCGAAATAATTGGTAAATTAAGTCGAGGCTCAAAAAATTTTAGCACTGCAAAATAATTATACAATGCAATATCGTCATACAAACAAGGGTATTTTGTATCATCACTATGTATTGTATCATGAAAATTATTATAACCATCTAAACATTTATAAACTGGTTCATATTCACCAACACCAGTAGTTCTAATTGAACATCTTTCAGTCGTTTCTGGATTAAAATCACTACATAGTCCTTTACAATCATCTGGATTTTCAGATGTACAACCACTATTTTCATCTTGAAAATTTTGTAAGATATTTAAATAACTCCCAACTACCATACCAGTTTCATCGGTATCTTCTATTATTTTCTGACAAATATTCATATCTGTATTATATTTATATTTATATGATAAATCATTACATTTTCCTTCATTACATAATTGATATGTTTTTTCATTACAAGGGTCTACTCTACATTTATCATTCTGAAAATAATATAAATCTTTATCTAATCCAGCATTTAATCCTAAACATGAATCATAACCACAACTACTCAACATATCTTTATCACAACCTAATTCACTAGAACATATATTATTTAGACATGTACTATTAAGACAATCTAAATCTGTATCACATTTTTCATTATATTTACAAAATCTTAATGGTAATTTTTCTTTATATAAATCTGAGTGTAAACAATTATCACCTGGTTTTGTTATCTTATATACTCTTTCATTAAAACCTACACCACATTCTTTATCAGTTAATTTATTTACTACAAATTCACCCTCACAAACTCCCGCTTTTTTTTTACCAGTAAAACTATCCAACATTAATTCTAATACTTTATTTATCTTATTTAATGGCAACTCTTCTTTAGAGGAAGTATTACTAAATTCATTAAATGTTCTGAATAAATCATCTTGTATATTACCCTCAATTAAATCACTTTTTAGATAAATTATATAACTTATTAATAATATAAATATTATTAAATAATAATATTTAATTTTATTTTTAAACTTTAATGATATATATATAATTATAATATTGAATAATATTAATAATAAATTATTATTCATATATTAATTATATATAAAAAAAATATAAATGGATTTTATATTGATATAATCTCTTTTAAATTTAATTATCTATTAACACAAATATTATATATAATTTCATAATTATATTAGTAATTAATATAATATATAATCATTATAGTATATTTAAAATGTGATTATCGTGATTCTTCAGTAGGTGATGATTCTTCTGATAATGAGGGACATGTAAAATAATTATCCCGTGCTTCTATTCCTAATTCTTCTAATGTAAAACCCGCATATTTTGGTTCAAGTGTCGCTTGTTCACAGTTGGTATCACTGTCAACACTATCTACACAAGGTAAACGGGATTCATTTTCATAATATTCTTCACACAAGATATCATCAGGTAATTGTTCACAACTAGATGTTCCATTATTAGCATTATTACACATAATCCCCTTACTAATTTCTAATTGATTATTAATTGAGTAAATAGTTGTCCTTCTTTCTGTATCTTGTAATCCAGCTACTTGATCTATTGTTTCTTGATTTATTTCAAAACTGGATAATTTTATATTTATATCTTTATTTATACATTCTTGTTTTATTGGGTCATATGTATATTCACCATATTTTTCTTTCAATACTTGACATTGTTCATCATCACAATAATATAATTGATCTCTTGAACAAATATTTGGATAACTACATACTCTATCTAATTCACTACAATATCCACTTATACAATCATTATTATGTTCACATTCTTCATTAAATCTACATAATCTTTCAAAACATTCTTTAGATTCTATTTGTCCATTTTCATATATACAATGAATACCCGTTTCACCTGCTTTTTGTATTACATTAAATCTCCTTATTTGCTTACCTCTTCCACATTCTTTTGTGCAGTTTGTCCAATCACCTAGTTCTCCTTTACACATTTGATTTGGAGGTATAATATCTTCTGATTTATTCATTAATTTTATTAATCTAGTAAAATTATCTAAAATAGAATCATATAATATATCTTCTTTTAAACTAGTTTTTATATCTTTATTCAATAATCCAGCGAATGCCATTTTATAATCATCAAATCCTTCCACTAATTTATATGCTTTATAATTTGTATATAACATCCATAAACTTAATAATGTTAATAATATTATAAATAATGATAAATTATATTTTAAACCTATTATTAATAGTATATTTAATAATATAATTTTAATAATTATATTCATATATTATAATATATAATAAAATATAATGTCTAAAAAATCTATTAAAAAAACTAAAAAAAATAGAAAATCTCTTAAATATAAATTATCTGATAAAAAATATAATAAATTAATTAAAGAAAAAAAATCTAAAAAAATATCTAAAAAAAATAATAAATTATTAGATAATGAATTACAAAAAAAATATTGTAAATGTGTAAAAACTTTAAAGAAAAAATATCCTAAAAAATCAAAAATATATATTGGTAAGTTTGGTATTTGTATGAATAGTGTTTATAAAAATAGAGGATTTAAACCACCATATAATGTTTCAAATACATGTAAAGATTTTTATAATTATTAAATTAGTTTAATATTTAAAATTAATATATTAATTTTATTATAAAAATGGAAATGATTTTAGTAACTAATGACAATATTAATACAGTTCTTCCTAAATATATTGAAGATAATAATATTAATATTAAAGAAATTGATAATATGATTGATACTTATATGGATATGGTAAAGAATAATCATTTATTTATGATTGATAGAGATTTATTAAAAGACCTATTAGTTGATATTACATATATGTATTCTCCTGATGATGATGCTAATAAAAGTCGTGTTCTATATCACCTTGTTGGTTCTGATTCTGATGATGATGATGATGATGATTCGTGTGAAGATGTAGTCGTATCTGAACTAACTGATTAATATAAATTTGAAATTTTTTTATAGATTTCTTATACTTAAATATAATCTGCTATTACTGTAAAAGAGTAATACTTATAAAAGAATACATAAACAATATGGCTCTTTCCAAATCTATCGAAGTTCATGTCCTCACAGACCGTTCTGAGGAAATTGATGACGAATTGTGTATTAAATACCTTCGCGAACTGAAAGATGTTCCACTAAAACTACTATTCATCTTTACAGGCACTGAATCAATTTCTTCCCTAGAAGCAATTGATACTTGGTATTCTAAAGGATTTGAATCATCTACTCTTACACTAGAAGATAAAGAATGTAAGTTCATTACTCTTGAAGAATATTCTTCTAATGATATTCATAATCCAGATTACTTTCTACAAATTGCTCCTGGAAAAGATTATAATGGAGAAAATCTTAAAGTTAAAGAAAAGTTTATATTCGCGGGTGATGTAGCTGGTGTTAAACCTTCTTTCAACTATAAGGGATCTTCTAATCTAGTTGATAGGTTCTTTAAACAAGATAAACTTGTATGTATTTCTTCAGAAGTTATGTCAGGTATGAGATTGAATGAAGAACTACTTAATAAGTTTCAAGGAGCATATCTAGAGAATATTGTCTTCACAGCATTTAAACTAGCATTTGGACGAATGCATCCGAAACACCCAGTCGCTTCTAGATTTGCTGAAGGTCTTGTTAACCCTGAAAAAGGTCGTGGTGTTAATTATAAGTCTGTAATGATTATGGCAGAAAAACTGGGAATCTCCACTACACACGGTAATTCAACACCTTATTCACCTGAATCAATTAAGTATTTTACAGATATCTTTGGTGAAGAATGGGAAGGATTTAATAAAGATGATAATGGTTGGCCATATGCCCATTGCTCTATTAATCTACTAACTAAAATGAATGATGTTCTTTATTGGATCAATACTCAAGCAACAGGTAATGATACTAATATCTTTGAACAAAATGGTGGTGAAGTATATTATAGTGATTTCAATATTGATACTATTCCTGAACTACTAATTCCTTGTTGGGAATACTTTAAGGCAAATGCTTCTAAACTAATTGACTGCTATAATCCTGTATATGATCTATTCGCTGGATATTGTCTAGTCGGATTTATCAAATACAATAATGAATCTAGATTATATTCTAGTCCTCAAGATTTCCTAGAAATTGTGGTTAATGAATTTTAAGATAAAATAAATATTTAATATATTCTTTAATAATAAATTTGAAAAATTTAAACTTTTTTTAAGTAATTAAATCAAGTATGGATTATTGGCCTAATGGTCTCGAATATATCAACGAGTATAAATATTTTGATATTGATAATATTTTAATTGGAGATATACTTGATAAAGGTAATATCCCTGTATATAAAGGTAAATTAAATGGTAAAGATATCGCTATTAAAGAATATACAGTTGATGATGAAGAATATTTATATTTAGATGATTCTATAATCACAGAATTACGTATAGGTCTTAAAGCTGATTCTAAAAGACTTCTTAAAGTTTATGGATATTCACATAGCAAAGATAAAATGAAATATTATTTATTAATGGAATATATTAATAAAGGTAGTATATTTAATTATATTAATGATTATTTTGTTAATATTATATATAAAGGTCAAGATACTGATAAAAAATCAGTAAGTAATTATAATTTAATATCTGGAAAATCAGTATGGAATTATACTATGTCTGAAAAACAAAAATATAGTATCGCTATATCAATTATTAAATCTATTATTTCTATGTATAGAAATAATATAATTCATGGTGATTTAAAATCTGCTAATTTAGTTGTTCATAAAGAAGATAATAATATATATGTAAAAGTAATTGATTATGGAACGTGTTATCATGTAGATGACCGTGATAAAAACGTTGATCTAGACCGTGTTATAGGGACAAGTGGATTTTATGCTCCTGAACAAGAAGATAATATATTAAATCATAAATCAGATATATATTCTATTGGTGTTACTATTATAGAGGTGTGGACAGGAACAGTATTTATGAAACATTCTGATAAATTTAACGAAGCTCGTAATGAAGTATTAAAATCATTAAGAATTATTAAAAATAATAATAAAGAATTAGAAAAAATATTAAGAAAATCTATTGATCTAAATTATAAAAAAAGACCTAATATATATCAATTATATGATATGTTTATAGAACTAGATGTAAAGTAGATTCCTTTTGGATATTATAATCAGAAAGAGTTCTACCATCTTCTAATTGTTTACCAGCAAAGATTAGTCGTTGTTGGTCAGGCGGAATTCCTTCTTTATCTTGAATCTTTGCTTTAACATTCTCAATAGAATCACTTACCTCTACATCAAGTGTAATTGTTTTACCAGTTAGAGTTTTAATAAAGATTTGCATTGTAATATATTTATATATATTATTATTATTTTTTTAAATATTAATTAAATTAATTTTTAACAATGATCACATACATAAAATATATCTTCATTATCTGATGTTAATATATTTTCTAATGTATAATTATGTATATGATATTGTTTTCTATTTAATTCTTCTAATAATACTATAAAATTATTTAATTCTAATACTCTTTTTAATTTATCTACAAATTTAATTACTATATCATCTAATGTATCTATTTTTGTAATATTGATATCTACTCTAAATCCTGAGAATAAATCAGATGATGCTTCAAATGTTCTCCAATGTTTTTTATTATATGGTTTTGAATCATTATATATTATTTCCATTGTATCAGCCATGTTTATATTAATAAAAATATATTTAATATATATATTATGGACGAATTAAATTTATATCAAATAGATTGTGAAAATATTGAAAATATTATTGATAAAATAAATAAAAGTTCTTCTAATTTAGAAGATAAAGAAGTTTCTGTTAAAAATGATGAAAAATATAGAGCTCTTAGAGCTACTATAATGGAACAACGAAAAAAAATAAAAGAACTCGAATCTCAAAATAAAATATTACAAGAACTGACTAGTAAAAATTAAATATATTATGTTATTTATTTATCTAATCATATTTTCAAGTTTTTTATATTTATTTGCAATTATAATTAATTCATTTTTTTCTTCTATTAGTTTATTAATTTCTATTTTATGCTGTTCTTTCTCTTGGTGACATTCTAACCAGCACCGTCTTATTTCTTGATATGCATATTGTGTTGTTAATTTAGATTTATTTCTATAAAGCTCTATAAGATCTGATTGAATCATGAGATTAGAAATCTCACCTTCTATGGTAGTCGCTTGAAGTGGAGTAGGCGGTCCAGGAGGTTCAGGTGGTTCAGTATATTTATGACCATAATATATTTCTCTCAATACTTGTTCAGTCATTTTTATTGCATTAGCGTATGCTGCATTTTTCTGTTTTTTTGGATTATTGGATTTTTCTTTAAAACCAGATTTATCCATATTTATTAAGTTCATTTACTTTCAAAAATGAAACTCAAATTTACCATTTAATAAAATTAAATATAATATATATTATATATGTGTGATTATATTGTAGCAATACCAACTTATAAAAGATATGATGAACTTACTAGAAAAACATTACCTACTTTAAAAAAGGGTGGTGTTCCTAAAAATAAAATATATGTATTTGTTGCTAATAAAACTGAAGAAAAATTATATAAAGGAAAAATGGATCCAGAAACTTATGGTCATATTGTTGTTGGTAAGAAAGGATTAGTAAATCAAAGAATATTTATTAGTGAATATTTTCCTTTAGGAACTTGTGTTGTTTCATTAGATGATGATGTTGAAAAAATACAAAAGTTAAAAGGATCCTCATTTAAAATTAATAAAAGAAAAAGAACTAATAAAAAACCTAAATCTGATAATAAATTAGTTGAACTTAAAAATATTGATAAGTTTTTTAAAGATGCTTTCACTTTACTAAAAAAAGAAAATTTATATTTATGGGGTGTATATCCCACAAATAACCCATTTTTTATGGATAATAAAGTATCAACTGATTTAAGATTTATTATAGGAGTTGTTCATGGATATATAGTAAGAAAAGATAAATCACTTAGACCTAGTAAACAATCATTAAGTAAAGAAGATATACATCAATCTATATTATATTATTTAAAAGATGGTGGTGTATTAAGATTTAGTAATGTTTCATTTAAAACAGTATTTAATGCTCCAGGTGGATTAGGAACTAATAGATATGGTATGAATAAAACAGCACAAGAATTTTTATGTAAAAAATATCCTAATATTGCTAAGAAGAAGTTTAGACCTGACGGAACACCAGAAGTCAGGTTAATAGCTAATCCTGAATTATAAAAAAATTTTTTTTTGTTTTTTGTTTTTTTTTTGTTTTATATCTAAATATTTATTTACAACTCTTTACACATTTAGCACAACAAATCATGGTAATTATATCTTCTCCAGACTGTTCTTTTCTCTTGTAAACACGACCATTAACCGGTTTATCACATTTACCACACATCAAAGGTTCCCAAATTTCTTCATCTATCTTAGTTTTTTCATCTTCGACTTTTCTATTCAGAATACAAGTAGAATTAATCAATGATGTAGCACGCATTTTCAATTCTTCTTTCAAAGTGGATTTTGATTTATTTGGGTCAGCTCTAATATAACTATCAAATTGATTGTCAATGACAGTATCAAATTCTAGAACTGCTCTGGTAAGTTGATTACAACTTGAAGAGAAATCTTCACTAAATATGAAAGTCTTATCAATTTTTACCCAAATTTTCCGGTGCCCTGATTCGATCTTTTTCTTGGAACAAGGTATCGGACAATCTATAATAGTCAAGCGAGCTTCTTGAGTATTACTAGAATTTACAGACGATACAGGTTTTTTCCCCATGGATCCTTTCTTAAGCCATTTATACCACTCCTCACCTGATTTAATATAATATTCACCCGAGTTTGATGCCCTAAGTTCGTAGGTTACACTATTATATTTTAGTGAACTTTCCAAAGGTGCAAGAATATCAAACCCGTTGACAGGTTTTCCATTACAATTAATCTTCACCATACTTTCACTTGGTTTTAGATAGTCAAAATAGTTATTCCCAATACTTGTAATGATACATTTTTCGCCTATTTTTTGATATCTTTGACTATTAAGACTAATGCAATGGCGCCTTATTTGTCCCTCTATATCTTTTAGGCTACCAGTCCATCCCGGTGGAGGTTGCGGTGAACTGATCCAAATGCTTCTAGTTCCATTTGGTTCAGCGATACCCTTTAGAAATGGTAGTTCATCTAGGAAACCTTGATACATATCAATATTTGGATCAGATACATCTCCATTATAGTATGATATACTATAGAAATCACCTCCACGGATACCAGTGCATTGAATAAAGATATTGATTGAAATGTAATGTGGGTTAATAGTAATTGGCGAAAATATACCAAAACCCATATTATTTGTCCCATTTCTTTCAGAATCGGCAATACGAAATGCTTTCTTAAGAGATGGTAGAGAATTGAATCCATTAGGATTCCCTGATCCAATCTCAACAAATTCAAAGTATTTGAATGGTCCCATTTGTCTGAAGTTGATATTCACTTCATAATTTGGGTCATTATTCTTTGAAAGAACATTGTTAAGATATTCCTTGATCGTATCCAATTCATCATAGTTCAGAGAAAGAATATTCTTAATAATGCCAGATGAAGAAGCCTCAACTTTCTTCATAGCGAACATTACATGTGGCGAAGAAGCCATCAATGTGTATTCTTGTTCGTAAGAAAGTTCGTAAGTAAGTTCGTAAGTTTGTATGATATTTGCTGATTAAAGCAATTATTTGTTGTATAATTATTCCCAAATCTTTATTTCAAATTTATCCAAAGAATTGAAAAAAAAGTTGTTTTGTTTTTTGTCTTTTGTTTTATATTGTTTTTGTTTGTTTTATTTGTTTTTTTAATTTATCTAACGAATTCTAAGGATTGTGCCTTGCACTCTAAAACCATTTTTACCAGGGTTTTTAAGCATGTATTCATCTTTTTCAGTCATTGGAACTTCCTTCCAGTCAACACGACAGAATATAGCATATTTATATGTTTCAGAACATGTTTTCTTAACATTCGGGTAATTCTCGAGTGGAGTCTCCGAAAACTTCTTATAAGAAGATAGCACTTTTCCCACAAAATGTTTGGAATTGGACTTGGATAAGTCTCCATAATACATATGTGCCACGTCTCCCGGACGAATTACCAGTGCCTCACTGAAGCATCGCCAAACTTCTCCACTCGGACCAAAAGCATTCGCTATGTGGATTCCGTCTGAGACACAAGCATCAACTATAGACTTTGATAGCCTGGAATTGCGTGCAGTCCTTGTTCCACCATTGACCGTTGTGTTACACATCATCTTGAAATGACGTTCTGAACACGGGATTGTATCCGCTGAGGTGTCATCCTTCACATATTTGACAACAGATATCTTTTCTGAATTTTCCTCAGCATCATCAAATGTCCCTGGTGGTGCCTGATCAACAAGAGGGTTCCCAGTTAGAGATACTATCTTAGTCATGCCGTGCGTCATCTTTAAAGTAAGTTTGTAAATTTGTTCTGCGATTTTAAAGCAGTTGAATTTTGAATCTAAATTTTTTAAATCTTTATTTCAAATTTATTTAAAGAATTGAAATTTAATTCAAAAGACTATAATACAATAATGCTGTATGGATATTTGGAAAAGCATTATCTACATAATATGGTTTATCTATAAAATCTATATGAATCCATATTGTATTCCATCCTCTAGATTTAGCCATTTGTAAATTCTCTAAACGATCATCAAAAAAATAATATTCATTTTTATCATTATAATCTTTTCTAATATTGTTTTCCACAAATTTATATGAATTTATATGTGGTTTCATTTCAGGCATAGTATCTCTAGCAAATATTTTCTTAAAGTTATGTGTTATACGCATTTTATCTGTTATAATCTTAACGTGTCCATATGTTCCATTTGAATATATATATTTTACAATATTCATATTATTTAATAATCTCGATAAAGTTATATCCATTCTAATATTATTATAATTTACTAATCCGAATGGATAATAAATTATAGTGTCGTCTAAGTCAAAAATAAATATTTTCATATTAATTTATTTATATATATATTTTTAAATTATACTTAAAAAAATATTGACAATATATTATTGATAATGAGTTCTCAAAAAAATATTGAAATTTTGACTTCTGAAGAAGAAAAAAGATTTGTAATTTTTCCTATTAAACATGATCCATTCTGGAATATGTATAAAAAAGCAGAAGCAAACTTCTGGACTACTGAAGAATTAGATTTATCTAAAGATATGAATGATTATAAAAATCTATCAAATGATGAACAATATTTCTTAAATAATGTATTAGCATTTTTTGCTGCCAGTGATGGTATTGTTAATGAAAATTTAGTTGAAAGATTTTGTTCCGAAGTTAAGATTCTTGAAGCAAGATTCTTTTATGGTTTTCAAATAGCTATGGAAAATATTCATTCAGAAACATATTCACTTTTAATTGATACTTATATTAAAGATTATACTTTAAAGAATAAATTATTAAATGCTATTGAAACTATACCCAGTGTTGCTAAGAAAGCAGAATGGGCATTAAAATGGATTAGTGATAAATCTGATTTTAATAAAAGAGTTATAGCATTTGCTTGTGTTGAAGGTATTTTCTTTTCAGGTGCTTTCTGCTCTATTTTTTGGTTAAAGAAAAGAGGTTTAATGCCTGGACTATGTCATAGTAATGAGTTAATTAGTAGAGATGAAGGATTACATACAGAATTCGCTGTATTAATGCATCACAATTTATCTAATAAATGTCCTAATGAAGAAATATTAGAAATTGTAAAAGAAGCAGTATCTATAGAAAAAGAATTTATAACGGAATCACTTCCATGTAAATTAATAGGTATGAATAATGATTTAATGAAACAATATATTGAATTTGTATCTGATAGATTATTATTAATGTTAGGATTAGATAAAATATATAATGTAAATAATCCATTTGATTGGATGGAAGCTATTTCAATACAAGGTAAGACTAACTTTTTTGAGAAAAGAGTTGGTGAATATAGTAATACTGCGAATCCTAATTCTAACGCAGATGATAATAAATTCGAATTAGATGAAGACTTTTAATTTTTTAATAGAAATAATAAATATAATAATAGTAACATATTTTCTACATCAGCATTAACATATAAACATACAAATAGTAAGAATACTAAAACTCTTCCAACAGCCGAATTTACTAAACTATTAACTTTTTCCATTACATTATCTCTAACACTAGAACTTGTTAATAAATCTAATGGTAACATTTGGAAAGCAATTACTAAAAATAATAAAGTGGTTAATACAACTGAGTTTTTCTTTACTACATTACAAACTGGTTTGAGAGGTGCTAAAACTTTTTTGACTTGTGTGGACATTTTTTTTTATACTATAACTTAGATTTTATTTTTGAATTAATTAATTAATTAATTAATTAATAAATAATTAATTAATAAATAAATAAATTAATAAATAAATTAATTAATTATAATTCATTTTCTCGATAATTTTCTAGACTTTTTTTTAGAATTTTTCCTGACAATAGTTTTTCTATAGGATTTTCTTAAAGTTCTTTTATTAGTTTTTCTTAAAGTTCTTTTTTTATTAGATTTTCTGCGAATAGTTTTTCTGCGAATAGTTTTTCTTGGTTTTCTTTTAGATTTCTTTCTGCGTTTTCCACCGCCTTCATGCTCCTCCGCTGGCACGATACCCGGAAGTGCGCGTCCAGGCTGGATACCCGTTCTCGCGCGTTTAGATACACCTGGCTTTGGGATCTGTGCTGGCCCTGGATCGGTATTCCACCGTCTGATGATCCCGCGTCCAGGCGTGGACTGGGCGGTGGCGACGGCGGCGGCGGTGGGGGGCTGGGCGGCGGCGGTGGCGGGGGGGGCGGCGGGGGGGGGGGGCGGTGCGGCGGGCGGGGCGGGG